TAAATGGACAAATGATGACGATGAAATTTTTGAAACCGAAGATGAAGCGCGTGACTGTTGCTATGATATGATTACAGAGGACGACATTGTTGAAGTTATAAAAGATAGTTATATTGAATCTTATTGGAAATTGTTCATGGACGCTTTACTTGCTCACGATGTTTGGGAGTATCAAAAGTTGCAGGACGAAATCCTTGATAAAGTTTGGGAAGATTGCGGTTTTACTGAAATTGAAGAGGAGGACGATGAAGATGGAAAATGAAATTAAATGTCCTTGGTGCGGTAGTACTAACATAAATCTTGATTCTATTGAAGATTCTCTCTTTGAAAGTTCTTCTTGTCAAGTTATATGGAATGCGCATTGCAATATTTGTAATAGACAATTTTTTCAATATGACAATTTCATTTTGAGTAGCAGCTACGCAGAGAAAAAAGATGATTAAATTTCAAGATAGGGCTTGACAAGTCCTATCTTTTGTGTTATAATAAAAGGGAGAAAGAGAGCCCTATGGTTAGTCATGACTAACTTATTAGGACAAAAGGAAAGATTAGGACAAGTTGTCCTAGTCATATTCTACAAAAATTTTTCTCAAATTTCAATCTTTTTAGGCATTTTGTATACTCATCTTTTAGCCTATTTCTCGCGGCTTGCCCTAGTCAATTTGTCAACTAATTGCTCGTTGCCCTAGTCAATTTGCTACATTGTGAAATTTTTAACAAACAGCTTCTTTTAAAATGCGTGCTCTTCCACAATACCATTATACTATACTTTTGTAAATATGTCAAGCATTTTTTCAAGTAAAATAAAACTTTTCCCTTGAATATTTATACAAAAATTCAATTTTCCAATTATTTCCAGCAATTTTCGCGTCTTATCGTTACTTTTTAGTGCAAACTTTGTTAAATTTTTAACAATCGGGCGCACAAAATGAATAAAAATGCACAAAATTTGTACCTAAATTGTAACTTTTTAAGCCAAAAATAACGCTGCTATGTCGAATTATTGACTCAAGAGCAAATGTATGCTATAATATTTATAGAAAATGAGAAAAGGACATAGGAACGACGAAAAATAAACCGCGTTCCAGCGTTGAAAAAATTAGCGTAGCTACGCCAAATAAAAGGTGCGTAGTATCGTCAAATCGGTTTGGCACTCATTTTCTACTTGACTGGTAGGGTTTTGAGAGCGAAGGCGCTCAAAATTCGGGAGTTTTAAGCTCCAAAAGCTAGTCAAAGTCAAGAGTTTTCAATCAAAATGATCAACTCAAAAGTCCAAATCAAATTTAAAATGATGTAACTCAATTAGAATCTCGGCTGATTGAGTTTACATAAATGGCCTGCAAAAGATCGAGTAGTACCTCAAAAGGATGTGCGGATGATTCTGCGCATCTTTTTTTATTTGCGCCGAACTCAAAAACTTGACTTTTACTCAAGAGTATGATATAATAAGCAAAAAAAACTTTTTTAAACCCGCGCCAAATATTGACAAAAGCGCGACTTTATGGTATAATATAATTATAAAGAAGATAAAAGGAGAATCGAAAATGAAGGTTTCACGCGACGAAATTTGCAACGGCTGTACTAGTCTTCAGTTCGGGGCAAAAAAATGTCTCAAATTCAATACAGTTTTGAACACTTTTACCAATAGCGAAGGCTACATTTCTGTTTTTCCATGCGCGATTTGTGGCAGAAATGACTATACTCCGCGCGCGAAGAAAGGAAAAACTAATGGAAAATAAGATGAATCAGCAGCAAAAACTCAAAGCCGCCAAGGATTTGACAAAGGAACGATGTAAAGATTTTGTCAGCGATTGCATCCAGATTGACGATTACAAATGGGCGTCTCTTGAGGAAGTCAACGGAGAGGAAATTTGGGTTGTCTTTTCACTTACCGCCAAGAAGAACTTCGACATTGATGATGCGGTTGAGGATTGGAATGATAAGCTAAAAATGCGTTCCGCGCAATAATTATGATCCGGAGCCACGGGATTCGTGGCTCTTTTTTTTATATTTTTTTATTGAGTTGGACACTTGACTTTTGTCGGAAGTCGCGGCCTAGGACATTTCAGAGGATTCCAACCCATCTCAACCAACTTCCCTACCAAAAATTTTAGGTGGCCAAGTTTTACCTTTCGGCCCATTAAAAATCATTATATAATTAGCCGGAGCCACGGGATGGGTGGTGACGTTGGGTTTCTCCGTCGGTGGTCGGGTGGGAGTTTCCCTCCTCTCTATTTTTATCCCTCTCTCTCCCTCTCCCTTATCTCACTCCTCTTCTCCTTCTTCCTTTTCTCTTTTTCTCTCTCTATTTAATTTCTTAATTTCAATCCCTCTCCCTCTAAGTGTCATTTTTTTCTGATTTTTGGATTTTGGATGATTTTGATTTCCTCCTTTTAGCCCGAATTGTACCCCTCTCCCTCTCATTTTATTTTCATTTTTCATTTTCTCTATTTTCATCCCTCTCCCTTTTATCCCATTTTCCTCTCCCCCTTTTCCTTTTCCTTCTTTTCTTTCTTTCTCTATTTAATTTCTTAATTATATAAGTTAAACCCTATCGCTTTTGAGTGCGGCGATAGGGTTCTCTTTTTCTTTTCTAATTTATTATTTCATTTGAGCGCTCGCTGTCGCTCGCACCGTTCGCTTCGTCATTCGCCTTACCTCTCGCTATGCTCGCGGTAAGCCTAAGCTCGCTCACTAGCGCTGCATTATCCTTTGACGGTTAGAACTCATTCTTCCTTTCTTTTTCTTAATTTCTCTTTTAATTATAATTTAGATAGAAATTTCCCTCAGAATCATTTGAAGAGTAGTAAGCATAAAAGGAAATTCCAAAAATTCTCATCTTCCCGCGCAATAAAAAGAGAGGAATTTCTTCCCCTCCTTCTTTCTATTAATTGCGCGATTACCATGAAATTAACAAATTTACTGTATTTTCAAAAAGATGACTTCTATCATCCATCGGAATTTCTTTAACTTTAAAGCCATACAACTTCAAACTGTCACAAAGGTCTTCCTTATCTTTCTTATTCACTAAGAAAGTCAAGCATGACTACTCTCTATATAAAGCTTCAAAATAAATATGTTCCATTACAGCGTCGAGAAGTCTCTACTTTGTCGCATTCTTTTGGACTTCTTTAAAACTAATTTTATCTGACTTGTCCATGCACGCTCTCGCGCAATCAGCTGAAAATCTCATTTAACTCACCACTGAACCTTCAATACTTCGATGCCGCCGACATGTTCAACTTCATAACCCAAGTCCTTCAATATATCCTCAATTTCAATCGAATATTTATTTGGACAATACACTTCAATTTCCGTGGCTCCGTCCACCGCAGCTTCATAAATATCAATCATCACCAAGTCAAGAACTCGCTGAGCTTCTTTGAAAAAATCTACTTCAAGACAACAACCATTCTCCCTCAACCAATCTGCTCGTTTAGCATTAAAATACATATTAATTCTCCTTTTGATTTACCACTTAATCACAATACTACCATTAGGACTATCTGGGAACCGTTCTTCAATGTTATAACCCATTTCGTAAATTAAATAATCCTCAACTTCTTGAGTTAGTTGTTCATTATTATCATTACGAGTCCAAATAATTTCCAAATGATTGTGCCCACAAAGTGCAGCTTTACCAATATTCTCCATAATGGAATCAATAATTAACCGTAAGGCTCCAGATTCATTTTCTGAAAATTGTTCAGCTCTATTATTATCCATTATCCAAACAACTCTACTTGCAGCAGTAGCATTAATATTCATTTTAACTCCAACTAACTTCCATTTTCCATTTAGTTATATAGCGTGGGCAATTACTTAATATATCAACATTGCTATATTGTACTGTGTTTTCATCAACAATCTTATACCCATTATCTTGAAGCCATTTTTTAAAATCTAATAAAACGTCTATATTATGAACTTCTCCACCAAATACTAACGAATAATCTTTATTACTTATAGCTTTACGCAGCTCTTCCAAAAAAGAATCTTGCATTTCCATATAAGCCTGGGTATAAGCGTCAGTATCATAAAACCTTTTGACCACTTGCGCGGCAGTTGGTACTCTATCATTTAAATTTACCATTCAATATACCACCCATTACTCCCAAACCTGATTTTATAACCTGCTTCTTTTAATGAATGGATTAACGCATCCGTAAATTTATTAGGCTCGGCACAGCAATCCTTTTTATCGGGGAAAAGAATATCTGCAACCTTTTTATTCTTTTCACTTGACCACCAAAAGCCAAACTCTCCACGATTAGCTGCTTCTTTAATTTCCATCGCCACTGCAGGTTCTGCAATAGCAAGAAAATCCATAATCTCTCTATTGAGTCGAGAAACTCCAATAGCATCTTCAGCTTCAAATAAAATCATAACCATCATCCTCTTTATCCCACTTAATGGTCCAGTAATACATCGAGGCAGGACCAAAATCTTCATCAACTTCGTAACCAGCTTCAGTCAAATCATTTTTAATCTTTGCATACAAAGAAGAATCCGATCTATTGTTAAACTGCGCGCTCAATACTGGATCATTCAAATTCAAAGAACTCTCCATCATACCGAAAGAAACATCGGTCAACCAATAATGAATAGAATATCTACCCATCTTTGCTGCACGAGTGATTTCTCGCTCAATATCACCAATCAAAATTGGATATTCTTTGCGCTGGCGTGCGGCAATAGTCACTTCGTCGGCAAAACTTCTAGCTTCTTTTGCACTAATCATTCAAATTAACCTTTCTGCCAAAACCATTTCTTTTTCTTTTCTTTTGGTTGCTCTTCTTTTACAACATTCCAATTGATTGCAAGAAGCTTAGGCTTACCAAAATTCATTAAACACACATTATATCCATCATCTCTTATCTTTTGAACAATCATTTCTACAAAATCATTATCCATCAAAATTAAATCTTGAATATCATGATTGCTAAACGAATTTAAAAAATCATCTGATGTCATATTTATCTGACAGCGGAATAATCCTTTTTTAACATAACTGTCAATTCGATAATAAATTTCCGCAACTACGTCATCTATCTCTTGAGTCTAATAATCTTTTAAAACCGTTAGCGCAGCGTTATAACTTTCCTCTGCTCTCAATAAGGCTCCCTCCAGCTAACTATCACATAGGCTCTATCATAACCTTTATCAAAACTAACCAAAAAACCATCAACTCTAAACTGCTTCTTTAATTCCTTCTGTAAATCAATATTCTTAAAAAGCTCAAAAACTTCTCTCTCACCAATAGTCGTAATCAAAAGCTCATCATTCGATTTCAAATAAAACTCATAATTACCTTGATAAGCAGCTTCCTCAATTTTTTTATTCAAGTACTCTGTTACTTTTTCCATCGTCCTTTTGAATAAGTCTTGATTAAAATTGTCCGCAGCCCTTTTAGCTTCTAAAGCAGTCATTAATCTTCCTCCGTCCATCGAATAATTGGGAACCCACAGAATGGGCAATAGTTCCATTCAGAATTCCATTTATCCCAATCAACTTTATGCTTACAATGATCGCACTCAAGATACCGTTTATTTCCTCGCGCGGAACGTATCTTTTCTGCTTTTGCTCTAACAACAAACGAATGCGGGCGAGTAAATTCTTCTTTACACTCTACCGCTTGAATCAAATCTTCAAGAGTATAATCTTCATCCATGCTTGCCGCGATTTTATCCATCTCGCGCAAATCATCAATATGAATTAATCCATTTTTCATTTTACACCATAAAAAGATTTGCCCAGATGATAACCCACAATAATTCAAAAATCATCATCAGCAACATATTCCCAACCCAAGGAGTATTATCATCTTCGCCTTTATAGGCTTTTGCATTTGCGTCAAGAAATACTCCAAGAATAACTGCGTATCCTACAATCAAAATTAGCCAATTCATTAACAAATCTCCCGCGCAAAGTAAGCATCATAAATTCTCTTTCCATCGGTCCAAGTAAACCAAGTACGCTCAATGTAATCTCCCTCATCACAAGAGAAATCCATGTAAGGTACTCGTTGTTTCTCAAGATATTCACAAATATCATCATAATAATTGCCGGCATCGGGATCATAAACTTCAACCAAGGCTAACCATTTTTTATAATAATCTTTGATGTTTTGCTGAATCTTATCAAAACTATCTAAACCAAGAATTTTTCGTGCAAAAGGATTAATGATTGTTTTCATCTTCACACCACACTACATGACTTTGGATCTCTCCATCTTCGGGTCTAGTATAACTGAAAATTACATAACAAGTTTTCATATCTATATTCTGAATTTTCCCAACATTGTATTTTACATGATGTTGTAGGCAATACTCCACAGCTTTATCAACTACTTCATCTACTTCAAACTTTTTATAAGGCCAAAAGGCGCTCAAAAAATGATATTCAATCGAATAAAACAAATCTTCAATATACTTAATCATCATTCACACCATCCATTTAAAAACTGTATACCATTGAATTATTTGCGCGAGCCGCTAATCTAAATCCTCATCATATCTTATATAAAACAACGGAATCTTATGCTATTGACAATATTGAAATTTCATCGCATCATGCTTTTGGCGTAACTAAAATCCTTCTATTCCACCAAAATGTTCAACGGCTTTAAAATGCTGTTCACCTTGATATTCAATTAAACACACAACTTTGCCATTAAACTCTAATGAAAAATCAAATCTGAGCGGTTTCTAATCTTTCAATCCATCGAAAGTCTTCTATTCGACAAAATTACATAAATTTTGCGTAAGGATTTTCCGAATCCGTTGTTCTCCAAGAGAGCCATCTTTTTCATTGAAAACGATACGTTTTCGTGGCTTCTAGCTATATAAAATTTTTTTCGGGTAAAAATTCTTTCGTGCCATTACTTTTTCCTAAAGAAAAAGAATACAAAATTTGCAATTAGCAAAATTGCATCTGCAATACAAACAATAAAATTAAACCACAAAAAACCATAGACTGCAAGTGCAAGTACGTTCATAACTAATGCCGCAATCAAAAGAACGCTTGCAAGAACCATCCAATTCATTTAATACATCACCTTTTCTACGATTTCAAGAAGGGATAAAATGCCTGTAATAAACCAAAGCGCGCTAAAAGTTACATCAATCCAACCTTCATCACCTTTAGTTTCATAAAATCGACGAGTACCATACCGAAATGCTAATATGCCCATTCCAAAAGATACAACCACTACCATAACTTCAAGAAACATTTTATTCCTTCCTTTCCTTTGATTTTCTATATATATTATATCATACCTTTATTCATTTGTCAATATAATAGAAAAAGCTGGGTATTACTACCCAGCTAAATTAATTAAACTTCCACACCGTACTCACGCCAATGCTCTGCAAGCGGAGACGGGTCAAACTCGCCAGTATAAGCATTCCAGCGCTTTTTGTTAAGATGCTGAACACCCATTGCTTTTAGCTTTTGGCGAGCCTTCTCACGCTGAATCTTGCGCGGCAGCACGTAAGTCTGCTCAATATAAACTTTCTTGCCATTAGGGTCAAGAGCTTCACGAATTTTAGTCTTAATCTGAGTCATATGTTTAGTCCTCCTGAGACTTATTATCTTCTTTAATAACAATCACTTTAGTTTCCGGTTCCCAATCTTTAAGCCAATCAAAATCGCCATTTCTGTATTTATTAAATACAGCCATTTCAAAATCATCTGGCTCAGAAGTAGAAGTCGTTTCAGGATTGATAGTTACGACTTCAGCACATTTTCGCGCACAATGCTTGATTGCAGTTCTATTAAATCGTTCGCCAAAATTATTGAAAATCCAAACAAAACGAGTTTCCATAAACCACTGAACCAAATCTTTATAAGCGCGGAAAATCTCTTCGCCGCCAATCACAACTTCATTACCATTTACATCTTTAACGCGCATAGACTTCATATACATTAATAGTTCTTCCTTTCTTTACTCGTAAAAGTCATCATTTCATACATACTCTTATAACTACCAACTTTACGCGCTTCATCACTTATGTCTGGAAGCAATCTATATACCTGATCCATTCGCATAAATGGACGGCAATTTGCACGGGCTTCAATCCATAATTCGGTATAATATGCGCGGAGTAACTTTTCAAAGCGTTTTCTTGTCATAATACCATAACCTTTAGGGGTTAGTCAGATAGTCATAAAGAGTATCATATCCACCCATTTTTCGAGCAAGCGCACTCATCTTAGGGATGTCACGATACATTCGTGAAATGGGCATCGAGTCACTGAAACTAAGCGGAGAGTGCACCCAAAGCCAAGTATATTCCTCGCGGAGCAATTTCTCAAATCTCTTTCGTGTCATAATAGTCCTCCTCAGAAAATAAAGTTGAACCAATAGCAAAGATATATAGATGATAAAGTTGTTTATAAGAATAATAAGTACATTTGCTTGCAGCAAGAGGTGAAATCTTTACTTCCATTGCCGTTTCAAACAAGTGGCTCATCATATTTTGCTGTTCAAGAGTCTCAACTAAAGGAGAAAATTCAGCAAAGATTCCACGGATTAACTTCTTAAATCTCTTTCTCGTCATTTTCATCCTCACTTTCATCTTCGGGATACCAGATGATTTCAAAAACTTCGTCTTCACTAGCATTATCTTCGTCCCATTCAAGGATTACTCTTAAATATTCATCACAAGCACTTTGAATACCTTCAAGCAATGTGCAATGAGGTTTTGGGTCTAATTTTCCATCTTTCTCAATATATGTGACAGAATTAAAGCCAAGAATAACTGGCGTACATCGTATATCCCATCCGTTACAAATTTCCAAAAGAGAAAAGTAATCTTCTTTTGAAATCACGACATCAGTACCCAACATCCCAGCTTGCATTGCATTTGTATATTGATTATTTACATATAACCAAAGGTCTTCATAGGTCATTGAAATAACCTCGCGCATCCAGTTCTTTCAGCATAGTATTATAAACGTGCATATTCGGGCAATAGTTGCCTTTAACAAAGAACTCGTCATCTGCGCCCCTGCCATTCAAAGCGAGAGCCAGGGCAGCTGCAACAGCAGGACTACGAGAATAACCAGCGTCACAATGAACTACAATCTGGTCGACTTTGTCTTTCCATTGTTCAACCGCACGAACGATTTTCTGCGCGTCCACATCGCGCATAGGAATCAAACCTTTAACAGGTTCCTTGCAATCAATGTCATCAAACTGACAATACTCAACATGTTTAATGATGTCAGGCTTTTTCTTAGCATCAATAGCAAGAGAGTTGGGAATAGGAGTATCATAACTAGAAATTGAAATAATCAAAGTAGGAACATCAAAATCTGCAATGCCGTACTCGATTCCCCAACCATGTGCTGCAGCAAAACACTCAGCACGCGGGAGAACTTTAATTTTCATTTTCTAATCTCCTTTCTTCATTTTCTATAAATATTATAGCATAACTTTGCTTAAAAGTCAATAAAAGAAACCGCCCAGACTTTTTAATCTGAGCGGAAAATCAATTAGTTATATTTTGAGAGGGCCTTAAAGAGTTCATGCGCGTCTTTTGCTGCGTCTTCTACCTCTTGAAAAGCCTGTTCTTTTTCTTTCTGCACAGCCAACAAATCTTTCTCAAGATCGGCTTGCATTTCAGAAACCAATCGCTGATAATCTTTATCGTAGTCTCGATTCTTAGATTCTTGTTTTCTACTCTCAATCAGGAGGGAGGCGCGTAGATAGTCAAAGAAATTCAAACTAAAATGTATATCGTTATATTCCCAGGCAAAAGAATAAAAATAAAATTTATCAGGATGAAGTGCATACATTTGTTTAAATAATTTATAGCTAATCCGTGGATTATTTTCATCAATTTCAATATACTTCTTAATAAATTCAACATTGGGGAAACCGTCAGCTGCTGTCATTATGAGAAATAAAATACAATAAGTGGCAATAGAGGCACAAACCATAATCGTACAAAAAACTTGAGAGCCAGTAAATGCGTCACAATCAAGTCCCCATGGTAAAGCTCGCAAAGCGTTGATGGAAGAAAAAATATAAACAATTATCGTAGCATCATATTTCAATAGATTAGACAAATACTCCTTATCATAGCCAAACATAAAAATCAAGCAGACTCCCAAGCAAAGACAGTTAAAAATCGTCCAACCAATCATTACTTCATTTCTCCTTTCATTGAAGCCATAATATCAGCTAATTCGCTAGAAGCATGATTTACTTCTTGAATGGATTTCTCTTTTTCCTTTTGAATGCACACCATATCTTTTTCAAGCTGTTCAAGCATCATTTGAGAAACAACGCCATTTTTCTTCATTTTTGAACTGTTATACAGAAGTGAAAAACGTAGCAAGTCAAAATAAGTCATTTTAAATTCTAAACCTTTGAACGCGGGATAGATGCTATTGTAATCCCATTTGAATAATTCGGGATGCATTGAATACATATTTTTCGCAACTTTGTAAGAAATACAATCATAACCCTTGGAAAATCGACGTTGATTTTTATAATTGCAAATTACTGTATTTTCATCGTCGAATTGTATACACATGACTCCGAAATAGAAAAAAGAATAAAGAATAATTGAAAATGCAACTGCAGGAATACCACCTTCTGGCTTTTCAAATACATTGGCAGCATACCAAAGTAATCCACCCCAGCCGCCAGCAATCATTAGGCGGCCAACCCTTTCTTTTGTTACCTCTTGAATTGTATGTTGCCCAGGGACACGTGTAGATTCCTTTGACCAACCCCAAACACTACCAAGAATAACTAATCCCAAGAAAAACCAATCCATTTTAAACTCCAATCATTAAATGAAAAAGAACACTTGTCGTCACGCCGAGGGCAAGGATAGCTATACCCCAAAGTATCAGCATTAATATTGCAATAATAAAATTAAGCCATAAGGGGTTCTTTGCAGCTTGCGCACGATGAATCTCAGATAGTGTCAATCTAACTGTAATAAAGAAAAAATCCAACGCCATAAAAGAGGTCAATAGCGCCACAATCCAATTTATCATTCTCAACATCCTCCTTCATTTTCTATAATAATTATATCATATATATCTTTAAAAGTCAATAGAAAAAGGGTTGGATTTTACTCCAACCCTTTCATTTTATTCAAGAGGAATGCTTACAAGCGGCGCGGAATCATTGCTAACCTTGGGGAGTTCACCGTTCCACTTATCATACAACTTATTGCGCAAAACATTATCAGTTAGACTTTCAGACAGTTTACGGTTTGCTTCAGCTTCAGCTTCGGCCTTAATACGAATTGCATCAGCTTCACCCTGTGCTTTTGCAGTTTCAGCAGTTGCCTGAGCTTCGGCGGCAATGCGCTGAGTTTCAGCATCTTTAGTTGCTTTATCAATCTCAATCTGATTCTGAATAGTCTGAGCTTCTGCCTGCTTTGCGGCAAGGTTCTTCTGATTGATAGCTTCGTTGTAACTCTCCTCAAAATCCATATTATTAATCACAACTTTGAGGATATGAACAACATTCTGGCCATACTTATTATCAAGAGATTCCTGGAGTTCTTTCTGCGCAGTAGGCTCAATATTAGAGCGAACAGTTACCTGTTCAGCAGTAAACTGAACAGCAGCATCCTTTAGAGCGCTCGCGACCATTGCATCACTAATCAGCTGACTCTTGTAGTCGCTAACATTAGCATAAATCCATGCAGACTTCTCATTATCAATCTGATAAGTAACAGTTACATCTGCCATATAAACAGGAACCTTTTCAGAGGTCTCGCCCCAAATCTTAGAATCTTTCAACGCGAAACCAGCATCCTGCTGCTTATTATTTACAATCTCGATAGATTCAATAAAAGGAGTCTTCCAATTAAAACCGTTCGGCAAAGTCTCTTCCGCAATCTGACCAAAAGTGGTTTTTACACCAGTGTAGCCAGAAGGAATGATAACAAACGACATACCGAACAAAGCAATTACTGCACCAAGAATAACCGAAGTGATAGCTCCAATCACCGACTCTTTATTGAATGCGATAATCGCACCAATAATCAGTACTGCCAATCCAATAATAACCAAAATAAAATTAATCAATTTTTACTCCTCTACAAACTCTTTAAAATCATTCCACTTAATCTTTACCTGGATGCGCTCACCATTGCGGCGAAGCAGTCCAACGGTTGGAGTACCAACCAAACCCTCCATGTAACAAGCCGCTACGTCATTATTCTGCGCAACCCGCGACATCGGATGCTCCTTAACAAAATCAATAGCAAACTGAATAGGCCCATAGCCGATCAGCGGAACCACATCAATGTTAAGCTGCTTAGCAATCTCCTCGACCTTGTCACGCAGAAGCCAGAAATTGCCAATCTTCACATCGAACAGGATAAAGCTAACATCTTTGCGATAACCGCCACCGCTCTGAATCTTCGGGCCATAACCCTCGCCAAAAAGGATAACCTCAGTCTCGCCAAAGAGCTGCTCAAAAATCTCCTCATTAACCTCTCCACCAAAAGTAGTCTCAAGGTAATCCATCAGCGGCTGAGGAATGTTCGCACGCTCGGTACGTCCACCGAACTCAACTCGATGTCCGTCCCAACGAATCTGGATGTTGGTGCCATCAACTTTCTCAGTCCAAATCCACTCACAATCCTTAAGGTACTGAAGCTCGTCCGAGCGCCAGACACCATCAAGCAGCTTCTTAGTTTCAAGCGAACGCTGAAAACAAGTCTCAATTTTCGGATACTTATTAAAATTCATATTCTTTTCCTTTCTCTTCATGGAAATACTCGTCAGAAAGCAAACCTATGTAAATATCTATCATGTCTTTGTTAATTTAGCAGTTCGGATAACCTGCCAAATCTTAGTAGACAGATGTTCGTAAGCAGGAATATAGCACTCGGTTACACGATCAATATCTTTTTTTGACATATCGCGCAAACGATTGAGATTCATGTTATCCAAAAGATCGGCCATCTTAACATACATAATACCAAGGTCTTCAGTATCCATGATGCTTAAAATGTAATTGGAATAAGTCATACCTTTTGGACGAGTAAGAGTGCGAATGGCTTTAATCTCGTATTCAGTCAGACCAAAATCGGGATTCATAAGCCACTTCTCGTCCACGCCGCAATCTTCAATCACATCGTGACAAAAAGCAATTCGCGCGAACTGCGGCTTAACATTTTCAGCGACACGAATTAAATGTCCAAAATAAGGCTTCTCACCTTTGTCTATCTTGTCTTTAAATAATTCAAGAACCGCATAAAAGAGAGATTGATTTATCCCAACTTCTTCGCACCATTCAGTAACAGAACATTCAGGCGGTAACAATTTTGCTTTACTCATTTAGTTCTCCCTTACATTAAAACGCCAATTCTTCAACTGCTGGTAATCAGCAGTCTCCTGCTTATTCAGTTCACTTAGATTAATCACTTCGCATAGCGCCTCGCGGGCATGAGTATAAGGCTTCTCCTCAATATTCATGTTCGGGCGTGGATTCAAACGACGAAAAACCTTGGACGTAACTACGCCTTTTGCTTTCTTTGTCGTCAAAGTGATAAGAACCCAGTGCGCGCCCTGAAGAGAAACAGCAGTACCAAGAATCATTTAAAAGTCAAACTCCTTTGCATTTTTAAAATAAAATTCCATAAAAAAATGAGTGCCAAGATACTTCCCACGCACAATCAACTTCGGAATATGGACAACATCAACTTCGTGGTCAACCAAATCATCGTAATTGGAAATATAATCCTGTTTCCAAAAGAGAGTGTAAGGAATTTCCATAACACTCATATCTTCCTTAATTGCGCGCTCGACATCTTCTTTCGTAGTAAAAACTTCAAGATAACCACTAATTGCTTCGTGAATAACCTCAATTACACTATCAAAGTTCTCCATTCCTTATCTCCTCTCTCATTTTCTATAATAATTATAGCATACTTATGCTAAAAAGTCAATAGAAAAGCCAGTAGATTTTATATCTACTGGCTAGGTTTTAATTAGTCGTCATCTTCGCAAGCATTTACTCCTGTGGGTGCTTCTTTTTCGTCAGCTACAAGAGGGATGGGGCAAGAATCAAGAGCTGCAAAAGCATTAGACTGAATTTCTCGCTTGATTTTCTTAGTTGGATGAGGCTGATTCATCATTGCCATAGCAAGAATCAAACCATCTTTATTGCCACTCTTGCCATTGCCCATCAGCATAAGCGGGATAAGCATATTCTGATCCATCATGCCACTATTCCCATTCATCATAGACAGAGCCAGAATAGTAGACATATCCATATCTGCGCCATCAGAAAGCATCATCATAGTCATCGGATTTAGACCAAACGGATTATCGTCACTCGGCTGAACCATATTCTCAAAAGGATACATGATTTTAGTTACAAAATCAAAACCAAACATATTCTTTGCGGGAATAGCAATCTTCTGTTCGCTTGCTTTGGGATCAACAACGGTAAAAGTACCATCAGGATGAACATTGGTAACAGTTACATAGTTACTAGCATTAATAATAACATCACCAACACGCACCTGAGATACCGCCACGGGAATCTTGAATAGCATATCGGTATCAAAGGTCATACCAGTAACATCCATGACCTTATCATTAATCTTATCATATGCACGGTAGCGGTTATCAAAACCAAGAACTGCAACGCCATAAATAGACGGTTTCAGTTCAGCAGTATGAGGAACCTTACCAAAATCAATATTTAGAATCTTAGAAAAATCCATTTTGGACTCCTTTTCTTTTTCTTTTGTATTAAATGCGTCAATAGCTTCTTTATCTGCTTGATCCATTAATCCATTAATCATTCCATGTAGCCAATCAGCATTAATGGCAACAGAATCTGTGTTATTTGGTTTAAGCACATACTCATCAGCATCGTAGGATTGGAGCTGAGCGTTAAGTAAGTCATTACCAGTTAAAGTAGTTAAAGTAGAACCATTTTTAAAATATGCTATATCACACGGACTAGTAACAGAAGCTGTAGTAGTTTTAATCTCTCTTGCGTCAATTAAGTCCTTAATTTTTTTATAATCAATCAGAATGTCTTGGTTTTCTGGACGCCCAGCCATAATAGGCATTTTTTTATTGTTCCGAATCACGCTGATTCTAGGACAATAGGTAGGTTCAAACGGGTCTTGATTTTCATATAATAGTTCAAGACGATCTTCAAAAGCAATTTTAAAAGATCTCAAGAAAAGAATATCTTCATAAGCACAAACAAAAACATTCTTTAACTTACAATACTTCTGGTACGCTTCATAATCATCAAAGACGCCAGTAACAAGCATCTCGGTATTGCAACTATGACCTTTTTCATTTACTGGGTCTTTAAGAATTAACAGTTCATCATGCTTACCAAGATACATTGGCGAAATTAGTTTATAAACATAATCCTTTCCGCCAAAAGTACCGTTGTTCCTCCTGAACTGGACTGTAATAAAAAACTCTTTAACCAAATAATTCACCCCACCTCTTGTTCAAAAGCAAACATAGTGAATTAGCAAGCGTTTCATTTTCAAAACGAATGACGGGTGAAATCCATCCATGTTTTGATTTATTCGCGTGCCCGCCATAATTTTTCTCACAAAACTTTATATATACAGGATAATCCAAACCGAGAACCCGCGCTTGAGCGACATCCATAAAGCCAAGGTCTCCATTTGGATCTAGTTTCTTTTCAGCAATAACACTTTCTTTAATACGGAACTTGCCATGAGCAAATTCGTCTTTGCACACATAGAAAGGTTTATCACCATAATACTTTGGGTCAATCATTTTTATTCTCCAAGAGATAAACAAGTCTATTTTCAAGCATTTCTGCCATCTTCATCGCATCCTCGCGCTTATTAAACATCGGACCACCAAGATAATGAGGAAGACAAATTTCTTTACCAAATCGCTTAAACAAGTAAGCGACATAGTTCTCATAACTCAAGCCAAGCAATCGCGCGGGAAAAATCCGATAAGTACCGCAAAGAGGACCAAACTCTTTGCATAAGTCCTCGGTTACGGTATAAGTGTATTTAGAGAGGTCGCAAGGATGCTCAATACACTGAAAATATTTCATTGTTTACTCACTTTCTTAGTATTTTGAAATATAGTTAAGATTCATCGCTGCGCGTTCAGCATCGGTGAGGATAGTCCACGACTTAAAATTATCGGGGAGTTTAATCTGGTCGACAGGGAGTGGCTCAATAGGGCCATCTTCAAGAAGCCGTTTAGAAATGTCTTCAAAATAAATGAGATCGGCATCTTTCTTTTTCTTTGCAGGAGCCGGCGCTTCACCAGATACATATTTTTTTACGGTCGCTGCGGAACGATGCAAACGACGCGCAGTTTCAGCATAACTGCTCGTCTCTGCATATACCTTTTTGATCTCAGCAATATCTTCAGCTGATAATTTCATACTTTTTTAAAATCTCCTTTATATAAGAATCTAAATCTTGATTTTCTCCATCTTTGATTCGGATTAAAGGAATCTAGTGTTTTTCACAATAATCGTTTTTTAAAGAATCGTGATGCTATAAAGTTTCAAAATCTTCTTTAGACATCCAACTTTCATTTGGTTGCTCGTAATGCTATTTTCCATCGTATTCTATTAGTAAAGCTAATACATTTTCTTTAAAGATGGCAAAATCAAAACGCAGAGGATTATTTTTTTTAGAAACTAAATCTTGGAAAGAATATTCCTATTCAAAAGAAATACTTAATTGTTGTAAAATTCTTTTAATCTAGGCTTCTCCAAAAGATTTTAAGCATCCACAGCTTTTTGTTTTTCCAGAATTTAAATCTGCCGCCGCACAAACCTTTAGATTTCCACATTCGCATTTACAAACCCAAAAGATACCAGGGCGAGAAGTAGATATTTCTTTTTTCTCAGCTTTTCTTAGGACTGTTAAAAGACCAAAACGCTAACCGATTAAATCTTTTCCATCATTTCTCTATATTTCATCTTGATGAAAACGCTAATCACAAAATTTCGCTTTACCGCTTCTTAAATCCGTTGTATTGCAAATTCTCTCTCTCCCACAATCACATCTACAATCCCAAAGATTGCCGTGAGGAGAACTTCCATGATATTTGTAAGGGGTTAAATGAGAAAACTTAATATTTATAACATCTAAACAACCGCAATCAGGAGTCCGACTTTTTCTTAAATCTGAACCATAAATCCACCATTTACGATGACAGTTCAAACATTCACAATGCCAAATTAAATGTTGAGAAGAATCATCATTTTCGTATTTCGTTTCTGGCAAAACTTGAAAACCATTAATTATTTTGCCAGACATATCAATTCTTCGAGAGCCTTTTTTAGAACATCCACAAGAAGTCGAGCTTCCGTTTTTTAAATTAGCAGTTGCTATTGTTTTTATATTACCACAATCACATTGGCATACCCAAGTACTACGGCTCTATTTACCATAAACCTTAGGCTCTCCAGGGCGCAAGCAAACTAGCTTTCCAAATCTTTGTCCGGTTAAATCTTCTCTTTTAGACATTATTTATCACCTCAATCTAAAAGTATTTTTAACCGTTGCTAATCTAACTTTAGGCGCGCTAAGGATAAATCACCTCTCCATCTTTCTCATAAGAGACATTTCGCCAATCTTGTTTTTCATCGTAAGGTTTTTCGTTTTTCCAAACATCCAAATCTTCAACAATAAAAGTATTCATATCTCGAAGCAACTTACTTACGCAAAAATTAAAATGTCCACCAGCAAGTTTCTCGTACATATGAGTAGTGTGCTTCTTAGTTTTCTTATCGTAGAAATCTACAACAGTGAAAAGTATACCACCACTTCCATCATCAAAAGAATGCCAACTAGCTTTCTTTTGATGAACTACAAAACGCCCCTGCCACAAATCATCATTTTCAATAGTCCGATTAATAAAACGCATATCGGCGTTGAATTTTCGCTGAGTAGCTTTTCTCAATTTGAAACTCATATCTAATCTCCTTTCTCATTTTCTATAATAATTATAGCATAATTTCGTTCAAAAGTCAATTAGCTTTAAAGTTATAAACGGGCTTGATTATCTTAGCAATCTCAACAGTGTCTTTGATATTCTCGATAATAGACTCCATCGGCTTGTAAGCCATCGGAGATTCATCAATAGTAGCATTAGACACGCAGGAAGTCCAGATACCATCCATTTCAAATTGATATTCTTCAAGAGAAAGAGTTTCTTTTGCTTTCGCGCGAGACATTAAGCGTCCAGCACCATGCGGTGCAGAGTAGTTCCAAGCAGGATTACCTTTGCCAATGCAAATCAAAGAACCATCGCGCATATTCATCGGAATAATAAGTTCTTCGCTCGCATTTGCTGCAACTGCGCCTTTGCGCAAAATAGGATGCTCACCATTCTTACACGGAGAAAAGTCAATATAATTATGCTTAGTTTCAAAGGAAGTAAAGTTATCCCAGCTCATTTCTTTGCAAATAGTGAGCAGCATAGCTTTACGATTTGCTTCAGCATACTCTTGAACGATGTCCATATCATGGAGATAATTCTCAAAAGACTCTCCAACCAGCGGAACCAAACCTTTATCGTATTTAACTTTGCAAGAAGAAACATAAGCCGGGATTTCCATTTTGCGCCCATTTGCAAGCATCGTTTCGATTACTTTTTTATCGACTTTGCTACAAGCCTTTTGGTAATCAGTTTCAGCTAATTTCTGATAGTATTTGCAAACCTGAATACCAAGATTACGAGAGCCAGAATGAACAACAAGATAACATTGATTATCTTCATCAACATTCATTTCGATAAAGTGATTACCACCACCAAGAGTACCAATAGACTTCAAAAAGTAATCCTCTTTAGTCTTGATTGCGTCCCAACATTTTAGCTGATGAAGCTGATTCGCCCAATCCTTTGCCTTAACACCTACACGATCAGGTACCTTAATATTAACCATTTTATCGCGGATAGACATACCAGAAGGGATATGCTCTCGAATAACCTTATCCAATTTTTCAAAATCGACTTCTTCTTTATGCAAATGAGTAAGCTTTGCACAAATCATACCACAACCAATGTCCACGCCAACCAGATTCGGAACAACGCGTTCAGAAATTCGCATAGTAGTACCAATAGTACAACCAGCACCAGCGTGAACATCGGGCATAATAGCTACATTTGCATTTTCTGCAAAAGGCTGATTCAGCATTTCAATAATCTGAGAAATAGCTTCTTGCTCAATCAAATCAGTATAGACTCGCGCGGAACCATATTTACCATTTAAAGTCAGCATAAAATCCAACCTTTCTTATTTATAAACTACGACAATGCCTTGGAACGGGTCATGCAAATCTGTAGTATCTCGAAAAGCATAAACTTCTTTGTTTAAAATACCATTATCACGAACATACTTTCCGCGCTTGCCCTCAAGAATTTGTCTATTGAAACCAATAGCATCGAAATCTTCGATTTTGTAAGGATAAAGTGCATCTTCATTACCGCATTTGGTAATGCCAATCTCGGTAATAACTGAGCATTTTTCAACAAATTCTCGAATGGTCATTTTATTTCTCCTTTTCATTTACTATAAATATTATATCATATCTTCGCGTGGAAGTCAATAGAAAAAGAGCCTAGTCTATTGCAGATTAGGCCCCAAGATGAGAAAAGAAAGGAGACACTTATTAGTTAATCGTGGAACGGCTGACCAGATTTGAACTGGTATCAGTGGATTAGGAATCACACAGCTCTATCCAATTAAGCTACAACCGTATAAAATCAGACATTATTTTACATCGCGCCAGAACGATGGAAAGGACAAAATGGTACGGCTGAAGAGACTTGAACTCTTGGCTTTCGGATTAGAAGTCCGATATTCTATCCAACTGAATTACAGCCGCATAGGAGTACGGCTTTATTAGCGTCGAGCCGCGAACGACAAGGAGATTTGTATAAGATTCATAGAAATTGCAAGTGGTACGCTCAAAGAGACTTGAACTCTTAACCTCTCGGTTCGTAGCCGAGTACTCTTTCCAATTGAGCTATGAGCGCAAATTTATAGCGTTGTTTGTGTAGTTTAACGCTATTCCCAATGTTTGATAACCGAATCGAACGGTTCTTTAACTACACCACACTAACCAGAGAATTACATTGGATTCAAAATAATCAAGACCAACAATACGCTGCTCTACCACTGAGCTAAATATTCCCATTTAAGAGAAGATACTGCCGAGAATCGAACTCGACGACAAGCGGGTTACAAGCCAATTTCAGATGCTGTGATGGTCTTTAAATGGTGCGCTTGACAGGACTTGAACCTGCATCTGACGGATTAAAAGTCCGCGATTCTTCCATTGAACTACAAACGCATAATGGTGCTGGAAACAGGACTTGAACCCGCAACCTTCTGATTACAAATCAGCTGCGCTACCAATTGCGCCACTCCAGCTCGGTAGCCTGATAATTTAAAGAGTTCCCGGCCATTTTTTTCTCTAATACGACTTATGCTTTCCGGTTAGTATCATTCCCGTTCCACAACGTATCTTTTGATTTGTAGTTTCTCAATACTTTAATCCAATAGGCAACTAGTATTCCATTAAATTGTTTCTTGAGGCTTTGCAGGTATCAACACCTATTTATATCAAATCAATTCCCAATCTTCATCTGAAATTTGTTTTATTTCAGTTTTAGAAAACGGCAATTGATAGGATTTACACCACTTTCTAATTGCGTTATCAGATACTTTAAATTGCTTTCCAATAGAAAGAAAAGATTTATTTCTAATTAAAGATTTTAATTCTTCTCTTGAAGGGCGTTCAGCAATCTAAAATCCAATATTTCGACATTGGTAAGAACAATAACACTAATCTGTATGAAAAATAGGCTTTCCACAAACAGGGCAAAATTTCTAAGGAATTTTATTTTCTAATTGCTCTTTTTCTTGATGTTTATACCTTGCCCTTTCTTTGTGAAAAGAACTCTTGTCTCTTAATGGATATTTTTCATTATCGTCATACCAGATTTCTCCCAAATTAATATCGCTGATAGTCTTTTGAGATAAATTATAATCTTTTGCTATTTCTCTTTGGGTTTTTAGAGTATTTTTTAATTGAGTTTTTATTAAATCAACCGTATCCTAATTTAACTTTTTCCCTAAACCTTTTGGTCCTTGTCCGCCTTCTGAAAGGTTATAACCATTAGGAGAAATACTATTAAAATACTAAATATAATATTTTTCTCTTTCGTCTAACTAATCTGATGGACATTCTTCAATTATTTCAAATGTAAAATTATCTAATCCATATTTTTTTATTGCTGGATATAAAATAGTTTTATATTTAAAATTACTATTAGTTGCGCTACTTTTATGAGCAATCCATCTTTTTTCAATGTTCACACTCTAGCCGATGTAGCATTTTCCATTTATTTGATTAGTAATCTTATAAATTCCACAAGTAGGCATATCTATCACTCCTAAATGATAAATAAAATATAAGGCCGGTATTAGGAGTACCTTAATCTCATTGACCGCGAATCAATGCTCCCCTATTGGTCGACCACGTCAGATTTGAACTGACAATATCTCTTATGAGAACTCCTGGTTGAGAGCCAGGCGAATTTAACCGTTTCTTCCAGTGGCCGTTATAATGCGCGAGTGACTTTGAAGCAAATACTCTGGGCAACGTTTTCTCGCGCGTCTTACAAGCGAACTCCACTCATAAGTCCTACCCTAGTTTTTTAGACAACCATTAGGAGTTCTATGGATGTCATGCAACTGGTACTTCCGACTAGAGTTGAACTAGTGTATCGGCCTTATCAGGACCGTGTCCTAACCGTTAGACTACGGAAGTATATGGTGGCCCCTGCGGGACTTGAACCCGTCATCGGGAGATTGAAAGTCTCCTATCCTCACCTTTAGACGAAGGGGTCATAATAAAAGCGACATGGTCTAATTGCTTTTGCAAGGGACGTCTTTACCCGTGCCGTAGATGCGCATTGCGCCGACAATTATCAGAACGTTAATCCATTCTACCATCGAAGCTGGTGCAATTTAACTGACGAAAGAGAGCTTGTATTCATTTCGTCTTTCATGTCTATTGATTTTCGTCAATCTGACTTCCAAGTTCATCAGATTGTCCAGTTCACACCGCGTGGAGGTATCAATTATAGTGAACCTTACCACTCAATTAAGAGTGGCAAAGCAATCTTTTGGCGCCCTGTCACTTTAGACTAAGATTGCAAGTAACTTATGAACGCAACTTCTGCGTTAGGAGGTTTGGCTCGGTTCAGCTCTATTTCTAGTAGCCTGTGACCCCTCTCGTAAAACCTAGCAGCTCACATTTTTGCTCAGTAAAGTGTCTGCCAACAAAACTGTCTATCCCACTAGTTCAGTTGCCACCTGGGATTGAAGTATTTATCGAACGCGCTTCCGCGAAGAACGGTTTTTCGTTTCTTGGTTCGGAACAAGTGCTTCCTGCAACACCGAAATCTCTCAACCTCACCCACTATACCTCTTATTCTAACCGCTGAGCATTGGGCAGTTACGCGGTGCATGAGTTCGTCCTTTAATAACTCACACGCTAAATGCACTCTTTAGTTTAAACGACTCCACAGAGCTGTCGTGAAAAGTAAGTAATCTTTCCTTAACTTTCTATAAATATTATAGCATAGATTTGAAGAAAAGTCAATTATTCAAATCCGTGTTTCTCTGCCGCAAGATCAAGTTTTACAAGAATCTCATCAATCTGATGTTCAATTTCACTATTGACGAAAATTGCACGCCTGATAAAATGACCTTGATCATTGGGAATGATAAGTTCCTTACCAGTTAAACCGCGATAAATTTCACCATCAAAATCATCACTATTAATATCAATTTTAGAATCTTCATCCATGAGAATGTCATACTTCATGGCTTTGCCGATAAGCATACGCAGATAAGATTCACGAACAGTATGCCATTTAGTCTCATAATTCTTTTCGCTCATAATCTCATTTCCTTTCTTCATTTTCTATAATAATTATAGCATAAGATTAAAGAAAAGTCAATAAAGAAACTTCTAAATAAGTTCGTCATAAAAAGAACTGTAATATAATTTTAAAGTCCCATTAATAAAGATTTGAGAAAAAATATAATCTGAATTTAAGGCATTGTCATAATCTTCTTCTGAAATATAACTTCCTAGAGCAGCAAAAAAATTAATTATTTGTTCTTTAGAATAATATTTATTTTGTTTATATCTTACTAAAGTTAAATATTTCTTTAAATCAGGCATCCAATATGAATGTTTATATTCAAAAAGAAAAATATCCGGCCAATTTTTTAAAGAATGAATTATATTACTATTACTTTGTCCAAAAATCATATAAGGGTTAGAAAAAAGCAAAGTTCCAATAATCGCTCCTGTAATAGGAGGCATAGATTCTTGTTTATTAGATATTTTATAAAAACATTGATAAATTTCTTTTAATTCGTCCGAAGTAACATTTTCGTTCAAAGAAAGCAATTTATCCATGTTATTGTTAATATCTTTAATTATATCCAAACAATCTTCTACAATCAAAGAACTAGCTTTACTTAAAAGTTCAATTTTTTCATTCATTAAATATAATCCAGGAACATTAATACGAATAGCAGCAATATCTTTTGATAAGCTCATATCTGCATAATAACATTTATATCCAAGATTATCGAAAATATTATTTAAATATTTCATCAATGATGAAAAATCTGTAGCTTCTTCTAAAAAAATTTTTTTATTATAAGATTCTACAAAAGTAACTTTAGAAAAGAAATTTTCATCAATACTATTAGCTTCTGAAATATTATTTAATGCACTATTTAAAAATCCAATTGCCCCACCCTAAGTCCAAGCCATTTACTTCACCCCTTTTATAATTATTATAACATAAAATTATGTTTATGTCAAAAAAGAGCTTAGATTTTACTCTAAGCTCTCAAATTTAGTCCTTATAATTTCTGAAGATTTCTCTTCGACTGCCATATTTGCTTTCTCTCGACGTTCATCTTGAGAAAGCTCTTCTTCTAATTCTTCTCCAGTTGTATTTTTATATAATTCTCCATAAAAATCTCCGGTAGGAGATAATTTTATAATCGCGTCAAAATACATTTCTAAGATAAGAAGTCGTCTTAATTCATTACGAGATATTTTAAAATAATCTTCTTCCATTGATATTCACCTCAATGGAAAAGTAACATCCAACTCGTCCAAATCTGAACAAAATGTACCAGCTGATCCTCAATCAAATTAAAAGTTCCTTTATTGGCCTTCTCATTATCCACCATCGTGTGAACCACAGTGTTAAATCCAACCAGCACACTAAACAACCAACCAGCTTCATTCCATCCACTAGTCATTCCCATATAACCTAACAACGGCAGACAAACCAAAAAGCTCCACATAAAAGAATGTTCAACAAGAGCAATCATCCAATCATTCTTATACTGAGCCTGAGGATAATTCTCTTTCCACCACTTTTTCTGTTTAAACTGCGCGAGGACGCCTTGAAGGTTATAATCAGCAATCAAATGAAGAAACAGCATCGAGAACAAAATCAAATAAGCCATTAAAGTTCCTCCATTACTTCCAGAAAAGCCTTAATCATATCCATACGCTCAAGTCCCATTTTGTTGCCCAACTCTTTAATATTCTCTTCAAAAAGGGCTACTCTATATTGCTCGCCGTTCAGCATATCTTGCAAATAATTTTTAAATCTTTCTCCATCAGGAGTCAACTGAAGATTATCACTTTTCTTCATTTTCATTTTCTACCTCTCTGTACATATCTTGCGGCAACTCAATTAATGGGCCTTTACCTTGAAACATCCATTTGATGTCATCAAGTCCGTACTTTTTAAAACATTTAGGACAAACCATAAAACTATTGATTGCAGCCTCGGTTTCTTGCGCGCCTTTAAAGTCAATTCTTCCACCGCAAGAACAGAAAAAAGTATACCAATCATCTGTTGGAGGGAATTGTGACAAAACCGGCAAACTCACACTTTCAATATAATTCTGCATATTATTTATCTTCCTCTTTTTCAATAGAAGCAAGCCAATAGTCTTTTCGACATTTGACACAAGTTGTTTTTGTAGGACAGCAAAATTCTTTATTCAACAAATCTCTTTCATAATTCTTCGGGCATATCTCAATAATACCAGTTCGAAGCTTAGCATTAGGAAATATTTTCAAAAATTCATTTTGACGAGTTTTCAACGGATGTATATTAGACCATTCTTCAACCTTAGTATAAATTTCTGAAAAAAGCTCTGGATTAGAAAAATCAACAATCAGGTGTGGCTGATGTCGGGTATTAAACAAAGGACAATTGCCATCGCAGCTCTTACCATATCCATAAGTAGATTCATCTCTTTTATAAGTCTCACACATTCGCTTATATTCTTTAACGAAATTTTGAGGAATCATATACTCTCCTTAATCTACCATCCAAGCATATTCATAAACTTTACGATAATCATTACTCTTTCGAGTCGAAAAATTCTTGCTCCTGCGCACGGCTTGATTTGCTTTTCTCTTAAAATAATGATAACGACTAGCGTGACCAAGCTGACGGAAATAAATTTTTTCAGCTCTGTACTTTCCGCGCCAAGAATAATAATCTTTATACTCTCCAGGTACTTTAAAATCATAATCAACAGGAGCTTTAGTGTGTAAAGTCCGACGCCGCCCTTTATTCCGAGCATAAGTTAAAAAATAAGGTGCCGGATAGCCAGCATTCTGGCTCAAAAAGTATTTCCTATTAAATTCTTTTCTTTTTGCAACTCGACGTTCTGCACGAGTTCGAGGATGACTCATTATCTCAACTCCTCAAATTTTGCTTCAAACTGATTAATCAGCATTTGATTCAACTCTTCACGAAGCTGCTTCTCAGTTTTACCTTTATCTGCAGGTTGGTCATGCTCCCAACGATCTCGCACATTGTAGAGCATGGTATTTAAATCAAACATTGTAAGAGCATCTTCTTTAGACATTGAACCATTCTTAATCGCAAGAAGAGTATCGCGCAAATTTTTAGAATAAGTAGAATAAGGATATTTATCGCGCTCAAAAGCATGAAGAAAAACGAAATAATGCAAAACAATATCAACTAAAGTTTTGCGGTCACCTTTCTTATCCCAATCCAAACGCTCCAACTTTCTACTCTTGAACGCGCTCTCAAAACAATTCACTACGCGCCAATAGAACTTAAACAAAACCGCAGTAAAGCAATCCATATTCTCAAAAGGATTTACTTCTTCGCCAGCATCAGTCCAACGCATAATAGTGGTATATTTAGAACTTGCGACTTCAAGAGCATGAAAATCCGCATTCATCAATGCTTCAACGAAAATGCGGAAATCTTTGATGACAACGTGTTCACCATTAGGAACACCATTTTCGTCAACATACATCAACTCTTTTGAAACAGGCTTACGATTCAAAGCCAAATCTTCAAGAGAAGGCATGATAATCAAATAAGAATCGACATCAGATTCCTCGGTCTCAAGCGCATAATTCTGAGAACCGTAAATAGACGCTACAATTACGTCATAACCTTTTAACTGCGCGAACTTGACATGGCGCATCATCTGATTAAAAACATTTTCATCAAAAGTAGCAAGTTCTTTCATTACCATCCCATCATTCTTCCTTTCTTATTTTCTATAAATATTATATCATACATAAACAAAAAAGTCAATAGGCTAGATACCTATTGACTTAAAATTAACTATTTAGACGCTCTGAAATTTTTTTAATGCCATCGGTGGCTTCGTTAATTTCAGATTCGGCCTGAAATTTAATTTTATTGATGTCAGCTTGAACACAACGAAGTAAAGCAGCCGTATCTTCGTCGAGTTTTTCTTTTTCTTGCGGGTCATAATTAACTGCGCGAGGGCCATTTCTTAGTTCTTCGCGCTCATAATAATATTTTACTGCGGCCCTATATTCCTTAGCAGTTTTAAAATAAACCCAATACCAAGTCTGGCCATCTTTAAATCTCAAATAGCGCCTTTCGGGATATGTTTGCTTGACAATGTTCCAACGCGCGGGATTAACAGAATAGAAATCAGCGAATTGCTTATAAGACAGACATACTTTATGCTCGATAAAAATAGACCTGTTATCTTCTCGAATAATGTCATCGTTCATATTCTCAAAATTAACATCAATCAAATCATATTTATCTAATTTCTTTTCTATTGCTGTTGGAATGGCATAAATAGTTGCGGCGATTCCAATAAAAGGACATACCATAGCCATAAATTCATCTTCGTCATATGTCACGCCGCACAAAGCAGAAATAAAACCCATTATAACAAAAATTATAACGTGGACAATCAAAAGCAAAAGCATTATTCAAGTACTCCATTCGTTAAAACCATTGTACGTCCATCCATGCTCCAAAAGTCAGCTTTAAATTTAATAGTCTGCCCTGTACTGAACTTTTTTTGATTGGTGCTATTGAGATAAATTACAATCTTGGCGCCATAGGGAGAAGGATCACTTTCGGTATTAGCAACGACAAAGAAACCAGGAATTTCGCCATAGTCCCAATAAAAATCTTCGGTAGAAACAATCAACCGTCCATCTTCAGAGACAGAAATTTGGTCAGCTTTAATTTTACCTTCAAATTTTAAATTCATCCTCTGTGCAATAGGAGAAAAATCCGTTTTCTCTTGCCATGCTTCTCGATATTGCTTAGCCAATTTCTTAATAGTCACATTGTCATTATATTCTGACGTGACAGTAATTTGTTTTGTCCTACCAGGCAATTCTCTGTCGGCATAAGTATAAAAACAACATCCGAAAATAATTATAGCTGACAGAATAACTGATATTGTCGTTTTTAAAAATTCTCTCACTTTAGTCCTCTTTCTCAATTTTCTTGCGCTTAGCGCACAAATTAGTAATACGCTCGTTGGGATTCTTAATCATACGATGACGCAAAATCTGAAATGCCCGTCCAAGAGTAGGAGCATTAATAGTAGAAACTCGTCGAGTGGATTTACCGTTCTTGGTATAAGTGTAATACAAAGTCCAAACAAACATTTCCATAATGCTCCTCCTTTTGAGTTTAATTTTGATTGCGCGGAACAGTATACCAGACAGTGGTATAAACCACACCGTCTGAGTAAAATTGTGAAAAGTCAAGTACATTAACTTCGGGATGTTCATATAAAAATTTCTTTACACCAAATAAATCAGTTGGATCAAAATTTTGCTTATTAGGAAATTTATTGTGGTGAAAAGTTAAATGATGAAGTTCTCCAACTTTTTCCCCATTAAAAATCATTCTTCTGCCTTTCTTACATAGACGTTCAGCATTGGTTTATTTTCTTTCAAATCAATTGCACTTCTCGCGCAATCTATAGAAAACTCAAGAAATCCACCAGACAAGTGGCCCATATCGCCAGAATAAAGTTCTTTAAAAGTAATATTATCAACAATTCTAATTCTTTCAGCACTTGGGAAGATTTTAAATAGCTTTTTAATTTTCATTATTATACCTGTCCTAACTCAGAATCCTTGTAATAAATAAGGATATAATGATTTTTATCCTCACTTTGAGATAATATTCCATCTACTTTTCGCGCGCAAAAGAACTCATATTCATTATCGCTCATTAAATCTTTCACAGTTCCCACAAAATGAGGACTTTCACTATAACGATCGCCAGCAATCTCAATCCATTGATACTTACACAACACATTAAGTAAATCTTTGATAGTCATTTTCCAACTTCCTCTCTTGATTTTCTATAAATATTATATCATAAATTTATTCTAAAGTCAATAAAAAAGACCTCAGATTTTACTCTGAGGTCTTTACTAAAATGATAAAAGTTTCTGTCACAGTCACCGCTATAACTGTAAATGGTGTCTCCTCACAGAATCGAACTGTGCATAGGTTGCTTATGAAACATCCGTGAGTTCCCAGCTCAGGAGACATGAAACGAGGGATACCCACCCTCGCAAGGGTCACTCTTAGGCGGTGAAGAACCGATCCTCATTTTGTAATTACTGAAAATCTACGCTCACGCATTCATCCCAGACCTCTTTTATTACTAGATACTCCCAGTTTGAATAGGCGAGCGATCAAAGCATTATCAAGTAATACTTACTTTTATTTTTCTAACTAGAAAAAGTTTGCTGCTATGCAAGTATCTATTCAGAGGGACAGATTTCTTACGTGTCTGTCATAAAGCCGCCAGTGGAAACTCCACTGGATTGATGGACCAAGGAGATAAACTCCAGTCCAATTTAATCAAAGATTGGTATTCTTTTACTTTAATTAAGTATTCGGCATTATAACACCTATTATACCGCGGTCTATTTGGTGTTTCAGTGTACCGTACAATGCGTGTCTAGCCCAGGCATTGCTCCACTTCAGCTATAATCCTCTAAAAGGGTTAAACCTAATTAAAAACTTTGATTAAATTTGCACCCAATTGGATTTGCACCAATATATTAAAATTCTACTACTTGAATTATGGGTACATATAAAAGGGTTAAATATTAACCCAATCTTCATCGGAAATAGAATTAATATCTCTTCTCCGAAAAGGTAAATTGTATGATTTACACCATTTCCTAATAGTGTTATCTGAAACTGCAAATTGCTTACCAAGAGTTAAGAAAGGAGTGCCTCGAATCATTTCTTTTAATTCTTCTCTTGGCGGTTTCCCAGCTGATTCTTGTCCTTTCGCACTACATTTAGGAGAACAATAAATCTTATTCTTTGTCATTATCCCACAAATTAGACATGAATGCGGTTGACAAGTGATTTTCCCACCACATACAGAAAAAGGTTTCCTAATTGGGTACTCAACGCCAGAAACTGGAAATTCTCTTCCTGCATTTACCTCTCTAATTACTCGTCCACTTACTCCAAAATTAGCACCAATTTCTTCAGTAGATTTTGTAGTATTTTTTAATTCATCAAAAATCTTAGGAATATCTCCTTCTGATAATTTTGTAAACCGTGCGAAGTTATTTCCACCACGATCTTGGTTATAACCATTATCATAAGATTTAAAAACTTCAATCCAATAAATTTCTTTTTCATTCAATTTTTCGGGTTGACATTCTTCTAAGACTTCAAAAGAAAAATTTTCTAGACCATAAAATCTAATAGCTTTGTATAAAGGATAATCGTAATTTTCAGAAGCAGGATTTACATAAGTTTCTTTATGCTATCTCCAACGTCTTTTTATATTTATACTCTATCCAATATAACATTTACCATTAACTTTATTAGTAATCTTATAAATACCACAAATAGGCATATCTATTCCCTCCAGAATAAATAAAATTTATAAGGCCGACGTGGAGGCGTCTTAATCTCGCTGATAGCTACTCAGCGCTCCCCTATTGGAGCACCATGCCGGTTACGCTCCGGCCTATCTTGTTTGGAAGACAAGCTCCTTAGCTACTGGGATAATGGTGCACATATAAAAGGGAGTTTTCAGACTATCCCTCACGTCCATTAGAGGTTGCTTTCGTTTTCTTTATTTTATAGACCGATTCCAAATGACTAAGCCACATATCGCTAAGCGCCGGTGGTAGTTTACCTCGAATCCATCCTATCTCGGTCTCCGCAAATTTACTAGTCTTAGCGGTGTTGACTGGACAGTTTTTAACGACTTATCTAGGTCCAAACCTCGCGAGTTTGACGCCTTATCTCCTAGGCGCAAGGCTCGTAGTCCTTCCGAACTACACATGGCGCTCCCAACCAGGCTCGAACTGGTAACTTCCGCCGTGACAGGGCGGTGCTCTAGCCAATTGAACTATGAGAGCATAAAAGAGGAAAATTACTTTTCCTCGTCGCCTTTGTACCAAGCCAAATCAATTTCACTCAACTTAGCCCAGTTCAAACTAGGATACATATTATCCTTTTCACGTTCATCAAATACGGCAAAACCAATCAACCAATCGTTGCCAAGATTGATTGCCTGTCGCAGATAAACATACTGACAAACTCCATCATAGCCATCGTCTGGACCAAGTTTTTCATCCTCTTTATACCAAAGACGAAACAACTTATCCTTAGCATAGCTATTGAACCAATCAGTAAAATTTCCAACAAAAAAGTCCATAATATATCCTTTCTTAAAGTAAATGGTCCCTCATGATGGTATCGAACCATCCCGGCGAAACGCATGGGTTTTACAGACCCACCCCAATCCTTATGGTCTAATGAGGGATAAAACAGAAACCACGCAAATGGTTTCAGAAACTCTTTCTACACTTGGTAGACGAGCTAATGGTGCGCGTGAGAAGACTTGAACTTCCAGTCTGACGGATTAAAAGTCCGCGATTTTACCATTAAACTACACGCGCATATAAATGCCAGTTACCTGGCAGAATTTTAAACCTTTTTCCATTCTCCATCTGAATAAGAATTGATTAAAGTCTTTGTCCGAGGTAAATTAGCTTTATCACAATATTTCTTTATTGTATTACTACTTACTCCAAATTGATGACCAATCCATTCAAATGAATAATTACGAATTAGATATTTTAAAGCACTTCGTTTAGGAATTACTTTTATTTTTCTTACACGAATTTTACCACATTCAATCGAACAAGTTTTAGCTTTACCTTGAAATTTCTTTCCGCAAATTGGGCAAGTCTTATAGCCATCAACAAAACCACGTTCTTTTAAAACATTTCTCGTCCTTAATGGATAAATTTCATTGTCCTAATAACGAAATTCTCCTCGATTAATACCACTAACTGTAGTCTAAGCAATATGGTATTTCTACCCAATTTCAGCCTATGATAACAACGTATTCTTCAAATCATAAATTATGCTTTGCAACTCTTTATCAGAAAGTTTCTTTGCTTTTCCTCCTACGGAATCGCCGCCTTCAGTTAAATTGTAACCAAAACTTTCTTGATTTGAATGATACTTTGCAATATAAAATTGCTCTTTTTCATTTAACTATTCTTTAGGACATTCTTCCAATATTTCAAAAGAAAAATTCTCTAGTCCATATTTTCTAATAGAACGATAAAAATAACTCTCAAACCCTTCTGAACCTTTGGATATGGCTCTTGAACGATGATCTCTCCATCTTTGTTTGATATTCACACTCTAGCCGATGTAACATTTTCCATTAATCAAATTAGTAATTTTATAAATACCACAAATAGGATTATACATAATTTATTCTCCTCCAGAATAAATAAAATATAAGGCCGGTGTGGAGGCACCTTAATCTCATTAACCGTCGTTAATGCTCCCCTATTGGCAATGGGATATTAAGAAGCGTCCCATCAACGCTCTTGGCGGACGGTGAGGTAGTCGAAACCCCATTAGGAGATTAACAGTCTCTTGTACTAGCCGTTGTACGAACCATCCATAATAAAAATCAAGACGATTTTTCATTTTGTTTTATCATCCATATTGTTAAAACATCAAAAGTTTTGCAGAAATCGTCTTAGAATCTCATTTCATCCCATATCAAGACAGCTTCTTACCAATGTTAGAATTTTAAGTTCTGATTGTAAGTATTTTGCTGCTTCTGTCTTTCATTTTCTATATATATTATATCATAGAAATTATAAAAAGTCAATTCATTCGGTGAGCAGTTTCAATCTCACGCAAGCTCATAGGGATTTCGTTTAACAGCATCGAATATATCGTAACCTTCACGTTCCCACAATAGAGCAACATTATTGTCTTTAGCGATTTTTAATTCTTATCTACGAATGAATCTCATTTTCTATAAATATTATAGCATATTATCTATCAAAAGTCAAATCATTGGAAGTCATCTTCTGCCCAATGAAGATCTTTATAGGTAAGGTAATGTTTAAAATCTTCGACAAAACGCCAATAGTCTTTACCTTTTCCTTTTTCAAAAGGAAGTTTATTGTATTTGTAGAAATCATGTGTATATGCAATCCACAAAAGCCAAATCAAATTAGTATCTTTTGCTTGAACATGAATCTTTGCGCGAGGTTGATAAACTGGATTATGATAAAGAACATAATATTCATTATGAACATTTTCAACAGTCCAATTAGAATCGTGAGTAAGAATCTCAAAAAGGTACTTCTTCGCCTTATTTGAACGGAATACATGAGCACCACCAAAACAAAACTCAAAATAATTCATCAAATCATCATAAACCCAATCACTTACAGGAGTATTCTTTTTCCTCTTACTCATTTTAGTCCTTTCTTTAAGCCTTCTCGCACAAGTGATTATAAATTTCAAGACTTTTAATTTCTATGGATTGCTCCGTTGCTCAGTATAAATTTCTACTTCATCAGGTTGCTCTCCATCTCTTTTCCCATTGATCATACTCAGCAATTTCCCGCTTTATGATTTTGCCGTCTTTTTTATATACAGTAATACGATATGCATAATTGGCAGAATATTTCAACAACCGTTGTAACGCTTCCTCCTCAGAAGTTGTTTTTGTAACTCCGGCATAGGAACCGCCAGACCCCAAAATCTCAGGTTCATACCAACCTGTCTCATAGAATATAGTCTGTTCCATTACTTCATCCCACTTTTTTATAGATTTTAAGTTTCAATCAAAATAAAATCATAACCCGGAGCTTTCTCGCGTAAATAAGTATAAATCTCATTGCACTTCTTCAGATAAGCAGTCGCGCTCATATCAAGATTCTCTGGAATAGGTTTACCATTGAGATAAAGTTTCAAATAGCAATCATAACTCCAATTATCTGCGAAAAGCAAACCAAGAATATATGAATAGTCATTATCAATATCTTCTCGCTCAAGAATACCAGCATGAACCAAATCATCTTGAAGAACTTCATAACTAATAACTGGCGCAGTCAAAATTTTCATCAATTGAAAAACCTTTCAAAATAATCTAAAAACCAACATTCAATTTTTTCAAACCATCGAATCAATTTTTGTTCCCAAGTCAAATTGGTTTTAATTGCGGCTGAACGATAATTTTGTTTTCTCTTCTGATCACTACGCCTTGAGCGCTTACTAGACAAATTCTTTTTGTAAGCGTCAGTTCCAACCATTGCTCGACCATAAACCATCTTAGTCATCTTTAATTTGCCCATAATAGCTTCCTTTCTATTGGTGCGCAAGGTGGGATTTGAACCCACAAATCCTACGTCCTTAGCGTAGTGTCTATGCCGTTCGACTACTCGCGCATAATGAAGAATTTTCGTATCTTCCCCTCTTGATTGCCTATTCAATACTGAGGACGACGGACTAACTCAATCAAACCGTGAAGTTCAATTCCCATGGGGAATCTAATAGGGAACTCCGTTCTGGAGCGGCAGGTGAGAGTCTAACTCACTAACTGCATATTATAATTTATCCCATTCTTCTTTTGAATAAGATGAAATATCACTTTTCCGAGTTGGTAAATTATATTTTCCCAACCATTTTTTAACTGCACTACCAGTTACTCCATATTTTCTTCCAACCGCTTCTAAAGGCAAAGAAAATACTTCCTGTTTTAAAATTTCTCTTGCTGGACATTCAAATCTTGGACTAGAAATTTTATTTTTAGTTAAAAATATAACATTACATTTTTTACAACGGATCGCCTATCGACAAATGGGTGTACCGCAATCAATGCAATAATGATTTACTTTTAGCCATTTACCAGCATCTCTCTTTGAAATAGGATAAGAAAGATTCTCATTATAATGAATTTCGCCATTATTAATTCTTGAAATAGTAGAAATATCTAAACCAGTTAAATCAGCAATCTGAGAATAGGTTTTATCATCAGCTTGTAAAAACTAAATTACTTTATCTAATTGCTTTTCTTCTAAAAGAAAGAATTTAGACTAGATTCCATTTGAAGAAGACATAACATTATAGCCATTAGGTACACAAGAATTATATTTTTTAATATAAAATTCTTCTCTCTCATTTAACGATTCTAACGGGCATTCTTCAATTATTTCGAAAGTAAAATTTTCTTGACCGTACTTTTTAATAGCTCTTGAAATAACTGAATCTGAAGAAGGCTAACAATGTTCCTGCCATCTTTTATGGATATGCCTAGACTACCCGATATAGACTTTCCCAGAAATCTAATTTGTGATTTTATAAATTCCTATTACATCTTTCATAGCAAAACTCCTTGGAGCGACTGGTTGGATTTGAACCAACGATAAAAAAATAAGTGCTTTGCAGGCACCCGCCTTTGTCCACTGGGCCACAGTCGCATATAAAAGGGAGAATCACTTCTCCCTAAAAGAAAGAGGTAGGTATGAAAAGAGTAAGAAATTAACTTCCAAACTCTATAAATATTATATCACAATTTTCAGAAAAAGTCAATTAAACCATATCCGACATTTCCTCAATCATCTTCTGGACTTCGGTATTCTCCATATCCAGCTTGTGACTACGTCTTGCAGCAAAGCCAGCATACTTAGTAATCAGTCCATATAGCTCGGCAACACGCTTCTGATAGTCATAAGTATAGTTCGTCAGGGCATGATAATACTGAGTCCAAGCCTTGCGACGAGCAATCTTCATACCCTCGTTCTCGTCCCACTTATCATCAACCGAACAGTAAGCCTTGCCTTCAAACACACAATAAGCAGGACCAAGGTCGGAATTAACATGGAGTAGAGAGGCAATCTCCCCTAGCTCACAAATCCTAAAAGTGTCACGCTTAGTCCAAATATTTGCCAGATCGCGAACACCGCCACTCAGCTTGGCGACTACGACGCCATGATATGGACGACCATTGATACATCCAGTTTTATCTCGGTCAATGTAATACGAAAAACTCGGCTTGTGATAAGCGATGTCGCCGTCACACTTAGCAGTCAAACGAGGAACAGCAGGAATAAACTTAGTCATAATTTTAATATCCTTTCTTAACTTTCTATAAATATTATAGCATAAAATCGTTCTAAAGTCAATTAATCTTCAAGAGTATTAGTAGAAAATGCTTCGGCCGCAATATGAATGCCAAGGAAATACTCAATGATAGCAGGCAAAGTATATTCTGCATCGTCTACAATGATTTTTTCAATTGTCTTATCTGCGGCAAGGTCATCAAAAGTAACAGGCGAAGGAATCTTATAACCCATTACATTTGCCTTTTCCATCAGAATGCGTCGCCGATGGTCGTCAATAGCAAAAATAGGCGTACTAGAATTTACGCTCTCCTCGATCAGACGAGAGGTTTTTCCTTCCCCACGTTTCATTCTAAAAATCTTCATTTAATTCTTCTCCTGAGCCATGTAATTTTTCAGCGCCTGAGAGATAGTCTTACCATCTGCTTTTGCACCAATCTCTGCGCGAACTGCTTTCATCGCCGCACCAAAGGCAGTTGGAAGCATACACTCAGCATCCATCCCGCGCAGATAATCCAAAACCTCATCGTAAGACATCATTTTAGGTAGATAAATAGAATAAAGGTCAATCTGACGCTTCAAACCCTTAGCATAATGAGTATTGAGCAAATCGCCAGACATTGCATCATAATCCTTCTGCATCTGTTTGACTTCCTTGCGAATAACATCAATAGCTTCGTCCTCAGTCAATTCACGGCGAAGCTCAACTTCTTTCGCACGGAAGCGAGACAAAAGATAAGAATAATCATTCTTATCTTCCATTCTATCCTGCTTCAGTGCGGCTTTCATATTCATTTCAACCTCAGAAACAATCAAAATAATCTTCCTTTCTCACAAGGTAATATAAAAATCTATACCTTCATTCCACATAATTTTTCGGGCTTCGTGAAAATCTTTAATCTGCGGCGGAGTTTTATCATGCTGCTTAAACCAGTAATCAATAAAATCCTGCGCCGCAAAATTCATTAAAGCGGTATTGGAAATAAAAGTCGCCCAACTAGTATCTGCTTTTGCTTTATAACGTACAAGCCACATAGACATTAACCCCATTTAGACTGGCGAACATAAGACAAAGTGAGATGAGACTCCTTTTCAGTCGGCTCAAAATTAAGCCACTTCTCGATGTTTTCCTTCCCTTCAACAGTATAGGAGCCATCGTTAAAATCTGCAAAACGATTATCCGAGGCATCAAAATCATAAACAGTGCCATCTTGCATTGTTAGACTGCCAGTTTCATCACCAGTTACAATCCAAATAAAAATTTCTTTAATATCGGATATATCGTACCCTTCAACATGACAAATAGTTTTTTGATTCTCATAATCGTAGATAACAAAATCAAAACCCAATACTCATTCTTCCTCTCTTGATTTTCTATATATATTATATCATATATATCTTAAAAAGTCAATAGGAATAATTAAAATTCCACATCAAAAAGCAACCAATTATCCATTGCGTGAAGATACTCAAGCTCAACATCGGACTCAAAGAAATCTTCCTCTTTCAAAGGATAAATGCCAAAATCAGTTGGATGCTCACGAATTTCTTCTTTAGTCACAAGAGCAGAATCATAAGGTTCATGATCGCGGTAAATCTTTCTCGCGCACTCACGAGCATACCATTTTGCTTCTCGATTGGTTAAAAATTCTTTTTCATCAACTAAATGCAATGGCGCATAAGGACGCTTTAAACCAGCATAAATTTTAAACTTTGTCATAATCATTCTCCTTAACTTTCTATAAATATTATATCATATCTTTGCGCAGGAGTCAATATAAAAAATGGGCTGGAATTTCTTCCAACCCAATATATGTCAAACTTCAATCCAAGCATCAGCATAATCGGCCGCGGAAAGAATTGTGTCATCTTGTAAGCATTTCCAGATGAAGCCATTATCATCAACATAAACTTCATCTTTCATGTAGTGTCCATAACTACCAACAGGAGCTACCCATTTCTTTGCAGCGAAGGCATCTGTTGTATGGCACAATGACCAATTTTCACGGTCTTCTTTTGGTGAAACTGCCGAAGCAGCATGAGGAACCAATAGAACCCATACTTGTTCGTCATACTTAACTGGCGCACCGATTACCCAAGAGGAATAATCCTTATTAGGTTCCCATTCGGGAATACATCCCTCATTGGCAATAATTTCAGTACCAGTTAAATTTTTTGCTTGTTTTTGAAGTGCTTGAGCATCTGCTTTGCCTTTCGCGCGAAAAGTATTCAAAATAAAATCTTTACTTGTCATACTGATTGCACTCCTTCTTGATAGGCTGCGGCGATAGCATCGTAAATTTGTTCTACATCTGATTTATCTGCTTTTGAATTTTCAAGTGCGGAGACACGCTCGTCAAGAGTCATAGAAGCCTTGGCTGGATAATTCCACCAAGAGTCAAAATCATTTTCAACTTCTTCTACTGTCAGCGCGCCATCATAACGGAATTGAACTTCGTCGCACTCGTAAGCATCATAGGTTTCTTCTTCCGAATTACCCTGTTTAGTGACTTTTTCGATATTTTTCCTCAAAATAACGTCGGTTTTTCCGCCAACGGGGAAAGTCAAAACAGCTTTCGGGATAGAGCAATAAGTCTCTTTCATAACTTGTCAATTCCTCCCTAGAATGATTAGATATGGATTGCTTCGAACGATTCATTAGGGTATTTATATGATAATTGAGGATTACTCCATGACTTTTAGAATATGTAAGCCAACTATTATATGCCGCAACTTTTCGCGCTCTCCAAATAGGTACATAAGAGAGTTGATTTGCGCGGATAAATTGTCTACGCGCTCTGCGAAAAATTTTCTTGCGAATGCCACGGTGATGACGATAAATTCTAAAACCCATCATATCAATAAAAGTATCTTTATAGCGAGGATGGTTTTCAACCTCTTTAGATGGGAATTGAATTATTGTCCAGACATTTTTGATTTCTAAACTAAATTGTGCTTTAATACGTTTAGCAACTGTCTTAATCGCGCGCTCTAAATTGGACTTATATCCAAACAAGAGAAAATCATCTGCATAGCAAACAATTTTTTCAACCAGCTTAATCCGCTGTCCGCGGCGCTCTTTATAAAGTTTATTAAACTCACGCAAAACTTCACTCATTACTAAATTAAATGCCCAAGTGGAAAAGTAGCCACCAATAATTAAATGGTGATTAGGATAGTTTGCCATAATAGCATCAACTAAACTAATTAACTGTTTATTTTTGCCGCAATATTTAGCGATAAGATTATGAATAGTGCTTACTTTTGTTGATGGATAAGCCTTGCGAACATCACATTTAATACAGTCCACTCGTTTGTCTTTGAACTTTGGACTATTGAGAATATATGAAATTCTTTGTGCGCCCTTAACTTGTCCCTTACCTGGGATACTGCCAAATTGGCAATATAAAATTTTAGCATCGAAAAGTGGTTGAAGTGCGTAAACCGCGATGTATTCAAATACTTGCTGAAGAGGAGATTCTTGACAAATATCTCTTTTTTTTCCAGAAATACCATCAACTCGATTGAATTGACGAAGTTCTCTAAATTTAAGTTTGTTATCAGCAATCATTTGAGCGCATTTTTCAGATAATTTCTTGATTGCGCCGTCAATCATAGGAGTTGATTCATTTAATTGTGAACGCTCCTTTATTACTACGCGGCGAGATATACCTGTTTGGGTGCATAATAAATCAAGAAAATCGTTGCGATAAAGTTTATGCTTAACACAGTCATAAACCGCCCAATAAATAAACTCTGGATCACATATATTAGTACTTGCGGGCTTACAAAAAGTCTTTATAAGTAGCCCTCCTTATTAGTCCTTTGGCCGGTCTCCCCGTGCGACTTTCGCCGAAGCTACTAGACGCGGTTAAGCTTACTCTTTTCTGAATAAAAGAATAAGCCGGTCTTGACTACGCAGGAGCAATTTCAACTAAATAAGTCTAGGAACGTAATCCGCATTATTGTTGTAAAACTGCTCCGCAAGCAAGACCGGCTAGGACCGCCGAGCGCCCCGTTCCAGTTAGAATTCGAAGGAGAATTGTTCGAGTTACGAGCTGAAACACCACAATTACCGCCATTCTACAAATTGTAGAAACACCAACCAGCACGCACACCAGACGACGCCAAATTGACGTTGAAGCCAAATCTGCCAACGGAATACGTCCCTACTTTCGTTAAGCGCCGAAAGAACTGAATGGAGGATTTTGTAGTAGAGAAATCCTTCCCTAAACTTTGAATCGTATCCTTGGAATTTTATTCTAGGTTATATAGATTCTTGAATGGCGGTAAAGTCATTGAATCTATCTCGGTTTCGTATGAAACAAGACTTGAAAGTTAATGGTTCAATTAAATCATGCTATCATTGCACTCAATTGAGATCGGGTCAACAGTCGGGCATATCGCACAGATGGGTCGTTTCCATTATAACGGGGACTTGCGTCCCCTCTCTTGCCTATCCGCACTTCGTGCTCCTAGGCTTCGATTCACCCCGCAAGACCTGGACCGCCGAGCGCCCCGGCCCAGCGAGAATCCGAAGGAGAATAGTTCGAGTAACGAGCTGAAACACCACAATTACCGCCATTCTACAAAGCGCAGAAACACCAACCAGCACGCACACCAGACGACGCCAAATCGACGTTGAAGCCAGCTTTACAACCAGTTCCGCTACCAGCTGTTGTGGATACCTTAGCTGGCCAGCAAACTGCTGGGTCATTAGCGATTGCGGTATCTTCAGTATATTCCCAGTGCCAACTTGTATTAGCACCCTCAACTGCCCACTTCAAAGTTAAATCAGTTTGCTTTGTATAGTCAGAAGAAATTGTTCCATCAGTAGTAACTTTTGACTGGTCATGGCAAGTATAGCAATCAAACATATAATTTGTATCATCTTTGCTCCATTGCCACAATTCATCTGAAATAATCAGATAAGCACCATTCTGGAACTCAATCTTCTGGAGCAAGCCAGGTTCAGAACCATTGGTGTAATTAGTTGCGCTGCCATCATAACCCAATACGTTGTCGTTGTATCCAGAGTGATAAGGCATAGAAGAAATCATTGTCTCACTCGCGACAGTGTCAAAAGTTGTTCCGCCATTATCAATATTAACGGCTGTATAAGAAGTATCATCAATGGTGACTGGCTCCAAACTTTTGACTTTCTTCATTGAAACAAGGCTTCTCATGGCGCTATCGCCGCGATCAGTAGAGCCACCTTTCTTACCAATGATAACAGTTGAACCAACTTTAATATTTGCGCCTTGAGCAGTAGTAACAATAATACGTTCTACGCCTGTCTCGCCAACAGGAGTGGTATATTGCCAGTTATAATTTGAGCAACCTTCAATGGTACCAGAATTGCCTTTCTTAGCATACTTTAACTTCATCATAATATCAAGGAACTTGATAAGATTACCGCTTGCGCCAGAATATTGGCTGCCACGCTTGCGCCACAAAGCAACGCCAGATTGATGAGAGGTAAAATTAACTGCTGGGAGATTAGTACCAACAGTAATAGTTCCGTCTTTCATGCCAGCATAATATTTCGGATTAGCAATAAACTCGTGAACTGTGCCATCTTTTGATGTGCCTTGTGGCCAACGATGCCAAGTTTCATCAGGAGTTGATTTGAGTTCGACGAAATGATAGCCTTCATTGGTATATTCATGCCAATAAGTATTCTTTTGAAGAACCCAAGTGAGATGCTCACCAGAACGAACAGTAGCAATGTCATCAATTAATTCAACAGCATAAATAGTAATTGAACCGTCAGAATTATGCTCACCAGATGCTTCGATGCACCAGAACTCTGGCTTGAAAGCAAAGTCGTCTTGACCAAGAACCGCATTAGTTGAAGGAGTACAAGTCATACCAACAGAATCGTCGATGTACTCGCCATTTGCACTGTTTGAAGTAGCAAACAAAGGCAGTTTAGTTCCATAAACCTTATTACTGGTAAGGACATTACCAAACCAGCGCTCAAGCATTTGAGTACGGGTAGAAGTACCTTCAACCCAATTCTTTTTCCACCACTCTTGGAACAAACCATTAACTTGAGCAACAGAAGTCGCATTGTGAACGGCTTGGACATAAATGCCGTCAATCATTTCATCGACTTCAGCTTTGGTGTAAACTTTAGTTGAGTCTGCTGGGGTATAGCCAAGAGCAGAAGTGATATTGTCAGTAGTAACAGTCGCATCAGAGCCAGGTTCTCCTTTGTCACCCTTCACACCCGGAATACCCTATTCTCCTTGTATACCCTGCACTCCTTGAGGACCTTGTGGACCTTGTATGCCGGCCGCGCCGGACAAATCAGTGACAAAAGTAAAAGCACTCTCGCCTTTTACATAGAGCTTTGCATTATCTTCATCTGCAACATTGCCAGTGTTAATGAGAACAAAATCCCCAGTAGAAGTATCAGTACCGCCAAAATCAGCATTCATCGCAGCAACAGAAACATAAATTTTCTTTATACTGAAAGGATCACCTTTATCACCTTTTGCACCTTGAACGCCTTGAATACCTCGCGGACCTTGTTCGCCTCGTGCGCCTGCAGCCCCAGTTTCACCTTTTTCACCTTGAATGCCTTGCTTACCTTGCGGACCAGCTGGGCCAACTGCACCAGTTTCACCTTTTAGTCCTTGAGGACCAATAGGGCCGACATCGCCAGTATCTCCTTTCTCACCTTGAGCACCTCTTGGTCCTTGGATACCTTGAGGACCAATAGGGCCAGTTTCACCAGTTGCTCCTCTTTCTCCCTAAATACCTGGCGCGCCTTGTTCGCCTTTTTCACCCCTGTCGCCCTTTGCACCTTTAAGACTTGCAAGCCAGGCTACTTCTGTGCCTTCAAATCCATTTTTAACTGCAATGGCGTAAGCGGTTACTGCGCCTAAATCTATTCTTTTACTCATGCGTAGATTACCTCCAGCTTACCATCATCGGAAATTCTGAAACTGATTTCATCAGTTCCTTCGGCAATAACGGCGTACAAGTGTCCATCGTTGTCACTTTCAAAAGAGACATACCCAACTCCACCTGTATCACCTTTATCACCTTTTGGACCAGTTAATTCTTTCTTTTGCTCCGCAGTGAGATCGTTCCAAGTAAATGGGTCACCTTTATCACCTTTCTCACCTTTCGGTCCAACCGGTCCTTGTGGTCCTATATGGTCAACGTGAGCATCTCTAACTGCCTTGCGAGTCAACGCAAGTGTAATTATGTCCATTAACTCACCCCTTTATATCCACAAATAAATGTCCATCTTCAATATCAAAAGAAACATCTAAGTTTAAATTCTTGACTGCCTATTGAATTTCATCAGCCATCTATTCTCTAAACTCTTGTTTCATTTGCTCTATATCTGCGGCCGTCCAATAATCAACTCCACGCTAAGGAGTTCGTCCCTAGAGTGATTCAAGCCACTGCTCCTCAGTTCCTACATAGCCATTAACAACAGCAATTTCATAGGCTGAAGCACCACGCGCCAGCGGATTAGATAGCGCACCGGAAATATCACCCGCTGGATTAATTGCGCCAGATATAGAGTTATAATTCGCAATACTTCCGTAAAGTTTCATAAAATCAAATAGGCTTCCATGCCTTTTGATTGTTTAACATATAGCAAACTGAGCCTTCAATAACAAAAGCAACAGAGCCGGGCGCGCAATCAGTAGGAAGACCAGCAATATCATCAACAGAATCGCAAACAAATTCATAATAACTATCTGCGCCCTGCTTAAAAGTGCTAAAACCCATAATAGACCTCCTTAAATACAAAATGCAAAACTTGTTCCTAAACTAATATAGGATGGATAAGTTGCATAATTATTCGCACCGCCAATAGCCCAAAAATATTCATAAAGTTCATTTTCAGCTTGCATTGCGGAACGAGTGTAATAGACGATATTTTTATCGCCAGCATATTCTTTTTTAACAACGTCGCCAGGATGATCAATATAATATTGATATTGATTACCTTCATCATTGTTAATTTCGCTTGTAATATTGTCTTTTGTGACATACTCTCGAATTGAGAGCGGAAAAAGATAAGACTTAGTAATTTCTGGACTTGAATTTTGAATTTTACCACTAATACCAGATTTCTTCATTACAGGAATAATCATTGATTGAAGCTCATTTGGTAGATTGTCATATATCTCGCCGCCGGGAGACATTAATTTATAAAGGTTTGAAGTACCCCAAGATTGAGGAGTGTTTTCTACTTCTGGCTCTGGATTGATAGAATAAGAATCCGGCAAGCAAGTGGTTAGTTCAAGAACCATGTGCGGTTTTGCATTATTCTCATCTCTATCAATCTGACCTTTATAAGTTGTTTTTTCCTCGCGGCCATCGTATATTGCAAGAATTCGAGCGGTGAGAATATGACCATCCTTCATATGAATAGTATGAGTATTCCCCTCACTCCAATTCTATTCTTTCCAAGTCCCTTTTTCAATCCACTTTTTAATTTCAGCCCATGAAGCTGTAGCAAAATCTGCTTTTGGAGTCCAAATAGTTGCATTTTGGGTGTGGATTTCTTCAATAGGAGTTTCGCCCTTATAAATGAGCTGAACTCGTTTATTATTAATGAAGATAGGCATTAGCTTGTTGCCTCCTCATTATTTGAAGTCGAGTCTGATTTTTCAATGATGAAATAGAATGTATTTGGATCTTTTGTAGTAATGGCATTATAAGCATCAATATCCATCACTTGAAATTGACTTGATTTAGCATATTCAGTTAATTCCATTTTTCGCGCATCAAGTTCATGAAGTTTCTCGCCATTGGAATCCTCGCCAAACCAATAGTCTGGTTCATCAGTTGAAACTAAAAGGAATACATCGCCGGGATTTAACTTACACTCTTTCCCATTATAGGTGACGGTGTTATTAATTAAATTGAGCGCACTATCAAGAGAAGCCTTATCATCAAAAATATAAGTGACTGGTTTATTTTGAATGGCATTCATCAAATCTGCAAACTGATAATTCATTTTATCAGAGACGTCCTTAATGATTTGCTATTGGTCTGCGGCCGTCCAGTAATCAGTACCGCGAATAGGAGTAATACCATCTATACCGCGAGGAAGCTAAAAATCAAAAATTGCATTAGTATTTGTGCCAACATTGGTTACTTTTGCTTGTTCCGCAGCTGGCACTGTTTTTACTGTACCAACTTCTACTTTCGCGGCACTACCTTTTAAGGCAGGAACTTCTTGCCAAGTGCTTGTATTTTTATCATATAGCTACATTATAGGCATAGGTTAGTCCTCCTTAAAATAAGATTTTGCTTGGGATTTAGCCCAAGCAACAAAATCGCGGTAGCCTTGATATTTTTTAGTCATACCTTCCGCAATATAATCGTTAATAAAATTATTTTCATCGTCATAAGTATAACGAGTATGAATGATATTCACAAGTAATTCTGGATAAGAAGATGCGTTGAATGAATCCCGATAACTAGTGAAATTAAAGCCATCACTAGTTTCAACAATGTCCGCACAGATACGGCAAGAAAAACGATTAGCTGATAACTGCTCGATAGTATCTTGAGGACGAATTTCGCTTGTCGCTTTTGATATTCTCATTTTAATCACCCCTTAAAAACTACGAGCCAAACGAGAACCAATATCTCTATTTGCTTCATTAAAAGTACGAGTACAGTTCCAATGGAATAAACCCGCACGCAAATTAGTAGAATAACCACCGCCATAAACTGGTAAGGTATAATCTGCGGTTGGAGCATTATAATAGTCGCTATAATTACTATCGCTATCACCAGCAGTAATTACTTCACTAGGCAAACGCATCCAAGGATTAGCTTCATTATAATTCAATTTAGTAATAAATCCGCTTGAAGTTGGAATGGTACCAACAGCTTGAACGTAACTTGAATTGATTGAATTACTCCAACGAGTCCAATCGTCGCAATAATACACACGAGAATTGTTTAAAATAATACCATCAGCATATTCAAGTAAATTACCGTAAGGATTTTCAATTCCACGATAAGAAAAAGCATTTTTAACAATACCAGAATAAGGTTTAATACCCTTTGAATCTTCAGTAATGGTTAAACCATCGGTCAAACCGCAATCAGAAACAGTCTTAGAATTAACCAAACCTTCTGCTATTGACTGAATGTTGCGAGTAGCAAATTCAATAGTCATTAGCATCTGAAGTCCATCAGTTCGGTCTGCAAGTCCAGCTGGATGCCAATTATCACCCAACCCAAGAGCAGCAGTTCTAAATGCTTCAAGAGTAGTTGAACTTTGAGGGGTAACACCAGTTTGAGAACGGTTAGTATCACTGGTCTCATAACGAGCATATTCGTAATAATCTGCTTCAGTACCATCAGGACGAGCAAACATTTTTGCAACACGGTATCCTGCTTTTTTATAACGACTAATCATCCAAGTTTCATAGGTATCATCAACAGTAACCTTAATATAATACTTTGGAATCTTAACCATTATTTGCGCGGCCTCGGCAGTATTGTCAGAATCAGTTACAATACGAATATCTGACCAAGGATAAATGTCATCAAAGCTATTCTTAGGCATAACAAGTTTGCTGCCGATAGCTGCAACTAAGCCAGTGTCTTCGCCATAAGTTGTAATATTATTCTTGACTACTACGCGCTCACATGTCGGATCTGATGATTCAATTAAGAATCGAATACCGTATTCTGCTTCTTCTGAACGTGGATAAGACAGAGTGATTGTACGAGTCTATGCAGCTCGCGCAATATATTGTAAACTATCCGCAGCAGGCTCATATCCTTCAACTTCTGCGCCACTAATAAAATATTTGTGCCCATTTAAAACATAAATAGTCAAACTGGTTCCATTCCATTCAAAAGTAGATACAGTGTCAGCCGTTACGTCATGAAGATAAATTTCAGTATCTTTAAGAGTTGCGTTGTCTGTACCACGCACAATGATATTTACACATTCACTAACAATTCCGTTGACAGTTTCTTCAAGAGTGACCCATGACGTACCTTTTGAAGTTATAACGGGAAATAACTGAGTACCATTTTCAATCTTAGCTGGGAGTTGAACTTTAGAATCAAGTTCTTCTTGAAGTCCAGAAATATTGGCAATGTCAATTGTAGTAGCCGATTCTTCTACTGATGAATCAATCCAAACAAGTTTCTCTTGATCAATTTCTGGCTCAGTTGGACCATAATAAACACCAGAATCGCCAGTGTCACCTTTGTCGCCTTTCTCGCCTTTGAGTTCTTTGCGCGCAGCCGCTGGAACTTCATTCCAAGTGAGAGGGTCGCCTTTGTCACCTTTGTCTCCTTTATCGCCCTTAGCTCCTTGGATACCTTGAATGCCTTGAGAGCCTTGGATACCTTGTGGGCCTTGAATGCCTTGGATACCCTGGTCACCTTTGTCACCTTTTTCTCCTTGAGGTCCTTGCTCACCTTGCTCTCCGCGTGCGAACTAAAGATTAGATGCATCAGCGAAAAAAGCCCAAGGAGAACTTTCATAAGAATAATAGATTGATTTATTCTCAGCAACATAAGCAAAAATGGCTTCGTCATAACCAGTAGTAGGAGTGATAGCATTTAATTCATTAAGAGTGGACAAGAAATATTTAATGTTGTAATTAACTCCGGGGACACCTCGTTTACCAACAGGACCAGTTTCACCTTTGTCACCTTTCTCGCCTTTTGGACCTTGGATGCCTTGTATGCCAGGGATACCTTGAGGTCCAGTTAGTCCTTGAATACCTTGTGCTCCACGTTCACCTTTTGCACCAGTAGCGCCAGTTAAGCCCTGGACACCACGAAGTCCCTGAGCGCCGGTGTCTCCCTTGTCACCTTTGTCACCTTTCGGACCTTGAGCACCTTTTTCTCCGCGGTCACCCTTCTCACCTTTGAGTGCGCCAGCGCCTTGAAGAGTATCGTCAATATATTTTCGGAGCGTTCCGAAAAGGAGTATATCCATTGCGATTTCCTCCTATTAAAAATTTTGTTCTAAAATAAAAGTGCCTTCCGATATGGAAGGCACTAACATTAAGAATTTTATATAATTAATAAAGAATTAAAGTAATTCTAAAACTATAATTACCAGTGTGCTATGCAGAGTTCTGATAATCACCTAGATTGGCAGTTGCTTCATAAATACGTCCAACTCTTAGATGTCCATTAATTCCAGTTAATCTAACATAAGGACTATATCCTTCTTCGGCAGGAATTACTCCTTTGCCCAATAGGGGGAAACAATTAGCTGTTGGTTTATAATTGCTTTTACCAGTTAGACTTTTTGCATCTTCTGTTAAGCCACTACCGCTTAGCCAATCAAAAGCTGAATTTGAGCTAATGCTATGTTGATGTCCTACAAATGTAATTTCAACAAGAAAAGAACCATCTTGATATTTTGTAATTACATTAGTCGCAAGTTGGCCAAAATTGTAATTGTAAATTCCTAAGCCGGTAACAAATTTTGATTTATATAACGGCGAAGATAAAATTGTTGAATTAAATTTGTCACCAACCGCTTTACTTTCTGCTACTGCACCTTCCACCGATAAAGTTTTATCTATTACGGGGGACGGGTAGTTTTTTGGAATATTACCCATAACTATCTCCCTTGATATTTGATTATTATTTTTATTATATCATCAATAGAAAGAAAAGTCAAATTAATAATTAAATTATTCTTTTTCAAATATATACTAAGATAAGGTGGCATATTGTGGACTTGATCACTCCCAAATTTATATCCATAGTTCCAGATAAAGTACCCATAAACTTATACCTCTTGACTAGTGATTTCTTCCATAAAAGTATATTGCCCAAAATAATCAGGCACCCCATCTTCGACAGCAAGCATTAGGCGCTCACTTTCGTCCTTATAATAAAACCCAGCTTTAACTTCCATACCTTCTTTCCAATATAAAGGTCTTTCTTGAGTGCCAAAAGCGTCTGGATCAGCTACCATTTCCCAGCCAAATCCCGCTTTATTATTATACATTGGAGACCATTTATAACCTACCTTAGGTAATTCGGTTGGATAAGCAGCAGTGGGTATGGCATTAAGCAACAGCTCAAGTTTTTTTTCTTGAGAAATTGAAGTATCATTTGGCTTAATCGCGGCTTGCTGCTATGCAATCAATTCGTCGATGGTATATTTATGATACTTCTCAACAGTCTCAGTTACATCTTCGGCTGGTATCTCCATCCAACAGCCCTCTGGGTCAAAGTCAGTTATACTACCTTCAAGAAGAACCCGTTGAGCTTCTTTGTGTCCAATAATTTTTCCTTCAGTATAAACTTTGCCTTTTGTAAGGTCTGGATTCTCAATTACTTCACCAGTTAATTCATCGTAAATCATACTGCTTCTCTAACCACCCAATAAACCCATATATCGCTAATTGGTTTAGCTGTAGTATAGGTCATAATTCTATTTGTACCACTTGTTGAATAACCATCATTGATAATACCCATTGCTTGTGCATAAGCTGCATCAGTTGATGCTGTGCCACTCGGTAAGAAGAAGCCGGGAGTCAAGAATATACTTGACGCATTCAAATTGGCGCTACCATCAGATACCTTAGAAGTAGTTACCTCTTGATAGTAATTATAACCATCGGAAGACGCTGCCATCCAACCTGAAGCTAAATACTTCGCGCGATAAACTGCACAAACACCATTGATTTTAGTATATACATTACTACTATTAATTGCATTATCAACAATAGAAGAAATATTTGATTTTAAATCATCTATTGCTTTATTTACAGCAGAATCAACAATAGAACCGACCCCTTGTGCATCTACCATTGAATCGTAACCGCCAGACAATCGTGCATACCAATAAACATCAAGGTCTATTGATGGTTTTTCAAAAACCAAACAAGTGATTTGACCGCTATCATTTGGAGTACATTTGCCTGTAGCAATTACGCTAAGAGCATCTTGACGTTGCTCATTAGTTTCACGGTTGTACGTCTACGCAGCCATGGGCGCAGACAATGTAAAATCTGCTTTAATTGCAGGGCCGCCGTCTTGAGCAGTAATCGCAACTGTCTAAGACCAAGTGCCATTTACACTGTCGGCAGTCCATCCGTCCTTTTTATAAGTTCCTTTGTATAAGAAAAGAACATTGGCAGCATTTTTAACTTGTGAGGTGACTTGAGTTTTGCCGTTACCGCAATAAATATTACCTGCACTATCAATGCCAATCTCACCATAGGCAAGAGCAGTAGGAGTAGTCGCAGTTGCGTTATTCGATGCTCCACCACCTTGGCGTTTCATTTGAATAGCCATTGATTTTCACCTCACTTTAATTTTGCGCGGACTAGTTTGATTGATTCATCTGTTGAATTTTCAACCGCAAAGCCAATAGATAAATAAAGAAGTGATGGATTGTCTTTTTCTCTATTGAACGCACGTCCAATACCAGGAATAGAAGTAGGGATTATGTCCTAACCTTTATGAATAGGACCGAGAACTTTAACTCTGCAACGACCCGCCAAACCAACTGGAATATATTTAGAAATGTTGTAGGAATAAAAGTCTTGATCTTCAGGCGGATTTTCACCACCGATTAAAAAAGCATATTCGTTAGAATGAACTCCAACAACTTGGCAAGAATCAATAGTGGCTTTGACGTATTGTTCTTGGTCAACAGAATCGTCAAGAGCAATAATGTCGCCAGGCTCTGTATCTTCTCCACGCGGGAAAAATTCGGCATAGTCATTATAGACAGCATTGTAGGCACGATTGAAGGTTGAATAACCATCGGTATCAAGAAGTGTAATGCTTTTAAAAGCACCATTGCTTACTTTTCTACCACCAACTCTTAAACTATGATTGTATGCATCCATCTCATAAAAATAGGTTTGAGATGGCGAATAGATGCGAATATTGCCACCTTCAGAGTCTGTCCAAGCCATAAAATTACTGCCAACTTTGAGGATAGTACTTGAATCACCTTTTGAACCAAGGACATCAAGCTCACTATCTTTAGCCTAAAGTCTTACATCATAATCTTTTGCGCCTTTATTCGCGTCTACATGGAAGTCCAAATAGCTTCCGATTTCTTTTGCTGTGGGCGCTGCGCCCATTAATTGTAAAGCCATTAATAACTTCCTCCGTCGATAACTACGCCACCAGTTGCCGTGAATGTGCTGGATGCAGTTAATTTATTAAATGTGTAAGCTCTATCTTTATAATTGAGAGTATCGAGAATGTATGCGGGATTGCGCCCAGTTGCGACATAAGCAATACCAACGTTAGTACCACCAGCTTGAAATACAAGGTCGTGGGCGGATGAACCAGCCGCTAAGTGAAGAACACCAGCGTTTTTCCGATAGAGTGCATTGCCAAAACCATTCTTGGTTGAATCAAGAGCGCTAAGAACAGCAGATGGAAAACCTTCCCATCTTACGTTGTCAGCCCCAGTTACACCAGGAGCGCCATAACGATAAAAGAAAGAGTTGGCAACTGAGATTGATTGATAAGCCTACAAGCGCTTAGCAGATAAAGCATTAATATCACCACTTAACTGGCTTTTAAGGGCGTACTCACTTGATGGAAGTCCGCCTAGCTTGTTTGCATTATTTGCTGTTGAAGCATTTTCTACATAGTTAATATTGATAGCAAATGTTCCCGCATTTGCCCTTGTAAAAGTGACTTTTGAGCTGGATGCCAAAGCGCTTACAAGAGCAGTTCTATCAGCAGCATATTCTGTATAATTTGAACTATCAAGGAATTTATTCCAGTCACGTCCAGTTAAATGCCCACTGCCGTTAGAAGAACGATAGTAAGCGCCAGTACCATTTTGAACATTAAAAGCAATTTGAGAAGCCCACTAATCACTACCATCTGCCCAAGCCATACTTTGTACATGAACCCAGCCAGCTTTACCTAATGGGTTATCAGTCGCAGAATTAATCATGCCTTGAGCAAAATGCTTCTTTGATAAATCATTGACAGTTACAGTATTGCTTCCACCGACATTGGAACTATTATAAACTCGGACATAATTGACAGAATTCGCTGTTGGTGGTGCGCTTTTAGCATACTCTGCTGTCGAAGCATTTGCCGCGCTATTGGCATAATTTGCAGTTGAAGCATTCGTTGCATTTTCGGCTTTGGCAGCATAACTTGCACTTGAAGCGTTGCTTACATTATTAATAGTCTTCTAAACAGTCCCGCCATTAGCTCTGGTCAACTTAACTATATTATTAGTTGCAGTATCTAAGCCAGTGAAAGCATTGCCACCACCTGCGGAAGCAAGGACTTGGCTTAAAGAGCTACCACCGAGCGCATTTGAGTTAGAAGCTGTACCATCTAAATTAGCGTAAATTGTAGAACGCACAAGACTTATTGCTGGACAAGAAGTTTGCGGCTGGACCGTCTATTGAGAGTTAGTGTAAGCAGAGGTTTTAATGCTCCAATCAAATTTCTCAGAAGAACGAATAAAATACTTTCCACCGCCACGCATCCAAATCACAGGGCGGCTTGCATTAGTCATTTGGCTATAACTAATCGGGATACCAGAACAAAAGCTCCAAGAATAGTCTAATACAATTGTACCAGCGTTAGTTGTCCCCCAGCCCGCAGCTTTTACCAAAACATCTAAATTACAAGTAAAACCAGAATTATGCGTTGACCAAGCTGGTTTTGTACCACTGTTTAATTGTACATAGCAAATAATTCTTGAGTATCCACGATAGGGAATGAAGCTGCCAACTACTGGATACCAGGTATTCTAATCATATGTAGAGCTGCTTAAATCAATAGTCTAATGCAATTGTGTTGAGTTTAATTGATAATTTGACTCACTTTCACCGCCTTTTGTGTAATTAGCGGTTCCAGCAGAGGCGGCTGAGCCAGTAATATTTGTAGTCAAACTATTTTTTACTGGATTATATTTAAAATTATCATTATAAACAGCCATATTGCGAACATTGCTATCACTAAACCAAACATTTCGTGCAACGTCTGCTGTTCCTGTACCCAATGTTAAGTGATCGGCATCTTTTGCTTTATCAACCGCAACGCCTAATCTCTAAACTGTTCCACTAACACTCTAATCAAGTCTAAGAGTACTATCATTAGCTCCATTTAATGAAAAAATGAGAGAGCCATCCTCTTTAGCCAATGAGTTGACTTTACTCTCTTGACCTCTTTTCATTTTGAAAAGACTCATCTGACTCCCTCCTTTTAAAATTCAATCCATTCAAGTTGAGACGTCGTGGCTAAACCTAATGAATCAATATAAGATACTACATTTTTCGCTAATACTATTTTAGCACTAGTTGCTGATGCTGTCAAATTGTTGGAATCAATAGCATGGAATCCATCAACAGTGTCGGCATTTTTAGCAGTTCCATTTAAATAAGCACTTACAGTAGTGGCAGAAACTTTACCTAAACCACCGACATCACCGGAAGGATTAATTGTTATCTATTTGGTATTAGTGTTCTAGGTTCCATTAATAATTGCGTCAGTAGCATAATTTAAATAGAGAATATTTCCGCTATAAGGACCAAATGTCCAAGCGCCACCTTCAGTTTTAGTTCTAAATAATGGATTATAACCAGTATATGTATTTTGATTAATAAAAACACCAGTTCCTTTGTGCCCATCTAACCAAGAAACAGAAGTACCACCTTTAACAATCTAGCCGCCAGGAACAACATTACCGCGAATAGTAAGATTACCATTATTAGAACTAAGAGACATTATTGGAGTAGGAGTAACAGAAGAAGCAACTGAAGAATTAACCGCAGCTTCCCAAATCCAACCGTATCCAGAAGCATTTTCTATTAAACTTCTTTGTGCCCAGGAGGTAACGGAACCATAAGTGGAGGGTGTTCCACCAGTAGGTGCAGCTCCAGCTGTCCTGTCACTCATATAATTAATCCAAGTGACATAAGAAGGATCCCACCAATTAATCTCTCCATGACGAGAACCTTTTTTACGGTTTAATTGTAAACCTCTACCATTAATAGTAATTTTAGTATTAACAGTTAAATCGCCAGTTAATGTGCCACCAGATAAAGGTAAATAATTACCAACCGCACTTTTTGTTTTTGCTGCAACATAAGCAGTAGTTGCGCCCGCAGTAAAATAATTATTAGTAGAACTAATTGCTGAAGCAGAAGAAGCCAGAGCATCTGCACCAGTAATAACTTTATGCCATTCACCCCAAACAGAATCGCTTGTCGCACCGCGAGTAAACATTTTAGTGTCTGAATAAGCAATCTAAAATGGGCGACCACCAGAATCATCGCCCCATGGAATATGAGTTATGACATGGGAAAACTAACCAGCTCCAGCTAATCCAATAGTGGCGCTACTTTTAAACTCTTCTTTTGAACCCATTTGATAAGTCATATAGGTTGCAGGAAGAGTATTGACTGAACGAGTATCAATTGAGCGAACAAAATAAGTTGCGTCCGAATCTCCTTTTAAACGTCCGACAAAAGTAGTAAAAGTAGCCTTACTGCCATTCAGCGTAGTAACCGTACCTTGATTAGCTTTTAACTGCGTCATGGTGCTCTGCAATGCGCTAATTGTACCCGCATTAGCAGTTACATTTGCCGCACTCGCTACTTTCTAATCACCAACCGCAACAACAATATTATTGCTTTTAGCCGCGAACTTTGAACTCTTTGAATCACCAACATAGACATTACCATCATCGCCAGACGGAATCAATGTCCAAGAGCCAGAATAGATAAACAAATCTCCTACTTCGGCAGCTATTGAAGAATAAGTCCCCGCAGTTATAACTTTATAAGCATCGCCTGTTCTTGCAATTGCAGGTAACGTAGTAATAGTTGGAGACTACGCTTCTGCACCAAGAGTGCCCATATAGTGCATGGCATCATTGGCTGCAATTGAATTATCAATCTTATCAGTAATATTCTTTAAACTACTGCCGCCAAGAGCATTAGAATTTTTAGCTAAATCAGCAGTTGAAGCATGAGCAACATTGTTGATAGTTAAAGTTGTACCAGTTGAACCATCTGAGCGTCCAAGAGTAATAGTCGCATTAGAAACTGAAGCACTATTATAGGCATTTTTCTTCGCGGCGTAGGATGTATAGTTGGCACTATCGAGAACAGTTCTCCAGTCCTACCAGACTTTAGCTGACATTCCTCTGACAGCCATCTGCCCAGAAGTATTCTAAACTGCGATTTGTGCATCCCAACCACCGGTACTATCCCAATCTAAATGAATAATATGAGAATCGCCAATGGGCGGTTTACCTTCTGTCATAGAACCCGTTGCTTTAAAAGTTCTTAAACCACCCAACCCTGTAATAGCTAAATTTGCACTACTCGGGCGAGAAGCAGGATTTCTATAAAGATAGTTAGCCGTACCCGCTGCGGCAGTTTTAGCATAATTTGCAGTCGAAGCATTAGACACATTATTGATTGTCTTTTCAACTGTCTCACCATTCGCTCTAGTTAATTTAACCTTATTGTTAGTAGTTGTATCTAAACCGGTAAAAGCTGTACCATCACCAGTAGAGTTGTTAATTTTATCAACAATATTTTGAAGACTACTGCCGCCAAGCGCACCAGAGTTCTTCGAATAATCTGCTGTTCCTTTAAGTGCGCCTTGGAATGTACCAGCAATAACAGTACCATTATCATTAATAGCAAATAAATCTTTATAGGTCTTACCGGCATCTGTTGATTGCTAGAAACTAAATACCGCGTCATTAGCTATTGCATTATCGAAAATATTGATACGCTGGCGATAAGTTTCATTATTCTAATCAATTACCGCAGGCCCACCGTCACCAAGAGTAACAGTAGATGCAAGTTTGCCAATAGAACTGTCGTTTAATGTACCCCAACCAGGATTACCATTTGCATCAGTACGATAAACTTTATTTGCTGCATTCGGTGCGGGAACGTAACCACTCTGAGTTTTAGTATTTAAGCGGTTCTATTCAACCCAATCTTTCCAAACTTTTGTTCCTGCGTCATAATAACGAACGAATTGTTTCTCCTAATCATCAGAAGCATAGCAAATTTGAGTATACCATCCGGCCGCACTCTAAAGAACTTCTAAACCAAAAGCATCAATACCCATGGGCTTATTAGTATTAGTATTACCACCGCCAGCCCAATACATCCCCGGAATGCGCAATGTATCAAGATTAACGCCATTTATTTGCTGCGCCGTAACAAAAGTAGATGGAATAGAACTAACCGCAGTAGGAGTGCCTGCATTGATATAAACCGGCTTAGTTGATGAACCAACAGTCCCAGTTCCAATTTTATTGCTTACTTTTGCGTAATCAGCAGTCGAAGCATTGGAGACATTATTAATTGTTTTTTCAACTGTGGTTCCATTGGCTCTTGTCAGTTTTACTTTATTGTTAGTAGTAGTATCTAAACCAGTAAAGGCAGTTCCATCGCCTGTTGCATTGTCAATCTTGTCAACAATATTTTGAAGGCTACTACCGCCAAGGGCGTTAGAATCATCTGCTTTCTTTGCTATCGCAGCAGATAATTCATATCTAGTTTCTCCAACATCGACTAAAACAGTACTAGTGGGAGACTTGGTATCATAAGCAAAAATAAGAGAGCCATCTTCAACAGCCAATTTAGGCAGGTTCTCTACTCTACCTCTCTTTGGTTTTAATAATTTATTAGCCATTAAAAGTCCTCCCAAGTAGTAATATCACCAGCACCCGCGAAATTTTGTGACTTAACCCAATTAGTAACTGCTATTGAAGTTGGTATTTTGTCCGCGGCTGAAGCAGTTGACATAACGGCTTCAATTCGAGTATTTAAAACATAATTATCAAACTTCTTGGCCCAATCAGTCGCAGAAGTTCCTCCCAACGCGCCAGCATTAATAGCATAATTAGCTGTACTTGCTATTGCAGTCGCGCCAGAGTTTATATAGTCTAATTCAAGCCAGCGATGAATTCCATCGCCAACTTTCATTAAGTTTGTATCTGATTCATAACCAGCTTCGCCATCCAATAGAACAGGATTATTGATGCGCCAAGCCTCGCTGGTGTCTTTTTTAAGTTGTATTCTAGCCTTGAGCATCAACTCACCACCTTATTAGGTATAATTGACTTGTTCTGTTGAAGCTAAAATGCTGCTAGTGCCGCAATAAAGTACTAAGAAATCATCTTCGGCATCAGTTTGAGATAATAGCATGGCAGGCAATTTATTAAGTCCTGCTTTGAATGTCTCGAAATTAGGACCAGTGCCAGTAACGGTTAATTCAATTTTTGTATTGTCCGCGGTAAATGAACCACCGGTAGCATAATTATCAACATTAGTTTCCTTACCAGTAGTGACACTAACAATATGGCCATATTTATCGAGCGCAATTTCTTTAACATAAGTACGCTCATCCGCAGAACCAACAGTATCACTAACGGCAGAAGTTGCGGTTGCTCTCAAAGAGTGGCTAACCTTTAATGTGCCTTTATTGGTAATTGGGCCGCCACTAACATCAACGCCGCCATCGGTAGCAATATCAACTTCTTTAACGCCATCTGCTTTCGCATCAGCAATTTTGGTTTCTAAATTTCTGATCGCGCCGCCCAATGTAGTGGTTTCGTTAATATCAGATTCTGCACTACCTGTTCCAATACCAGCTAAAGGAATATTGACTAAAGCAGATGATTTTAATGCTCCATTGCCAAAGCCAACAGCAACTTTACCGGCATCAAATATCTCACTCTTGATTAAAGTCTTATAAGTTACTTTAAAGACTTTGTTGCCACTACCAACTGGCTCTTCAACAATCTCAATTTTAGAGACAGAGCCTTCGTCACCTTCAAGAACACCAGTCTTATCTTCTTTAAGTACGGCTTGGAGATAATTGCTTAACTTAACATCTGTGTTACCGACTTTTTCGAAGCCAGGCTGTCCACCATCTTGACGTGTAATCCAAATATACTCATCAAATATATCGTTATCTGTTGAATCATAACTATCATTATCATTATGATTATGACTTACCAGATAGATAATGCCAGCTTTACCACCGTTAATGTTATTAGCAAGCAATTCGGCATATGAATCATATGGACCTTTATAAGAAATAGTGATAAATTCACTTAACTTAGTATCAGTATAAGTCTTGGCTTGGTTAAGAGCAGTAGAAGCAGCTGCGTCAGCAATCTTCTCAATGTCCTTTTGAGAAGCATCTTTGACCTAAGTCCAAAGCTGTTCAGAAGTGACTACAGTAGAAGCCGGACTAAGGACAACTCCGCCGTCTTTATCGCCAATCTAAACACCTTTAAGATAACCAGCAAGTAAATCGTTAATTTCAGTCTTAGTATAATATAACTTAAAGCGTTCATCAATCGCCTTTAAATTATCATCAACTTTCTTTTCAAGTTCGGTAAGTTTCTTTTTAATTTCTTCTAGGTCTTGCAAACCAAAAGTGTTAATATAATTTTTAACTGAGTCTCGACTTACAAACTAATAAGACTCATAACCAGTAATGAAATCCTTAATAGGAACTTCAGCACCTTCACCATCATTGGTTAAATCGGAAGTCTTAGATGGTATATCAGTTTTAATTTGTGCGAAGTTATTATTGATACGGTTAATCATTGTATTAACTGTATCATTCTCAGCAATGTCGCCTTTCTCGTCAGTTTTAGTTAATTTTTCGATAACAACATCGACAAAATTATCGACCTTGGCCCAAGCTTTAACATCGGCAGAAGGTCCTACAATAGGATATAGGTCATTAAAGTTGCCTGGACCTACGTAGATATAGGCAACTCTTTTTTGAACTACATTGCCATCCTCTTGCTTAACTCCAACGGTAGTGTAAGCAGTTACAAGCTCGCCCGCAAGAATATAGGGGTTGTTAGCTTGTAAGTTAGCTAATGAGTCAACTTTGTTTTGTATTCTAGTTTTTAGTGTTTTACCCGGCATTTGTCTCACCCCTCAAAGACGAATGTGTCATCTTCCTGCCCAAAGCCGTAATCATCTGCGGCACCACCGGAGCACAATCGAACCTCGTCTTGGTTCTTTATATATTCAGAATCATCAAGAGGAAGCCCGCGATAAACCTTTGTTTCTTTACCATTGATAATAATATTACCATTAATAGTAGATGGTTCTACGCGAGTTGCTCTATCAGCAATATTAGTTAATTTAGCAATATCAGTTAAAGAGATTAAAGAATAGCCATCTCGTCTTACGACAAATGTATCTTTTAAATCGGCTTTAACTGTTTCGACGATTTTGTCTTCATCAATGAAGTAATCGACTCCATTTACGGGCTTTAAGCTATCTAGCCATTCTTTCTCTGTGCCTTTAAAGCCATGCATAACTGCAATAGCATAGGCAGAATAGCCGCGCAAAATAGGATTAGACAATGCACCAGAAATGCTGCCATCCTCGGCAAGTGCACCAGAAAGTGTTGAGTAACAAGCAATATCGCCACTCAACGCACCAACATCGAGTACGCCTTCAAGAGAAGACTAATTTTTTATCGCGCCATATAAGATTTCATTCTGTTCCAATTCTAGTCACTTCCTTGCTTACGGTGAAACTAGACAAAGGAATAAAAGTAAAAACATCGCCTTCAGCAGTCTCAATCTCCATGTCGTAAACATAAGATTTGCCCATTTGCGCTTGAGCAGTGTCTTCTGGTTTTATATGCCAAACAAGAGTATCATAAGGGATTTGACTCTCAAATAATATTTTTGTGGCAGAAGCATCCTGTCTTACTTGCGCGCGAATCTTATCGTTAGGACCTGGAGTATAGGGGTTGCCCTTAGAATCAGTGATGGAAACTGTGATATAAGCACTATCTCCACGAGTGATTGTAATATTTGTTCCTTGTGTAGAAAGCATACCTCTCCCTCCTATCGAAGTTATCTAATGGTAAAGTAAGATTTTTGGACATTAATTATAAGTATTAAATAAAAATGCGCCGGATATAAAATCCGACGCAATTAAATAATTTATTTAGTTTTTGCTCCACCGCAAAGTAGATCAATCATCTTATCCAATTCAGAATCACTTAATTTATCTACATCCTCAGTATTAAGTTGAGACATAGCTTTGACGTAATCTGGATTAAAAAATAAATCAATCAAATTATTCATGGAATCATTATCTTTCATCTTTATGTAGCTCCAAATATTTTAAATCTCGAAGAATAATCTCTTCACCAGGCTCTCCTGGTGAATAACTAAACCGAAGATTATGCGAAAGAGTTGCAGCATAATCATTCCAGCTTTGAGCATAGGGTTTAAACCATTTATGTTTCCAATAGGTAAATACTTCCGCTTGATTCCGCGGAATCCCAATGCCCATTAGGAGTTTAATAAATCTTTTCTTAGTCATGATTCGTCCTTTCAAAAAATAGAGAGTTAATCTGTGACAAGATAATACTCCTTTATAAATTCCTCAGTCGAATCGTTCTCGAGCGCATATCTCATCTTTTTAATCCATTGACAATAGATACTCCAATAACGAGAATAAGAAAGATAACTCGGCTTTAAACGAGCGTAATCATTAGCTTCATTTCGTTGCCAGCCAACTGCCATCATAGACTTTATAAATCTTTTCCGAGTCAATATTTTCCATCCTCTTTCAACATTTCAACCAATTTCTCAGAATACCATCGAATCTTATCTACGTCTTGTGCGCCATCCTTTTTATCGGCGCGCCAGACATACTTAAAAATAGTCAATTTAATCCAAGATTCAACGGCTTCGCGCCCATAAAGTTGCTCCATGACATCAATACACTCAAGACCACCGGCTTGATAATGATTAGGATGGTCTACCATATCATTAGGAACTTCATGAAGTTCATTACCGGGGTCCTCTTGAATAGGATCAAGCAGTGAAATCTAATCAATGCACTGCCCAACAGCTTTAGAAGTATTCAAAGAACGTTCCTCATAATTCATATTACTTGTCTCCATCATAGAAAATTAACTCCTCTGCATAAGGTAAAATATGAACCCAATAAATAAATTTCTGCCACTCGCCTAATTTATGTCCTTTACGCTGATGGACAATAGAACGAAGAACTTCATAGTTCAAAGTATATTCGCGCGCCTGAAGGTAAGATTCAGGAAGCAATTCAATTAACTTACGCCAATAACGCTTGTCTTTTGTCTGATTGAATGCTCTGCGTAAATCTTCGCAAGTCTAAATCGTCTCATCAAACAGGTCGCTCAACTCACCTGCGCAATAAATACCATCGCGCTGTTCCATTTCTTCTTGTTCCTCGTAAGGAATCTGCTCAATCTCGAAACTTTCTCTTGTGAGCGGTTTAGACTGAATCTTATGCATAGTAGAAGTAGAATTAGTTACAGTACCAATTTTATATGTATCAAGCTATTTCCATATAGACAAAGGCAGACTAATATAAGCCGAAACAAAAATCTGGCGCAAAAATTTTCTATGCTCTGGGCCAGCCTTAATCAGTCGCTGAGCGAGATCCAAGTCCGCCGGTCCAAGGAAAGCGTATTCCATAACACAAGAATCAATGTCATAATAGATACAGCCATTATTATCCAACCAGGCCACTTTTTCTTCATCATATTTCGTCCTTTCAGCTTCAGTCATTTCATCATACTTATCATGCTCACGCCAAGTATTTAGAGTCTCAAAATCTTTTCCATTATCTTCATAGCAATAACCAAACATACTATCCGATTTTGCCCAAGATTCAAGTGGCGCTCTCATACCATGGAAAGCACCTTCCCAATTAAAAGTTCTTGTATTATCAAATTGCATTAGTTTTCTCCTTGTCAACGAAATAAATCGTGACGGGGTTGTCTTTAGTAAAATCAATAGAAGTCTCCAGCCCAAGTTTAATAATTGGCCCTTGATATTCCATTATCTTCTTTGAATCATACCCACCAAAAGCAGAAAAAGATTCAAATGTATGAGATCCAATTATATCGGCCGCCCGCGCGGTCAAATACATCTTTTTCTTTTCACTATCGAAAATGATACGAATAAGATATTTATTTCGCGCAACTGCTTCAACTTCATAACGCTCAATATAAAAATCATCCATCCCGTGGTGTTTCATTTCTTTTAATATATCAGAATAAGTCATTTATCAATTCCCTCTATTTTTTGAATATCTGCTATTTCAAGCGTATAAAGATTACCTGTACCTTCATCTGCTATAAATTCAAAGGAAACAATTCCGTTTAGTTTATAATTACGGTTATCGACCAACATTTCTGCGGTTCTTTCTTTCGGGCCGCGATAAGCATTCTCGATTGTAACAACCGGATTATCGACAACTCCTTTTAAATTAAAAGACTTATCTTCTTTTCCATTATTGTATATATAATTAAGAGACAAATCAATAAGTCCGTCATTTCTTAATCTCGCAGTCCCACTTTGAAAATACATTTTATTAAGAATATCCATTAAGCTCCACCAATAGTCTTATTATATCCATAGATATTTGATTGATAAAATTCTATGTAATATTTCTCTCGCTCATTTAACTTCTCCTTTGGACATTGCTCCAATAACTCAAAAGTAAAATTCTAAATACCTTCTTCACCCATTGCATCGTGGATTCTTGAATGAGCTATTGAATCTATTTTGAGCGCAGCTTTGACATGATTGGACCAACGAGTTTTTATGTCTGTACTCTGCCCAATATATATTTTACCGTCTTTGATATTAGTGATTTTGTAAATGCCAGAAACTTTATCCTTTCCGAGAATGCGTCCGGCCATCTCGCCAAAAGGCTTTAAGAAGTATTCACTCCAAATCAACTTGCGCAAAGGTTGCTAACTATGGCATTCTTTAGCAAAACGAAGCAACTTGTCAATATCCTCTTGAGCATCAACAGAAAGATGGACGCGATAAAAGTCTTGTTCATCTTTAAGTTTTTGTTCGCGGATTTGCGCTTCAATAAGATTCGCGCGCAAAGCAGACAAATTATCAATCTCAGACTAAAGTTTTGCTTTGTCCTTTTGGTATTGAGATTCAAGAGACATTTGCTAATCAAGGTAATCATCCAAATTCTCTTCTTCCAATTTATCCATCGCTTCACGGCGTTCTTTCATCAAAGACTACCACTGCCTATCAAAATCAGCAATCTTATGATCATAGTCTTTTTCAAGAGCAACAATCTTAGCTTGAAGCTCAGCAATGTCCCTATTTAGAAAGATCTTTTGTTCTTCCGCTTGATTAGTATAATCTTGAACTTTATTATAATAATCTGATTGAACTTGCTTTAATTGTTCTTGATTGTATCGTCTCGCGTGTTCTAACGCCTTATTATTTTCTTGTTTCGCACGCTCAAGTGATTCATTATAAGAATCTATTAAACGCTAAGTAACTACCTTTTTCTCTTGAACTTCTTTATCAAACGCTTCTAATTGCGCTCTATTGATTTGTTTAACTTCTTCTTGGCGCCTGCGCATTACAATATAAACTATAATTGCGCCAACGAGTGCTCCTATTACAGAGAACAAAATTCCCATTTACGTCATTACTCCTGCAACTCTCTTTCTTCCCAAAGAAATATTTCACCCGTTGTTTGGGCTAACTGATTATAAATATCCACTGTTTCTGGTGTTATAAGTGCGCCTTCAACAATAGCATAAGTTGACCTGCAACTCGCTATTGAGCCACGAGATAAACCTTTAATTGTCTAAACAACAATTCTTTTATTATCATCAAGTGCAAATATGGCATTGTCTATTGTCGCACTCAATGGCATATCAAGATTTTTCCCAATCTCTTTGCCAAAACGATTCAGCGCTAAATTAACAAAACTATCATGCAAATAATATATTGTACAAGTGTAAGTCATTAAGATTCACTCCATAATTCGACCTCACCCGTTTTAAAGAAATGCTTTAAATCAATTATTCGCTGATTTGAGGAACCTCTATGAGCCAGGCTGAGATCTTTTTTATCGAGTTCAAAAGGACCATCCACCAACACATCAAACATCAAAAGTAGTTTACCCTCTGGCTTTTGAATTAAATCTTCAAATTTTTGTCCAGACCAAACCCAATAATTTTCACATTGAGTTTCATCCCTTAACCTTTGCACAAGATGAGCTAGATGGGCACGCCCATTAACGTCCTGTGCAAAAGGTTCTCCGCCGAGAAGAGAAAAACTCTTTACTTGTGGATGCTTCTTAAAAAACTCTACAATAGTAGAAGTAGTTTTATTTGTATAAGGCTCTCCAAAATTATAATCTTGCGCTTCAGAGTTAAAACATCCCTCGCAATGAAGAGGACATCCAGACACAAAAAGACTTACTCCAACACCCGGTGCATTTGCAATATCAAAATACTTTATTCCTGCATAATTCAAAATCCAAAACCTCGAGCATAATCAAAATTTGTAGGTCTTTGCATCCTCGCACGACCCGCTCGCTTTTGCTTCACAAGCACAAGTTTATCTTCCGCGCGAGTGATGCCAACATAACGAATACGGCGTTCCTCGTCTCTTGCTTCCTGAGAATAACGATTATTACCTAAGAAATTCTCGAACAGAACAACGTTCTTAGACTCAAGCCCTTTAGCAGAGTGAATAGTAAGTAACTTAACAACATTCTCATTCATCAATTGATGAATTTCCTCAGTTGTCTTTTCTGCTTGACGGAAATTAACATAAGGCACGCCTAATGCATCAAATTCCGCCGCAATTTCTGCAACAAGTTTATTTGAACGCGCAAGAACAAACCAGTCCTTATAATCGCCACGTTCTTTAAGCATATATGCGACTGCAGGAATATCAAAAGCCATAGAAGTAACTTCTGCCATTCCTCGCTTCATCGGAACAACATCTGTAATTGCAGCTTCATCAAGGTCTCGAATAGCTTGCTGTGCAACTTTAAGAATGCCCGAACGAGAACGATAATTCTCAGTCAACTCAAAAATCTTTGTCTGCGGATCATTGTACAAGCTATTGAATACTTCTTTTGAGCTACCCTTAAAAGAATAAATCATCTGACGCGGGTCACCAACAGCAAAAAAATGCTTTGGCTTTAAAATTGTTTTAATGAACTCATATTCCTGTGGTGCAACATCTTGGAACTCATCAATAAGCAGATGGTCAATAGTGGGAATAAACATCGTATTCAAATGCTTTTTTACTTCGCGGAAAAGACTATCAAAATCATCATCTTCACGTGCGCGTTCAAGAATATTATCCAATCCAATTTTGTTCATCGAAAGCAATTGCGCAGCATAGCTATGAATAGTACCAATTGACACCTTATCAAAACCGGGACAATCAGACAAACGGTCTTTCATTTCTTGCGCGGCATTATTTGTATATGTAATAAGGATAAGTTCTGATGGTTTTACCCCATTGAGAAGCAAATATTTCGCGCGCTCGGTTAAAGTACGAGTCTTTCCCGCTCCGGCGCAACTAATAACTAGAACTTTTTTAGCATTGGTTTCTACAGCCATTTGCTGTTCAATACTTAATTCCATAAAGCACCTCTTTCATATTTCTATAAATATTATATCACAAAAGAAAAAGAAAGTCAAGCATTAAAGCCTGACTTTCTAATGTTATTTCTTAATAAATAATTTCTCGACTTGATCAAGAGAATTATTTAATCCGACAGTATTTTTAATTTTCTTATGCCAAACCATCTTAAAATCATCTGGTGCGTTCAACTCAGAAATAAAGACTTGATTATGCTCGGATAATTCTCTAACCTTATTCCAAAACGCATCTTTATCATAGTTATCATATGGATAAGGCTTAGTTCCATTATAAGGTGGGTCACAATAAATAATGGCATTCTCGCAATCAAGAGAAAAGAAATCTTTTACTTCAAATTTACAACCAGTTAATTCCGGCATCTGTTTAAGAATGTTGTTCTTTCTATTGCGATGTTCATGTCGCTTTGGATCACTTGCAGGGACGTCTTTTGCATATCCACCATCATAAAACCTTCCGCCAAAAGAAGCAATATAGCCGACAGCACCAATATACCAGTCTGGATGTGTTAATTGAGCAGAGCGCCACTCAGCTCGACAAATATCATACTCTTCTTTTGAAATAGGAACTTCAAAATTTGGAATCTTATCTAAATTATTAAGTAATGCAATCAAGTAAGGATTAATGTCATATCCAATCCTGTTTTCGCATTTAATATGCTAGATTAGGTTCGCGCCGCCAACAAAGGCATCAACAAATGTATCACAATTTGATTCATCTATTGCTTTTTGAATGATAGGACAAATGTCTTTAGCTACTCTCGATTTTGAACCTTGATAAACCATTAATTATTCCCTTTCTCAAATTTAGTAATTTTACTATGTTTAAATCTTGCTTCTGCTTCGGCTTGCTTACCAGGATTAAAAGCAGTTTTATAATCACCAGTTAAATATCCTGTCACCCTGCGCAAACGACGAATATTTGTACCATGGCATTGAGGACAATCGTTGCCAATTTCATCAGTATAGCCGCAATCCATACACATATCATTAGGAACATTGATTGCAAAATAAGGAATATCATGGTCCATTGCATAATTAACTATTGTTTCAAGAGCATCAATATTATGTTTTGCGCCTGAATCAAGTTCAATATAAGTAATGCAACCCGCGCTAGAATATCCAGTTAATTGAGATTCAATGTCAATCTTTTTGAAAATATCTATTTCTTCCCAAACAGGAACATGAATAGAATTAGTAAAGAAATCTCTATCAGAAATATTAGGAATTTTACCGTATTTTTTTTGGAACTTCTTCATTGCAGTATAACATAAATTTTCAGCGGGAGTGTAGTAAACACCAAAATTTAATTTATATTGTTCTTTAAATTCTGCACAACGAATTTTATACAACTGACAAATTCGTTTAGCTAGTTCCATACCCTCTGGTTCAAGTTGATTGCACCCAATAAGAATTTGAAGTGTTTCTGCCATGCCTAATAAACCAATAGCTAAAGTACCATGTTTCAAAGCAGAGCGGATTCCTTCTTCTGGATTATATCCAGCCATAACATTGTTCTCATACATGAATTTCGCGGCTTCTGGACTTTGCTTGCAAATCCATTCAAAACGCTCAATTAATTGATCTTTTGCTTCATGCAATTTTTGATCGAGGACAGACAAAAATTTATCAACTGTTTGTCCTTCAAGATCTTCGCCAGTAGAGTGTTTGAGAATATACTCTTTTGCTTCCATTGCAAGTGTAGGAAGAATAATTGTTACTGGGCAAATATTTCCGCGTCCATCTTTTAATTGACCAAAACCATTAATGTCCCAGCCATTTGCAGTTCTACAGCCCATGGTTGAAAAGTAAGTACGAGGATCATTTCTGTCATAACCAGCATTACCACTCCAATCAACATTGGCATAATTAGGATAAAGTCTCTGGGCTGTTGATTTTAAAGCCAATCTATACAAATCATAATTAGGAGTACCAGGCTCTTTATTAACACCTTTCATCACTTGGAAAATACCACAAGGGAAAATAGAAGTTCTATGAAGTTCTCCAATACCGTCAATAGAAACTTCAAGCAAGGCTTTAGTAATCATTCGCCCTTCGGGTAAAGTACAAGTTCCATAATTGATTGATGTAAATGGCAATTGATTGCCCGAACGAGATTGGAGAGTATTAAGATTGTGATACATCCCCTCAACAGCTTGATGAACCTCACGCTCGGTCATCTCTATTGCATAATTATAAGCCTGCTCTGAACAATTAATTAATTCTGGCTTAATATCAATAGTTGATTTAGAAAAATCAAAATTCTTAAAAGGAACTGGCAAACCTTTTTCATCAACCATGATTAAAGTTTTACCATCAATGAACTTCATCCCATCACGCAAATGTTTAAAAAAGCTCTTTCTTACATAAGGAACCATTGTCCAATCAAGATGACTTGCACTAACTCCGCCGAACTGTTGCAATGATTGAATTTGGAAAATAACTGCAACTAATTGAAAAGCAGTACTAACTGATTGCGCGGGACGGACATCTGTTTGGCGAGTGTTAAATCCTTTAGCAAGCAAATCATCAAAAGGAATAGTTAAACAATTGTGACAACCAACAGCATAAGAAGAAAGATCATGTGTATAAATTTCATTATTTAAATGATTTTCTCTCGCCATCTTTGACATACAATAATCAAGAGCATACTGACTGGTTAAATAATTTGAAGCTTCACCTTGACGTCCACCAAAAGATGCTTCATCAACATTTGCATTTTGATTTTGAATGTCGGTTGCATCAAGTTTCTTAGATACTTCGTTCATTAAAACTTGATACTGATCACGAATCATCTCGTGAAGATAACGATATTTAATATAATGTCGTGCGACTTCAAAATATCCCTCTTCCATAATAGTTTCTTCAACGATATTTTGAATATCTTCTACATTAAGCGCATGGGTTGCTCTCTCACATTGTCTTTCAACTTCATCAACAATAGAACGTAATCCGACCACACTTATTTTGTCCGCGCCTTCGACTTCATTGTTTGCCGCAGAAATGGCTTTTTCAATCTTTTCAATCTTAAAATCAACTTCCTAGCCATTTCTTTTGATAACTTTATTCATTGGAGCCTCCTTATAAAAAGAAGCCCCAACAAAATTGGAGCTTCATTTCCTACTATATATTTAGTAGTTCTATTGAATTTTGTATCTAAATCTAGTATCACTTTAACAAAAGCCACAAAGAAATTGTATAACCAAATTGATCACTAACAACTGTTGGTGCCAACGAAATCACATCATTACCAGATATACAATTAACTTGACAATAATTGATTAAATCATCCTGTGCTTGTTCTGCGGCGGAGTCATATGAATTACCTCGTCCCGTAAATACATTCATTCTCATTTAAGATACCTTTCAACTAGACAATGTACGTTTCCTCAGGACTGGGATTCGAACCCAGGATACTGGTCTTTCACAGCGTGCTAACCTCTACACTATCCTGACGTTGGGTAGCTGTTATTGTCTGACTAGAATTATTCAATTTCAAGACGATTAAAAGAAGCGCTCTACCAATTGAGCTAATTACTCTGTTTAATGGCGGGTAATATCGGAGTTGAACCGATGATAAATTCTTGTTAAGAATTATTGCTGTAATCGTCTTTATAAAAAGCTATGGAAATTACACAGCTATTGGTGCATCTAAAGAGACTCGAACTCTTAAACAACACATCCTAAATGTGTCGGCTTTGCCAATTTGCCTATAGATGCTTATGGCGCGGAGCGTGGGTACCGACCCCAAACAAATTTCTTTGTCGAAACGCTTAGCAGGCGTACCTAGTTCCCCGACTAGTTCACTCCGCAAAACAAGACACAACTTACAGATTTGAACTGCTTAACCAATTTATCAGATTAGTATTTTAACCAAAATAATTGCTGTTTTAAGCGTGTCTTCTAATGGAACGGATAAACAGGCTTGAACTGTTGACCTTCTGGATGTAAGCCAGATGCTCTACCAACTGAGCTATACCCGTATAATTGCGGGTGACCTTCGCAGGAACCCGCTGGCTTATCTGTAATTAATTAGGTCTCGCCAACTCATCGCGCTTAACCTAGGTTTCCGTCAAAGCACTACCGTAGACCCGAAGGTTTAAAGAGTTGTTTTAACGAAGGTTTTACTGGTTGCGGAGGATGGAATCGAACCATCATAGAACAGCTTATGAGACTGTCGAGTCACCATTACTCTACCCCGCAATAAAAAGAGGTTCAACCTCTTAATTGGGAATACGGGATTCGAACCCGTGGCCCCTTGATCCCAAATCAAGTACGCTACCAAACTGCGCTAATTCCCATTACAATGTCTTTCCAATTAAGGAAAGACCAGATCTTACGCGGAGGGTTCGAACCTACCTATCTTCCGCTTATAAGGCGGATGCACGTACCATATGTGCTCGCGCAAGATAAAACAAGACGACATCATTAATTTATTAGCCGCTTTATCCTATTAAGCTACAACCCCTCAAGTGGGGTCGACTGGATTCGAACCAATAACTGCTAGCCCTACGCTATTAATTATATTTAAAATTATTTGCTGAAATCGTCTTAATAATAAATGGTGACTTCGGAGGCTTTCGAGACCTCGACACGCGGCTCTTCAGGCCACTGCTCTACCATCTGAGCTACGAAGCCATATAAAAACTAGATGGATTAAAAATTAAAAATTAAAAGTTAAAACTAAAGTTAAAAGTACCGCGCGGTGATTTAGCTATAAGAACATCTTGATAGCAACCTCTAAATGAAATGTCCGAATTTCACCGAGAAAATAGCTAAATCTGTACAATTAAAATAATAATTTATATCTAAAACTTTAATTGCTGAATCCATCTAATTGATTTCTATAAATATTATATCATAGAAATCACAAAAAGTCAATTAAAAGGCTTGAACTCCCATCACTTAGTCCTAACTTCTTATTTACCCAACTTGCAAAGCAAGAAAATTTTAGGACACCTTTTAATCGTTTATTTACAGGACAACAGAAGCATAACGCTCGTCATCCAAAGCCTTCATCATTGCTGCATAAGCATCAAGAGAAATGCCGGCCAACACATTCTTAAACTCTGCAACACCCTGTCCACTCGCAAAAGTGACATAAGGATTAGTAGAGTTAGCATGGAAAGTATTGGAACGAGCTTCTGCGTTCCAAAGAACCAGACGAGGCATCTGATAGCCAGCCGCACGGAAACGACGGACCATCTCAGACACGAAATCAAGTCCCTGCCCACGGAAGTAACGATCAATTTCCATGTCGGAAATAACCACCATTGCCTTAGGCATATCCTCCTGAGGCACATGATTCATCACAGCGGTATCCAAAACCTGCATAAATGCACGCTCCAGATTAGTGCTGTAACCAACATCAGTACGCATCACAGCTCCAACCTTTTCTGCCAAAGTCTGACCAGGCTGAATCTTGATGTAATGAGGACGGTCAGTAAAAGTCATGTAGGTGTTCTTGAAAGCGCCCTTATTGCGCTCAGCAAAATAAATTGCCAAACCGACAGAAGTAGCCATAGGACGACCATACATAGAACCGCTTACATCAGCCATAACTAGCACGTTATTCTCGCCCTCAATGTAGTTAGGCAAAGCCTTCCACTGGGCTTCAATAACAGGATCTTCCTTAATTTCGGCAGACCAATAGCTAGTATTCTGCATAATCTTCTCTACCAAATCATAAGGATACAAAGTAGAAGCATTAATCTTCTCTTCGCCCTTTTCAACCTTTTCGATGTAAGTATCGAAAGCAGAAGGATTATGACGCTTGAAAGCCTTACGATAACGATTCATCGCCACGGCAGGCACCGCAGCATAATCAATATCGGTCCACTCACCAGCAGACATCTTTACCTCAACAACCTTGAGGTAATTACGCAGTCGAGAAAGAGTCTTACGATACTCACGCTCAGTCAGACCAAGCGCGCGAGCAGTCTTACGACCAAGCGCACGAGACTCCTTAGAAGAAGTGTTGATAGACTTCAACCACTTTGCGGTCAAAGAAATGGGCTTCTCTGCACGCATATTCTTCAAGTCTTCAACAATCTGATTACGCAAATACTGCCACATAGCAGATTCGACAGAAGTACCAACGAACTCATAAAAGTCATCAGCACGACCCATTTCCATAATGTTATCAAAGTTCTTGATAACAGTCTGCGGCGCAACATTTGCCAGATACTTCAGAATGATACGAGCAGTACGACGCTCACCACGTCCACCGCGAATATCACGGGTCATAAACACAGTCTTCAGCGCATACAGAGGATTCTCATTCCAAGCCTTCTTAAAAAGACTCAAAATATCAGCTTCACTACGAGTACGCAATGCGCCAGAAACTGCATAAAAATCAAGCAGACAATCCCCAGTGGTAGAACGAGCGACCGCACCATTCTCGGTCAACTTCGCAGAACCATTAAGAGAAGCCTCATTGGAAATAGCATTTACAAACTTATTCATATATTCTTCCTTTCTCTTGAGGAACTCAAGACACTAAATAATAAAAATCCGGCAATGTCGGATACCTTAAACGTGGCAAGGCAATTAAAATTTGCTGGAACGTGTCTTAATCTTTCCTGTGCCGCCAGAAAACGTTGGCTACGTTTAGATAATTCGCTACGACCCTCGCCGTTTCGGAAAGATTTGATGGTGGAGGATATGGGATTCGAACCCATCTGCTATCCTGTTTGCAAAACAGGCAATCACTCCTAGCAATTCCATCCCCCATGTAAAGCACTGAGCAACCACGCTCTTTTCTGCCCGTGCCAGGCCGCCGCTTCATTTTGAACTACGCCTAAGTCAACCTCATTATCAAGTTGGGTTTCAGAGAACCTTCTGGTTAATGGTTTGGTCCTAACCACTGGTGCTCATGGCGGGATTTGAACCCGCACGCTGTTTCCAACAAGGGATTTTAAGTCCCTGGTGTCTGCCAATTCCACCACACGAGCATAAAACGAGACGATTTTTTCCATAAGTTCATCATTATGTTTAAATCTTGCTGCAATCGTCTCTTAAGTTTCTATAAATATTATATCATAACATTTGTAGAAAGTCAATTATTTCATTTCTTACTTCTTAAAACTCAACTGACGCATAATCTCATTATAAGCCGCATCCGTAATCAGACCCATTTCCTTGTCTCGCTTCGCGGCAAAGCGGGTATACTTAGTATAAATTGCCTTAGCATTCTTCTTATCAATGAAAAAATTATCAAAATTAGTCACCGAACCCGGCATAGTATAATTAGTACCAAGCGCATAGCGAGAAGTCTTAGTCTTTTCCATAAAATTTATTTCCTTTCCGATTTTCTATAAATATTATATCACATATTTTAAGAAAAGTCAATTAATAAATAACAAATTTATCCGTTGAATCGCCTTTATGATACTCAATTCCTTCTCCAATATTAAGAGTACGAAATAAAGTATCATTATAAGATAAACTTATTGAAGCATGAACGTGGCCGCCAAGCCACAAAGGAATATGTTTATCATTGTTTTCAATATCACAATAAATTTTTTCAAGAGAAAACTCTGAACCCGTGTTAAAAACCGTTGCAAATTTTTTATCCATAAAAAATGCAGGCATCGTATGAGAACAAATCATATCAAAAGAATGAGTTAAACCTTTGTCTACGGTTTTAATAACATCTTGATCGGTAATTACTTCTTGATGCCACCAAGATTCTTTAGGCTCTCGGTATACTTTATCAATAGAATCCGCGCCACCAATGCAAAGAATATTCAATCCTTCAATAGAAAGAATCTCCCCACGCTCTATTGCATAAACATTAGAACGAATTTCTCTACACCGCGCGCCGAACATGGTTTTAATTGGCATTTTTTCAATAGAATCATAGTTTTCATGATTGCCCAAAATAGTAAAAATTATCTTTTCTGGATAATCTTGCGCAAAATGATTAAGAAACTTATTCCATTTCCAATCATTATATTTGAAAATAAAACCAAAGTCACCTAACTGGAGGCAATATTTCTCTTTTGATTCAAGAAAACCTTTCATTAAAGGGGATTCTGCATGAATATCTCCAAGAAAATACATTCTTAATCATTCCTTTCTCTCTTGATTTTCTATAAATATTATAGCATAGGAATTAAGAAAAGTCAATTTATTTATTGCGCGAAGCCTATGCAATTTTTGCTTTTCTATATTGCTCTTTTAAAGTATTATATTCTTCTTGAGATATAATTTTAAGAGCAATTTCTTCTGGAATTTCTATTGGCTCTGGAAAACAGTCACCTAAAATAATTGAACGTTGATTTTTATAATTATAAAATGCGAGAATCTTTGCGCGATGAAACCAACAATTTCCTTTTGTGCGTTTTCCAAATTGCCCCAATTCCGCGCAATAAGCAGGGCACCACCCACAACCGCCAGAAATTGAGCAATTCAAACACTCATCATCAACCCAAGTATCAATTGTCATTTCTTTCAATTTTTCGCGCAAAAGAGCATCATTTGAATTAAAAATTCCTTTTTCACAATCTCCTATTGAATAATTTACACAATTATTATTTAAAGAAGTTGAAGCAAAACGGCAACATGGATATGCTTTTCCATCAACTGAAAAGCAAAATGAATCTCCAAAAATTTCACAAGGATAATTAGAAAAATCAAGAATCTATCCAGAATACTCGTTAAGGATACTAATTTTCTCATCCCAAATTTTATTCTTAATTACATATTGCCCAATTTCTTTAAATTGCTTATATACCTATTGGGCATCTTTTTCGGTATAAATGTCTTCGTAAATAGGCGTACTGACGATATGCTTAAAACCATTTTCAAGAAAAAATTTTAAAGAAGGAGCTATATAATTAATATCTTCTTTTGAAAAAGTCATTTTGATATGATCTAAGCCATGCTTTTTTAACCATAAACCATTTTTAAAAGCCTTATCAAAACTTCCTTCGCCTTTTTGATTAATTCTATTTTTATCATGCAATTCTTTGACACCATCAAGAGAAAGAGCAATATTTAATATATCTTCATATTTGAGAATAAATTTTTTTACATCTTCTCTCTATAAAAGTGTACCATTGGTATTTAATGAAAGTCTTACAAAAGGTAATAAATCCGATCTTACAATAGAGATACCTGACATTAACATCTAAATTATCATATCCATTATTTCTGGATAAAGAAATGGTTCACCGCCAATAAAAGAAATAGTCAATTCTTTTACATTATTTTTACCTAAAATTCCATTTTCTTGTTCAAGAAGCCGAATTATTTCTTGACATTCTTTTATTGCAGTATTTAAATCTAATGTTCGAGGACTTTTAAAATGCTAGTAGCAATAAGAGCAATTTAAATTACAAGATTCTGTAATCTAAAAAATAATAGAAGCAGAATTAGCCATTGCTCCAAAGCGTTTTTCAATTTTCATAGCAATAAATAATTACTCCTTTTTCTGCGTCAATAGAATAAGAAATATTTTTAATCTTTGGAATTGTCAAAATATTATATTCAAATTGAGCATTAATAGACTCCCATAATCTATTTCTCTATTCTATCCAAGCAATCAGCTATTCGGAATAATTAATTAGCCAATCTTTTAAAACGCTATGCTCAATGACACAAGTATCTGAATAAAACTATTTAGTAATAAAAGCTATAAACTATTCATACGACTAAATACTATGATTTAAATTTATTAATTCAATTCTATCTTTTTCACTTAACTAAAAAACTCTTTTAGTCACCATAAGTCCACATCCAAGTTTCTTCATAATCTTTATAAATTAAATATTCTATTTGTTCAATATGATTATTTAAAATATAAAGCTGATTAGAAATAATTGAAAGATTTTTCGCGCGGAAATACTTTAAATATTTCCCCTAAGAATAAACACTTTCAAATTCTTTAAAAACTATATAAGCAAAATAAATAATAATGTAATTATTCAATAATTTAAAATTAAGTATCTCTTGAATTAGCTAATTCTGAGACAATATAATTGCTAATTTATCACTCTACATCAAGAATAAAAGCAATAAAGATAATTGATTAACAAATTCTTTATGATATTGCGGCTAAACTAAATTAAAATAAATATCCGCTTTATCAACAATAAAACGGATATTTCTTTCAAGATGAACATGATTAATTTTTCGTAAAGCCACAAGTTTTAAAAATAATAAAGGCAAGAGAGAATAATCTGATGGTCCATAACATTTACGATTAAAAATAAAATCGTTTAATTCTCCCTCAATATCTATATCAAATATAGCATCTTTAACTTTTTGAAGAAATTCTCTGCGCACAACATATCCATCTTGATACATATAAATCACCCTGGATAATTCCCGCATTCACAATAAGAGCAACCCTAGCTTGCATGAGAACTTTGACAGCCCATGCAAGCGTCATGACAACTCGATTTACACTCTTGGACACAGCTATCTTTACAGCCTCCTGAGCAAGAACCTTCACAACCGCCCTAGCAACTAGAGCAGCCGCCAGAACAAGTACCAGTGCATGAAGTACAGCCAGTTTTACAAGTGCCTTCGCAATCATTCGCACAAGTTGTTGTACAAGTATTTTTACAATTTCCCATACAACCGCTTGCACACAGTCCAGCGCAACTGCCATAACAGCCGCTTTTGCCTGGTTCTGCAAAGACGCTAATTTTAGAAAGCTATAAAAGAACTTTTTGATGGTCTTCAAGAGGATAAATCAAAGTACCTCTGCCTTTTGCAACCGAATAAGTATTAGAACTTAAAGAACCATCTTCATTAACCATCCTGCCATTTGTAGTTGCAGTTAATCCCGCAATTAAAGGTTCAATAGTAGAATTAGAATTAATCTGCTATCCTATCTGCGCGCCAGTGATTTTAACGTTAGTTACCTTTCGACGATCAACAATCTCAGAATTATAAGCATCAGCAAGATTATTCCAATCTGAAGCTTCAACTTTACTGCCTTTTGTTAAACTCATAAATCATCCCTCCTAAGAAATAAGTAGAGGGTCTTTTTCTTTCTCGAAGACAGTAATTGCTTCGTTTACTAATGCTTTTAATTCATCCCACTCAGATTGAGAAATAATTTGAAGAGCATCTCCGTCTGGTAAACAAATTTTCATAGGACGAAAATCATGCCATAATAAATAACGTTTGGCAGAATAATAATATCCAGCTAAAACTCTTCCTTTATGTGCCCAACAAATATTAGTTACTCGTTTATTAACTGAACCGGTCATTTGTAAATTATTCGCGCTACACCAGCCGCAGTTAGAACTAACTGGGCAATCAATACATTTTTGCTCTGATTGAGATTTATAAGTAATACAATTCAAGCAATCTCTTGCTTTACATTGTCCTTCAGTTTGATAAAGACCATTATAATCTCCAAGCTAAACGATGCTTGAAAGTTCTTCTCCAAGACAAGTGGGATGATACCGTAAACAAGGATAGGCTCTACCTTTCATATCAAAAGAAAGCATATTACCAGTACCGCCGCAATAATTTCCTTCCATAGAGCTTTTGCCATCCGCAAGCATATCAAGACAAGAAATATAAATGTCTTTTAAATTATTATCAAATAAATAATCACTTACCTCTTTCATTTGATAATAAAATTCTTTAGCGTCCTTTTGATTATAATAAGGCTCATAAGCATAATTACAAAAAATATCTTGAATACTTTCGCTGATTAAAAATTTAATTGAATCCGCAATATAAGGAAAACTTTGAGGAACAAAAGTCATTTTACTATAGCTCCATCCTCGTGCTTTTGCGTCTTCAAAAGCTGCGATAGCCTTATCAAAAGAGCCTTTGCCATCAATTGTAACTCTATGAGCATCATGTAATTCTTTTATTCCATCAATAGAAACAGTTAAACTAATAATGCTTCCATATTTTTTCAAAAATTTTTGCACTTTTGGATCAAAATAATTTTGTCCATTAGTTGTTAAGCTAATTCTCACAAAAGGAACAAGTTCAGGGCGGATTATATATAAGCGCGGCAGAAAATAAGACATAATTCCATCAATTAAATCTGGACAAAGCAAAGGCTCGCCACCAATAAATTCAAGAATTAAACCTCTTAAAGTTTTTCGTCCTAAAAATCCTTCAGGCTTATCTATTTCTTTTAAAATTAAATCGCAAATTTTCTTACCAGTTTCAAGAGACATATTCTCTGAACTTTTATTGCATTCGTAACAATAATCACATCTTAAATTACAGGCGTTAGTAATCTAAAATGTCACCTCTCGGCAAGCTCCTAAATAATAATCTCCTTTTGTAACTAAATCAACAGGAAGTAAAGCTTCCGCAACTTCTTCTTGGTATGTTTTAAATCTGTGCGGCATAAGTATATACTATCTCCTGTTCTTCTGGATAAATTACATAATTAAGATTATTAGTTTCTCTATTACAAGGAACATTGCCTGCATATTTAAAAGCTATTTCACGCGCAAGATTAGTAAGCTCTTCTGAATTTTTAACGTACTCTTGAGAATATTTTTCAAAAGATTCTTTTAAAATTGTCGGATCTATACCTTCATCTTGGCAAGTTCTCAAAATTAATTGAATTAAGTTGCGCAAACTCATATTCTTAAAATTTAAAGTCTTATATTTTCGCGCTTCTTCTATGTCAATCCTAGCCCTAACATTCTAGTATGTCTTCATAATAAGCCTCCCGGCGCAGATAGTAACGTTTTATTGTTTCTTCTACGAGTGCAGAATTTTCTTTAATAATTGATTCTTCCCAGCCATTTGTAATTTTTAAACTATGAACAATTTCCATTGCCCACATTCCAAAAAAAGAATTGGGCGGAAAAGAATTTAATCGTTCGATTTGAATTTTATTAGATAAATTTGAAATGTCTTTTGAATTAAAATAACAGATTAAAAAAGAAATAAACTAAATCATTTGTTTTTTTGCTTCTTCATTAATCTCTAATTTTAAATACTAATCATTTAGAGCAAAAATTTTCTAAATAACTTGTTCAATTTCTTCAAAAGTTTTATCCTCTATTGGTAAATCTAATTGAATAATTCCAAGAAACAAATCTATCCAAAAATTGTTTTTGTCGATTCTTTTATACCAAAACTAATTAAAAAAAGTTCGATAATACAGCAATGTCTAGGGAAGTTCCGTGCAGAATAATTTAGTTATTGCTTCGACAAAATCCAAACGTCCTTCTCCAGTGAAATATTCCATTTTACCTCATACAAAAAATGTCTGGAATAACAATATCCCAGACACATAAACTTATTTTATTTCAAGACAGCTTTTTCTGTAAATGCCATACAAAAATAAATTGCTGCGACTGTCTCGCTATGGCTGACCTTCTCTGGAATCGAACCGAGACATGGTGGGTTAGAGCCACCTAGACTAACCATTATCTGAAAGGTCAATATATTGAGAGATGAGATTCATCTCTCGGATTCTATAATTAGTATATCACAATTTAACTCTTAAGTCAAATTATTAATTCTTTTTCAAACAAGGATTTAAACGCTCAAAAGTTGCACACAAACAATCTTCGTCAGATAAGCATCTTGCAAGAATATTTAAAAGACAATTATCTTCATCTTCTACAACAATCTTCACTGGTTTAGAATAATCCAAACTCATTAAACCAAGAATGCTTTTTGCATCTGCAATAGAACCATTTGCATCATGAATCCCAATAGGGACATTATATTGGCACGCCGTACTTTGAAGCGCTCTGATTTGCCGAAAAGAATCAATAGTTACTTCACGAAACATTAGAATCCTTCCTCAATATAATCTTTAATCTTATTTATCTGCGCGAGACGGTTACGCAAATCTTGGCGAGTTTCGCCATGAAAGGCGCAAAGAGGACAAGAACAATGAACTTTACCTTTTGATAAGCGATGTGATTGAGATTTAATCATATCATACCAAACCTTATCACAATACACATTCTTAATGATATTCTCGCGTTTGTGAATGTGCTTCTTCGCGGCTTTGCGCCTAAAATCTTCAGTCCTAGTCATAAAACCACTCCTTAATTCATTTGTTCTGATGGCACGAGTCTAAGGATTTGAACCTTAATCATACGGTTTTGGAGGCCGATATTTTACCATTAAACTACACTCGCATAAAATGATAGTGCTTTCGGTCTATCAGTCCGTCCAGCTAATGGAAGATTTACTGATTCACACAGTTCAGCCTAATCTGCATATAAATTAGATACTGGTATTCCCGATTCTCCAACCAGATTTCTCGCAACAGAACCATTTCATTCTGTCTTATGGCGCAACAAGCAAGCGTAATATTTTGTTGATCGTCTATTATACTATATCTAATTTGATTATTAAAGCTATTCCCAAATTTCGTTTGGGATAGAATTAATTTCTTTCTTTTTGCAGGGAAGGTCATATTTCTTACACCATTTCGAAACAACTTCTGGTCTAACAGAAAATCTTCTGCCAAGCTCTGCAAAAGTCTTAGTGTAAACTTCCCTTTTTAAATCTTCCCTATCTAAAGGACAAGGGATTGATTGCACTGACCATTTTCTTAGAGGATAAAATTGCTAGTCATCAATTCTTGATTTTCCCTAATTTATATCTGAAATAGTTTGATAACTCACATTAAACTATTTAGCAATATCATTCTAAGATAAGCTAGAATTTATCAATAGGTCTTGAATTTTTAAAACCTATTCTTTAGAAAGTTTAATATCGCACTAAGAAGTTCCTTGCCCGCCAGATGTGCAATTATATCCTTTATTTGGATTTTGACTATCAAAATAAGCTATCCATTTAATTTCTAAATCGTCTAACTAATTTTGGGAACATTCTTCTAATATTTCAAAAGAAAAATTTTCTATTCCGTACTTTTTAAAAGCCTAATGAATAACAGCATCCTATTCTCTTGAATTAAATTTATAATGTTCCTACCAGCGTCTTTTAATGTTTACGCTCTAGCCAATATAACACTTTCCATTAATCTAATTAGTTATCTTATAAATACCGCAAATAGACATATTTATCACTCCTATGATAAATAAAAATATAAAAGGCCGGTGTAGGAGCACCTTATTCTCATTGACAGCTAATCAATGCTACCCTTGGCGCGCAAGGTGAGATTCGAACTCACGGGCCGCTCATCACGACCTCCGATTTTCAAGATCGGTTCCTTCAACCACTCGGACACTTGCGCATAAATGGAGCCACATAGGAGAATCGAACTCCCAACTTTTCGTTGGCAACGAAACATTTTACCATTAAACTAATGCGACATTGGTTGGGGTAAAAGGAATCGAACCTTTACATATGGAGTCAAAGTCCACTACCCTGCCATTAGGTTATACCCCAATATAATGCTAAGAACCCCACTTAGCAATCAACAATCTAGCGGCATTGTTTTTTATACCCACGGTCTGTACACAACCGTATTAGTAAAGGATACCGTAGCGACCTCATTCCCCTGTCTGTTATTTTCGATAGTAGCCGGGCATCTAGCGCTCTTAACCTTAGTCATCACTATCCTGACTTTTTTAGAATTAGTTGGAAGTCAGAAACCTTGGTACTCACGGTGGGATTTGAACCCACAAAACTACTGATTTTGAGTCAGTCGGCTTTGCCAATTTGCCCACGCGAGCATATCAATGTAAGATTTATTTCTCAACCTTACATTAAATATTATAGCATATATTTTTCAAAAAGTCAACAGAAAAACATATACCATAAAGCAAAAAGGAAAATGAAGAAAACTGCAATCGTAATCATATAACAGCCTTTCTATTGGGGCTAAAGAGGAGATTCGAACTCCCTCTACCAGTTCCACAGACTGGCGTGCTTAAAACCATTACACTACTAAAGCCATAGATAAGAGAGGATTTTTATTTCCTCTCTTGATTTTCTATAAATATTATAACATAAATAGAGTAAAAAGTCAAATATTTCCATCAAGATTTAGAATAAAATTTTCAAAAGAAATAGGAACATTATCTACGTCTATCAAATTTCTTTTTCTAAATGCAGCAATTTGATTATCCTTAATAAATTTAAATTCTCTATCTGTTGGTTTATAACCATAATTTTTATACGCTTGCATATAAAAATCATAGCAATATTTAATTATATCTTCATTAGAATAATCATTAGTCTTTAAATTTTCAAGATAACGATAATAAAGATATATCATAGTAACAGTTGATTGTCTTGCTATCGCATTTATCGGGGCATTTGCTTTAATTCCAATTTGAATAGCATCAAGAGTATTATAAGTAAAACCAATTAAATCTCTGTGGCGATAATCAAAATTGTTTTCTCTTGTAATAGATTTTTCATTCCACTTCCAAGAATAAGTAATGCGGTCTTCAAAACGGATTCCATTATTTGGATCTTTCTGCGCGCAAAGCATTACCGCGCAATTGAAACCTTTATCTTCATTTTCCCGACTGTCACTAAAGACAATTTTATTTTCATTAAGAAATTCACGAGAGTAAATTTTTCCAAATATCCATGTATTATCTTTAACATGAGGAATTTTTCGTCCATCGCTACACTCCTCGACAAACGATGTGAATACAGCAGGTCTTTTCTTATTAACAAGCATCAACCCGCGCATGTATTCTACAGCATAAGCATTTTCAAAAATGTCGTCTGCATCTATAAAACAAATATAGGGCGCGGAAGTAATATCTATCCCTAATTGGCGGGCATAGCCTGGTCCTTTGTTACGATTTAAATGGAGAACATTTATATTTAAGAAGCGTTTAAAAAATGCAATAATATCATTAATATTTTCATCAGAACAATCATCAATAATAGTCACATTTATATCATCTAAAATTGTTTGTACTTGGATACTACTTAAACATCTAACTAAAAAATCTTTTTGGTTATAAAAAGGAATTATAACATCAACTCTTTGATTGTCCATCCTTTAATTCTTTCTCCTTAGATTCAATTAACTCTGCTTCTGCGGATTCAATAATCTCTGCAATATTGTCAACTTCAAAGAAATAACCAACCGAATCAAAAGCTTTCTAACGGACCATGCAAAAAGTAGCTGGATTTTGACCAAGAATAGATTCTAATTGTTGTGAATTAAATCCAGTATAAATCATAATTTTTTTAACGCAATCAAGCATTATTCTACGGTATTCTTTTGCATCTCCACGTCCGAGTTGGTAAAATCCTTGAACATAAAAATAAACGAACAAAAAAGAACTTAAACCTTGAGATAAAATTTCCTCTAAAGATAATTCATTATGCAATTTATCAAGAGGCCCTAATGCACTCGTAACATAATCTTGAAAATGATTACAAAATAAATCTAAACCTGTTTCACGTCTATGAGATAGAGATTCTGGACGATTAACCCAGTTATAAATTATTAAATCGCAATTCAAAGTGGGTGCGCCGAGATGCTCTGTCATTAAACGAGTCAAAATTGAAAAATAAATATCTTCATGGGTCTCAAGTCCTTTACAAAAAGTTAAATCATGTTCTTTTAAAAAACTTCTTCTAAAAAATTTCCCATGAACCCAATTCATTCCTTTTTCAAGAGAATAAGGGATTATTTCGCCAGATTGAGTTACCTCTTGAAATCTAGTTTGAATTATATTGCGGCTGGGATTATTACGAATGATTGTTCTAACTCTATTAAAAGTATTAGGCACAAAGGAATCATCATGGTCACAAAAGATAATCCAATCACCATCGGCATTGTCAATACCAAATTGACGAGCCATACCAGTTCCAAGATTTTTTTCTGTTTTTACTTTTTTAATATGGAGTGTTTCTTCATAAGGCTTTATTACTTCATCAAATGACTCTGTTGAACAATCATCTACGAGTACAACTTGAATTTTATCGCCCAAATGCTAATTCACAATTGATTCAAGTGTCGCTGCGATATATGGAGAGCTATTAAAACAAGGGATTACTATTGAAAATTGATACATAAAAAATACCTCTTATGAGTATAATTATACTATTTCTAATATAATTATATCATAAGAGGTAAATATTGTCAATTATTTATGGATATAAACAACTTTATTAAAATCAGGAGAGTAAGAAAGGTACATATAAGGGAAAAAAGAAGTATCTATTTCTTTAATGAGAGAAATTTCATTTAGATGAGTAAAAGATTGAGAAACCTTAAAATGTTCAATCTTTTTGTGCAACAAATCACAATGCCATTTGTTTACATCATGCTGAACTCGTTGAGTATAATCTTTTAAGTCAAATCGAGCATAACGAATAGACCCCTGCCAATCATTTTTGACATTAGTTTTATCTACACTCTTAATTCCAAGCTCATACGACTCATGTACTTCATTTTTTAATGCACCCGCGCCATGCCGCGTAAAATAACTACGCGAAACATAACACACTTCAACATCAAATACTCCATCTAATTCTCTTAATTGTTCAATTACCCAATCAGAGCCGGTATGAGACGGAGTAAGATGCGGAAAGTCTTTTTTATTATCCATATCGAGAGCAAGCCCCTGCCCACCCTCAAAAATTAAAGTATCATAATAATCTGAAATTTCATTCAAAGAACTAAAATAAACAGACTTTTTAAAATCCATTAAGTCTTTTACAAAATTAGCAAGAGTAATCTCACTGAAGAAGTTTTCACGCCACTCCATCGTAAAAATAATATCCGTTTCTTTCATCCGCTTTTCGGCAAAATACTTATCTCGGATAAACTTAATCTTACTATAAAGTTCACCAAAAGACATAAAAAGTTCTTTACAAGTAAAATGAAATCCTTTATTTACTCGATTAAAAGTCTCAAAAATCCCGCAGCCACACGAACCATGACGACTTTTCCCTCTTGATTGCTCAAGAGCCTGATTAAATAAAATATCATAAGGGGTTGTAATTTCACAATTCCAATCAACCCAAGTTCGCCCATGATTCACATGGAGCTTCTCTAATTCCTTTTTCTCAGAAAGAAAAATAAAAGGATTAACCATGAAATGATGATTGTAAAAGGTATCCGCATCTTGATATGACGCCGCGCCAAAAGCATGAAAAACATGACGAAAATTTCCATTTTCTACAGTATGCCCACGCTGTGCGCCACCATTAAAAAGAATATTCAGACATTTCTTATGTTTCTTATCAGCTTGGCGCGCAAAGTAATTGGTCATTAACCCTTTACCTTCGTCACCATAATTTGCGCCAATAACTACCTTTACTTCTTTCACGATTAATCCTTTCTTTAATTACCAGTTAGTCCAAGCGGTATCTTCAGTAGTCGGCTCTGCACTTTCAAGAGTCTCAAAGCCGTTATAATGACCCTCGACAATAGCCGTGATCAAATTCGGAAGCTGCTCAAGAGTAGCTACCTTATAATGACCAGTGGGGAGAATCTTCTCAAAAGACTCGTCAATTCTCTTCGCACGATAATCATAGCTGCTAGATGGATCATCAATAGAAATATGGAAAATATCATATTTCTCCGCAGTCTCATCGTACAGCTCTTTGGTCTTGACGTCAGCTTGGAGACTATCGCCAGTTGCTTTCTTGAGTCCGTAGGCTTCAAGAATAGGGTTAAGCGGCTCGTCGCCTAAAGTAATAATCAAACCCTTTTTACCTTTTGCCCAACAATCCAACTTACAGTGACGGCTACCCATGTACCATGCAGCGGTATAACTCTCGTAGCCATTGCCGCCACCGCCACCTTCAAAATAAATCTTCTCCATCTGTTGCGCAATACGGACATCACTTTCAAACTGAGTCAACTGGATAGGAACGCGATCACATTCAACGTCACCAATACCCATAAACATAAACTGAACATCTTTGGTTTTCTTTACAACTTCGGTCATAATATCGCTCAGTTTCTGTGCACAGCGAGCAGAAGCGCTACCCATAGAGCCAGTTACATCAAGACCGATAATAACCGGCAGACTATTAGGATGCTCTTCAGAATCGCAAGCCTCACGCATTACGTTCATTGGAGAAAGTGCCTGATTAAGGCTTCTCTGTTCATAAATATCGTATACAGAAGCGCTATTGAGTGCATCCATACTGCACGTTTTAGTAGTAGAACGATATGCAGTATAACTCTGCGCGGTCCAAGAACCTCCACCCATAAATATACCTCTTTCTTTAATTAAACAGTAGTAGTAGTATTTTCGTTATTAGCAGTTGCTGCTTCGGCAGGAACGGCAGTCTGAACAGGAGTAGTCATTACTGCCGGAGTAGTAGTGATAGGGGCAATGGGATTCATAGCATTCATCAACCCAGCAAAAGGATTATTATTACCCATCATTGACATCGCCATAAAAGCCATCATCTTGTTGTCTCCAGAGCCAGACCCCTTCAGCATCTCAGACATCATCATAATCTGCATAATATTCTTCGGGTCAACACTGGTACCATTCGCACCACCAAACATAGACACAATCTTGGAATAGAAATAAGTATTACCAAGGAAGACCAGATGCTCAGGCACGATAGTCACAATAGTCGAATCTTCATAACGGAAAGCAGTAATCTGATTATTTTCAACTTTGATAACCGCAGCGGGCTTATTATTTACAAGAATAATATCACCCTTGAATAGAGTATTGGTCGGGATGCAGAAGAACATCTCGTCACCAACATCGAGCACAAAATCAGAGCAATTGACAAGATTGCCAGTCGCAACATCGTAAGTCTTATAACCATTAGAAGTCTTGACTGCAATGCCACCAGTCAAACTAAGGCGACACCAACCAGCCGGAACCTTTCGGAACATTTTATTAAAACTATCGAACATAGAATTTACTCCTTTTCATATTTTCTATAATTATTATAGCATACTTACCATATTTTGTCAAATATCTTCTTTACGACATCCTCGCTCCCAAAATTCTTTGCTTGGAGCCATCCAATCAATTTCATTATGAGGAACAATAATTATAGCATTACTACCATTCAATCTAAAATAAAATCTATCATTTGCGATATTTTCTAATTTGCCACAAAATTGTCGTTTAATTGTAGTCTTAGGCATAAAGAAATCATTCTTCAGGCAGACAATATATTCTACTTTTTTGATTTTCATACTATCTCCTCTCAGTTTCTATAATAATTATAGCATAAGAATTAAAAATTGTCAATAAAAAAGAGCATAGATTTCTCTATGCTCTAAAACTTATTCTAAATTTTCGTCTTTATAATCTGGAAAATCTTCAACTACTTCTTGAGTTTCTTCAAATATCTCTGGAATAATCGTGACTAAAAATGGATTTTTACTAGAAAGACGAACACCATTTGGATAAGTTGTCTCAACTTCAGTTTGGTAAGTTCCCATTCCAGCAATATCTTTTTTAAATAAAACGCATTGAGCTTGTCCATTTTCAGCATCTACAATTTTAGCTTCTTTCCAAAACTCCGTTCCTTCCGAAGGATTTGCAAATTTAATTCTAATTTTTGAATTAGTTATATCTGAAACTTGTTTATCTTTAGATATAGTGAATAATAATTTAATACCATTATCATTCTATTGGAGCGTTATTTTTTGTGCCATTTAAATCACTCCTAACTTTTTATCCAAGAATTATAAGTATGACGATCAAGGAATTGCAATCCATAAAATTCAAAAGTAGAAGCAGCCGCGGAATTAATGCGAATTGAGTGCCAACCTTTTGATACTATATCAATTACAGGAGCAGTATAATCCCTAATTTGGAATTTTGAATAATAGCCTTTGTTGCTCAAATTTCTCCATTCAATAGAACAAGTAGACGGAACACTAATCCCATTGGTCGCATGCTCATCTCCATCATCTACAATCAAGCTTTCTTCATTATTCCATTCAAATGTATTCTACGGGCAACCTTGAGTTGCACCAAAGTCAAGCGCTAAATTAACCTTAAATTTACCTTGCTTTTCAGCATCGGTATAAATGGTGGAGGCATTTGCATATAAATAAGGGACTGCAACCATTCCATCTTGAGGACAATAAAAACTATAATAAATAGCTCCATCGTCTTGCTAATTGTTTGCATTAGTATGGCGCTTAGTTAGCTCAACAATTTGATTTGCATAAATGTCAGCATAAGTAGTCCCTAAACTAATATCTTTTGCAAAACTAAAGCTATATTTGCTATCACCTTTAACTGTTGATGGAATTGAATTAGGATTATCCATCCAATAAGTAGTTCCAGCCGCGAGATTTTGAGTATTATTGTAGCAAAGAGAATAAACTTTCTCATACATTGCCCAATAAGCATCACCGTAAACTTTAGTCTCAATCATCTTCTCGGAATCCCAAGAGTCTATTGCTGCATTAGCTATATCAGTAGCATAAGCTGTTGCAATAGGAGATGCAATCTTCGCTACTGCACTATTAATATCTGAGCGCGCTTTCAAATCAGCTTGACGCCATAAGACGTTATAATAAGGGAAATTGTCCAAATTAAACTCAATCTTTTGTCCATCTGGAGTATTGTATACTAATTGCCCGTCAATAACTTTCGCGGTCTCATTATTGCTTAATGGATAATTCATGTAAACAGTCAAACCCATATTTTCACGACTTGGCTCAGTTGCATAAAGGTCTGGACTGTTTAATAGAGTAGGCATCGTTGGAGAATGCTTTGAATAATCAATAACAGCATTACCGCGCACATTAATATTGTCTTGTTGAACACGAGTGGATAAGAACAAGCCATCTTCAACAACTAATGGACGTCCTAGGTATCCAGCAATAAACAATGATGCCATCTCTTTGCCAACTGTATTATTACCGTCATTAGTCATATGAGTAAAATCAATACATTGATTACCATTAAAATTACGGTTAAAGTCGCTTCCATCAATGACTGGAATACCATACAACTTGCCAATCTCTTGAAGAACTTCTGCATAAGCCATGACTTGCTGGCGCTTATCAAAATCATAAGAAGCAGCTTGAGTTTGAAGAACCGGTGTAATAATTACGCAAGGAGTTCCATTATCAAGCTCACGCTCAATTAAAGCAGTATAATATTTAAAAAACTCGTCAACATGACCTTTATATGCACTATTAACAAAATCTGCACTTGCATCATTGATACCAAGATTGCACATCCAAATATCCGCGCCAGAAGCGCCCCAACGGTTATATGCACAATAAGCATCATCACCAGTATAAATTTGGCTTACAAGCTCAAACTTATCAAATTCTTGCCCGTCTTTAATACCCTTACCAAAGACTTCGTTGAGCGCTTCAATCATTACTTCTGGCGGACGTACTTTAGATTGACGAGTACTACCGCCCTTTTTTAAAACACGATCAAAAGCAGAAGCAGTTCCCTTTCGATTATCTTTGTACATACCATCTGGATAAGTAAAAGTGGTAGGAACAGCAATTACAGTTGATGCATCTAATTTTTCATTTACATTACCAGTATAATAATTTGTTGCATTACTGTTGTCATTAACACCCGTTGATTTTAAAGTATTATAACCAAACCAAACAGAATCTCCGCACATTGCAATCTTAAAATGAGTATCCGCAAGAGTATCCCAGCAATATTGTGTAAAAGTACGAAGTTTATACTGCTTCTAGCCCATTAAGTAAATTTGCTTCTGATGGTAAGAATCATATTTACTTAACTTTTCAATTTGATTCTCAAAATTATTAAAATTATCTTGATTATATTCCGGACCGTTATCAATCCATTCTGTCTTTTTATACTCTGGTATTAGCACTATTTATCTCCTCCTTTATATCGGTACTAGATATATTTTCGGTGCGAGGTAAATAAATTACGCTACAATAGTCACGAAGCGATTCAAACTTACCTTTCCAATCGTCTCCCATGACAAAAATATCTACTTGATTATTCATTATGTCGCGCTTTTTCTGCCACCAGTTATTTTCTGGAATGATTAAATCAACGCAATCAAGAGTAGATAGTAATTCTTTCCTCTAACTAAAGGTAAAGTAAGATTCTTTTCCTTTATCTCTATTAAATTTATCTGTTGATAAACCTACAATTAATCTATCTCCCATACTCCGCGCGCGAAGAAGAAGATTTAAATGCCCTTGATGAAGTAAATCAAAAGTACCATAAGTTAAGACAGTTTTCAAAATAAAGAGTCAAACTCCTTTTTTGTTTCTTCATTGTATTTATATGGGTCAAATTCAACAACAGGTTTGTCCCAAGAATGAATCGAATCTTCAAGTGCAGCTCTAATAGCGTATTCATCTGCTCCATGGATTAAAATATCTGCTATATCCGTTACTCCCTTATCTGCACCAAAGTCTGTAACAATAGTTTTTCTGCCAAGTACTTTCGCTTCAATTACAGAAAGTCCTTGTCCCTCATAGACAGATGGAAGAATATTATAATTCGCATTCCTCATATTAGCAAATGGATTTTTATTATATGGAATTAAATGAATAAAATCACAATCTTTTATTTCTTTAAGAATCTTATCTTTTAATTCTCCATCACCCATAATATAAAGTTGAGTCTTATTATATTTTACATGAAAATCTTTAAAAGCCTTAATCAAATTAAGTTGATTCTTTGCGGGAGAAAGACGTGCAACATTCAAATAAACTGCTTCTGTTGAAAAAGAATGTGGCTCAAAATTTGCGTATTTAGAATTTAATTTTTCAAATAGATCATAAGGTTGAACAATAAAATTATGAACTAATACCATCTTAGATCCATAAAAAGGAAAATCTTTTTTATTAGCTTCTAAGCATTGCTCACTAACAGAAACTATTTTATCATACATGGAGTAAGCGGAATAAACTGCATTAAGAGAATCTTTTAAAGGATATTTACCATCAATTTCTCTCATTTGATCTAATTTCATTATATTATGTTGCCAAATAATTTTTTGAGTAATGGGAAGATTTTTAATCCCATAGGCAAAAAAATAAGCATAAAAAGGACTATAACCAGTAAAATTGATTACCGCATCAAAATGAGTGTCGCCAAAACAACGTCTCCATTCTCTGCGGTAAAGCTCACGAGGAAACATTTTATCTAATTCAAAAGAATCTATTCCTTTTTTAAGACAGATTTCATTCGCACAACGCTCAAGTAATGTTTGATTATATGTCCCCGCGCGGACAAGTAAACGGACATTAGGATTAATTTCATTTATTTTATCCAAATAATCTGAATTATCTTTCTTCAAAAGGATAAGCGAAACATCGTATTTATTGTAATCAATTCTATTGAATAAAGAAAGAATAGAAGATGTAACTCCGTTTGGCTTAAAATCTCCGGCGTAAAACAGCAAGCGTTTTTTACTGTCTGTTTCTAATGTACTAAAATCTATTTCACTTAAAAGCTTTATTAAAAATTCATGAATATTTATATCTTTATTAGTCCAGACATTACCCCCTTGTTCCCAAACTTGCTTTTGAACTTTCTCCCAATAATCATCAAGATTGCTTAAATAAGTTCTAAAAGTTTCTATATTCTTCGCGGGCGCACAAGGAAAATCTTGGTATAGTCCTTGTCTTTGGTTATATTCTTCATAATCAGGCGCATAAAAGATGACTGGATTATCACCATAATTTATCCAATCATAAAAAACACTTGAATAATCTGTCACCAGTAAATCACAAATTGGAAATAAAGTATTTATGTCAATAGAAGATGGGATATATCTTGCTCTATTTTCATAATCTACATGGTGCGCTTTAACTAAAACACGATAGCCGTAATTTCCTAATTCTCGAATAATTTCAGTATCAATAGAATACTTCCCATCGCGCCAAGTGGGAGCATACAAAGCGATTGGTTTTCTTTCTTTTGATAAATCTGCTATTCCTATCATCCCAAGTTGTTTAAAAATTTGTCTTTTAGGAATAATCAATTCTTTTCTAAAATCTTTTGTACGGATTATCTTACTATTACACAATCCATTAAGTCTCGCCGCGCCCAAATACATTCTTTCTATTGAATCATCACTAGCAAGTAAATAATCAGCACTTAAAAAATTCCGCATAACATTTCCAGTATTCATTTTATTATTAGGAATATCAAAAAATAGTTTTTTACGCGGGATGCCATGCCAAGTATTTACATAAATTTGTCCTGGTTTCTTTGTCCAATAAGTAGGAAAAGTATTATTATTAATTAAATAGCGTGCTATTGAAATATATTTAAGGTAATCATCTGAACCATATAAAATAAATCTTACATTTGGTTTATCTGCGTATTCCAATAGCCTAAAATTATTATTTTCAAAATTATTAATTACCCAAACATGAATATAATCATCAAATTTTTTATTACGCAAAAATTCCAGAAAAATTGCGTAAGGACTATCAATCATACCCGCGCCCGCAAATGACTCATATAAAATAACGTTGTCCTTAATTGGCATATTGTAATAATCAATATACTTTTCTAAGAACAACGCCTGTTTATTATTATGAGATTTCCTGGCGCTTTCAATGATATTCAAAATTTCATCATTCAAGCGCGTCACACCCTAACTTTTTATAAATTTCCTCAGCAGTCATTAATGTATTCTTAGACGAATCAGATTGAATTTGAATGTCTTTCTCGTCTAATTCATAAGCATCTGCCATATTAGTACTCCACTTCTATCTTATACTCAGATGTGTAAAAAACGTTAATATTATAAATTTTATCTATTGAATTAACCATATTCAGTTCTGGTTGGATACCTATTTCAAGAGGAGCGTTAATTAAATAAGTTTCCGAAGAACCAGAATCATTAATTCCAATTAAACGAATATAATAATTTTGATTCTGTAAAGGAATAATAACATTACCCCTGTTCCAAGCGTAAGTATTATATAAGGTATAATTCTCCGATTCGAGAGATTTGATATATACTTGAACACGTGGAACTCTTGAGCCAGTCCAACTAACTTTTAATTGAGTTGGACTAACCAACTCAAAAGAAGCAATAATTTGGCTATAAATCTTTTCGTCAATCAGTAATTGATTTTTTCGCGCGGAAACAATATTCTCACTAACTATTAGACCTGGGAAAGCCCAAACTGTTTCTGAAATAGGTAAGAAGTTCGGTGCGCCAGATGGACGTTCACTAATTCTTAAAAAGACTTTATTGCCAATACTTTCTTGAGGAATAGAACTAATCTTTAATTTCTCTTGATAATAAATATCATCTTTCTTGACACGGCTAATTCTAAAAGGCAATTTAATAGGAAGCTAAATTCCTATTTTATATTCGTCTAAAGCAGTAGGTAATTTTATTGGAAGCTAAATTCCCATAATAATCACCTCAATCTTGATAAATTAGTGTAGCTGTGCTAGTATATTTTTGTCCATTTATACCAGAATCATCAATATGAGTTTTGATATAAATTGGAGCTTTCACATTGTCATAGCTAATAATAAAATCAGACAAACGATAAGATAAAGAACCTTTTTGTAAGTTGACATCAAAATAAGTTTTTCCACCAGTAGTGTAAGTCTTATCGAGGTCTTCAAGAACTTTTACCTTTTCATTTGTGCGGCTAGTACTTGTTTTATTTGAGTTCCATGCAAATTTATATAAATCAATTTGTTCATTGTCTTTATAAAATTCAAAACAAGGAATCCCATCTTCATTATTATAAAGATGGATTCTAAAATCTGTTAAAAGAGGATAATAGTCAAGCCAAGTTGAGCCAGTATCTGCGATAATTGTGCCGTAACTTCTATCTGACTATCCAGCAATGCCTTTTCCGCCAACTGTAATTTTTAATTGAAATTTATTTTCATATTTAGGGCTAGTGAAAAATTCAATTAAATATCCAGTATTATCATTATCTTTTGGATTGCCCATACCATTTATACGGGCCGCAAAGATGGCCATTGAAACATTTCGCTAATTTGATGGTAGGCTATTAAATGTTTCTTTATTATAAGTATAGCCCATTTTGAAAGAAAAGTCAATATTTTTTGCGTTCTCAAGAGCAAGTTGACTTCTTCCATAAGATTGAGAAGTAGAATCGCCTTGGTAATAAGTTAAAATAGGAGGAGTAAAATCTTGTTTTGCACTCCCAAGCAAATATTTAAAAATGCTTGAACTTGTGTCTTTAAAAGAATCAGCAGTAGTATCTTGACCAGTAGCAAATTTCCCTGCTTCTACAACTCCCAAATCAAGAGTTGAAGAATAAGTTCTGCCGTCTAAGCTGAAAGTCTGCCAATTTGAAGCCAATACAGAATCTGCATTTGCACTATCTTCCGCTGTTGAAGTAATGCTTACATTTCGCGCAGCTTCATCACCGTCATTTTTAACATAAATGGTTGAAATATGATCATAACCTCTGCGGACTTTTCCTAAATCTAATCCAATAGTAGTATCTAAAAGTTTAGAAGCCGCATCATAAAACTATAATTTTACACTCATTTATTAATCCTCCGAACCATAATCTATATCAAGAAGAAAATATTGAGTACCAGATAACTTAGTATCTGATGGAATTTGGCTTCTTAGATATATAATACCTAAATCATTTTTAGTTATCATTTTAATATTATCAATAACCATATTAGACATATTGGCAGAAATCGGCTCATAACCAATAATTTTTGGGATAGATTCTACCGCAGAATAACAAGATTTACGCTTATCTTCCTCTAAAACATAGACAAATGACGGGTCTTTAGTTGTGTCTGTTGTATCCAACCAAATTTTAAAGACTGGAATACCGTCTTTATCTTCAAGAGAAAAGGTAATCTTTGTGCCATTTACAGAGTTTCCTAAATCGAAATCTTCAAGAGGAGTCCACCATGCTTTATTTTTCTTTGGATCACCATACCAAATCTATAAAGCATATTGATGCCCAAGCTAATAAATTGTATCTTTAAAATCTTCTCTTATTCCAGAAATTGTAACAATATAATTGTCTCTAAAAATCCATCCGATAAAAGAATTTTTTAGGCAACTCATTGTTGCAGAAATAGTAAAATCTTTTGCTTTTCCCAAAATATTTTCAGACGGCGTTAAAATTGCAGTTGTGTCAGTATTTTCTGGCAGATTAGAAAATCGAGAATCTACCCCATAAAAATATAAAGATTTTGAATAAGCGTACCAAGGATCAATTGATGCAGAATTGTGCCATGTTTCCCAATCGTCGCCTGCTATTGGTTGTGCAGATTGATAATCATAAGTATCGAAATCTTCGACGTAAATATTTTTACCAATTGCAAATTCTCCTGGCGCAATATTTTCAAGAGAAAGAGTTTTATCATAATCATAATCTTTACTAAAAGATAATCCTTTCCAATCTAAAATTGAAGTATTATTATTATATACTTCAAAAGAAACAGTAGGATTTACAGCTGTTTTTGTTCCAGAATTATAAATTCTTAATGCTCCTATTCCAGAAGCCCCTTTAAAAATATCTCCCAAGCTATAAGTTCCATCTAGCGCGGTCGATATTTTGGTTGTTTCATCATAATTATAAAAATCTAATTGAGCCGCCATTATATCACCGCCTTTTTATAGAGTTTCTATTGGACGCCCAAGTACAATAATTTGACCAGTAGTCGCATTGTCTTTTGCAGCTACTTTAAATTTTATTTCTAAGAAATTACCCGGCGCAAGCGTTTCGGCAATAAATCCTTTCTCTTGTGCATTTTGAATAAGTTTTATATCCAAATTATCATTAGAATTTGGATATATGTAACAAAGTTCATTGAGCGCGCCCTTATTATAAAGGTATCTTGTTGCAACTTTCTCTTTATTTAATTGGACAAGATTAAAAGGAATTTTATATATAAACTTATTAGTCGTTACATCTAATTGTCCTTTAAGTGGTTCTATTGAAGCATCTGGTTTTAAATAAAGATTAAATCCTTCTACTGAAGCATCAAATAGAACATCAATATTTAGACAATAGCCCATAATACGATAACCATTTGAATTTAAATGGATACCATCACCAGATTTTTTAATTGTCCCATCTGGATTTAATTCCGCGCCAGATGAATATTTATCATTCATTCGATAATTTGTTGGATCATTTGGATCTTCTCGCAAATATTCTCCATTTTCTTGAGCATTAAAAAAGTCTACCATATAAACGCTATCAAGAGATGCTACATAATTTTGAAGCCAATCATTAAAAGCGTCAAATGCTTTTCTCATGTCCGCGCTTAAACCATTTCGAGGTAAAAGATTTCCTACTACTGGAACAACTCCATTATTAAGCGCTAAAACAATCATTGCTTTTACTGCTGGAACCAATCCATAATAAGTTGTCCGCATACCGTTTTTCTCAAGCACAATTGGAGTTTCTGTAAAAATCCATTCGTCCATTGTCGCACCTGGATCGATGCCAGAAACAGCTGTCGCGCCATTAAATAAAGAGAGATCATTAGTTCCACATTGAATAATTGTATAATCTGGATGCAAAGATAGAATTTCTTTTTCAAAGCGGTTTTTTACTTGATAACCAACTTCTTCTCCTGTGCCATAATTATAAACATTATAATTCTTACCAAGTCTATAACTAAGCCAGTACTAATATTGAGAAGTCACATCCTCAGAAGTATTGTCATTGGCATAACTTACTCCATTACAGCAGTAAGTGCCTTTATGATCTTCCGCACGAAATGCTGCATGTCCAGCAGTAATAGAATCTCCAATAGTACCAATAACAGCTAAACGAGTAATAGTTTTTAAATTAAAAGAAGAAGAATAAGATTGATTCTCACAATCATAATCAAGAATTAATTGAATATCATTTCTCTCTCCTACTGACGAACCTCGAATTGGAGAAGTTGAATAATAACAATGATGGTATTTATCATCTTGAATTGCAAAAAGAGAAAATACTTCTCCTTTTAAATGTGAGACTGCATTACTACGTTTGACTGTTACAAGAAAATTAACTCCATTTTCTTGTTTGTCTTGAATAACAAAATTTTCTACGCCATCAGTAAATTCGTCGCCCACCGCGCAATCAAATATGTCAGCAATTAAAAACTAAGTTTGTTCATCGTCAATATCTTCTAATAAAACAATAGGATCAATATTGCTATTGAGAATACCAGAAGACATAATAATTTTATTACCTAATGAATCAAGAGAATAAAGTTGAGTATAATCCGTAACAACAGTTGCTTTTGTTGATGAATTATGAGCTGTAGGAACTGTCGAATGGTATCCTCTTGATATAGTTAATCTCTTAGTTGAATAATTAACTGATTCAACTAAAATTTCTTCATCATCAATTTTTAAAATACTTCCTGGCGCAATTCCATTGATATTTGTTAAATCTAAATAAGCCTAAGAAGCATTAATGGCATATTGAAGAAAATAAGTTTTACCTCGTAATGAAAGTTCTATTAAAGTATATCTTTTATTATCATCTGCTTTTAAATAAATAGTATTATGTTTTGTTTGATAAGTAACTATATTATGGTAAGTTGAAAAACCCTCATTAGAAGCATCTAATAAAGAGCCATCATAGCTCTCAGAATACAATCTAATAGCCATAATAATCTCCTTAAATAATCTTCATATTAACCATGCCGATATTTAAATCATCGTCGTAATTTTCAAGAGCGTAGCCAATTATTTGATCGCCATATTCTGCACGTTTACCCACTCCTGGTACTGCACTGATAGTTATTTTATCGCCTTTTTCTATTGGCGCTAAAACTTTAACTTTTACTCGTCCTGCAAGTCCCACAGGAATATATTTGTTAATATTATATTCAACAAAACTTCTTCCTTCTGGTGGATTTTCGCCACCAATTAAATGACTAAATTGATTAGAATGAACGCCAATCAATAATTTATCACCAGCTGACGCACGCTTATAGGCTTCTTTTTCAGAATCCATGTCAAGAGAAATAATATCACCCGGTTCTGTATATCCACTGCGCGGGAAAAATTCAGCATAGTCATTAAAAACTGAACCAAAAACTTGAGAACCAGTAATAGAACCATCTGCTCTAATATTGTTTTTAACATATAACGAATTAGACTATAATTCATTATTAACAGTAAGTTTTTTATTTGAAGTTACATCATTGTTGAAAACTGTTTGTGCGGAAATATTTAATGTTCCACTAGTAATATTAGTTGTTGAACCACCTAAATTCTAAGTACCATTTAAATTAGTAGTGCCTGTTGAATCAATGGTGTCTGAATAGGATACTGAGCCAATGAATTTCGCGGGTCCACTAACATTTAAACCGTTGGAAATAGTAACTGGATTAGTAGTAAAAGAAGTTTTTCCTGAAAAGGTATTTGTTCCAGAAGAATTAATTCCGCCAGCAATGTTCAAGATAGAGCCTGGAGCTGTTTCTAAAGTCCCAGAAAGTTCATTTTCTCCTTTTAGAGAAACATTACCAGAGAAAGTCGAATTTCCAGTGAAAGTATTTTCTTTTGAAAAAGTTGTTGGGCAAGAAAATATTACATTATTGGTAAATTCCATTTGGGTGTCATAGACAATGGTCGTTGTTGAAGCTGTACCACTTGCTGACATTCCAGATAGATAATTAATTGTATCATATAACTCTTGAACTGGCTAACCGCCAGCTCTACTAGGGTCAAGATAGTATTTATTAGCCATCTATTTTATCCCTCCATTTTTTATCTAAGACTAAAGTAAAAAAGTACTAAATATTATATAATAAAAAAATAGGGAGAGACAATTAGTCTCTCCCATTAAATTACTTATCTAGCTTTTCGAGAATTGTACTCAAAAAATCATCAGTCTTTTTTACTGCGGTTTTAGTTGCATCTTTTGCTGCGGGAACAACTTTAGTAGAAAAAATCTTAGCAAGCTCTTTCTTGAGATCCTCTTTACTTACCTTTTTGCCATTAAGATAAAAAGTATACTCCTTATCTTTATCACAACAGTCTTTAAGGATTTCCTCAAGACGCTCTCTTGCGTCCTTTACATGAGGAGTGCCGAAAAAATCATCGAAGAAATCTTCATCTTCGTCAAAATCCTCTTCATCAAGCCCTTCATCACAGCTGCAATCGCAGTCACAGTCACAGTCACACTTGTCATCACAGGTATCTTCGCAAGTGCTAAAATTAAGCTCTCCATCACGGAAATCATCAAGCAATTCATCCATAATGTCCGCGCCATAGGCTTCATTGAAGATTTCAATTTCCTCAATGAACTCACGCAGATGGAGAATCAAAGAGTCCTTGTCCATCTTACGGCTTTCATCATAATCTTTCTTTTCAGGACAAGTTGCTTCATGTGCTTTGCACTCGGCTTCAGTCTCAAAAAGCTCATCGCAATAATCGCAGCAATAAAATTTCTTCATATTAAATATACTCCTTTTAAGTATGTGTTTTTCTTAACTTTCTATAAATATTATAGCATGAGATTGAGAAAAAGTCAATGAATTTAACCAGAAAAAGTTCTCCAAAAAGTTGTCCATTTAATGTTAAATTCTTGAGCTTTAGTCTTTGACATAATATAATCTCTAACTTTTATAGGGTCACTTTGAGTAAAAGTAAAATTATTATGAGATTTTTGAGAACCTAAATTATTACTATTTATAAAATTTAAATAACCTTGAGAATAAACTCTTTGATTTTCTAAAGAAGTCGCTAATTCAGACTCATCAAAAGTCTTAGCAAAAGTAATGTTAGTTGACATTGCTTTTGTTTCATTATCATTGATAAAATCATATAAAGCAGAAAAAAAAGCTGAAGCAGTTATATATTTACCGTTTATCAAAAATAAATTAACAACGGTAGAAGCTCCAATATCTAAACCTGCAACTTTTATATTTTTACCAGTTTTGCTAGAATCAAAACCTAAAGTGTTTCCAATTTCTTCCATTCCAACAAAAGAAATTGCTGCTTTATAAGCCTAAATAGCTTGATCTTTATTATTTTCAGAAATGCCACCTTGCGCGGCATTTATCAAAAGATAAGCCAAATCTATAAAATTATCCTCTGTTAGCATTCCAGTTTCACTAAAAACAGGACTACTATAAATTCTATTTAATGCAGAGCCTAAAGTACCACCGCTATAAATATGAGTTAAATATCTGTCTGTATGCCGTTTTTCTTCATTTTCTAAACGCGCAAAACCTTGATTCATTTTAGCACTAATATTTACCTAATATTTAGAAGAAAATTTACTTGTATCATTAAAATCAAAATTAATTTTTAAATCCGTCTAACCAACGTTATATTCATCTGCTCTCACTAATTTGCCAAAAGATAGATCCATTTTAGAATATTTTCTTGAATCATTACCTGTATGAGTTAATGTAACTCCAACACCTAATTGTCCATAAATCTATGGTAAATAAAATTCATTTAAAATATTAGCTAATATTTCTTGAAATTGACCATGCTTTTGAGTTAAATCTCCTTTGTCGGTTCGTTGCATCTCAAATTTAGCCTAATCTCCCTAGGCTATTAGAGCTTTAATCTAATCTGGTGTTTTTTTGCCTTTAGATATTTCTGACATAAAATAAATTAATAATTCATCTTCCAAACCACTTTCTTGAAATGCTTGTCCCATAGAGCCAAAATAATCTCCAACAACAGACCAAGTATTTCCCTTTTGAGTATAACCATAAGTTTTCCATTTACTTTTCATTCTCTCAAATGCTTCTTGATAAGTTACAGCTTTTGATGCCGCAGTCTAAAGACCCCAAGTATCTTGATGTAATTTTCTCCAAAAAGCGTCAGTTAAATCTTTTTCACCGCGCGAGTTCATAACAATATCTCCTGCAGTAAGTGTGCCAGCCATTGTATTAAAATAACGACTGTTAAAAAACTACATTAATTCTGCTTGAGAGGTTGCCCCACCTTTTTGAATAATACCCTAAATTTCAGAATAATTAGCATCGGCTTTTAAATATTCTTTAATTGTTTTTGTTAAGTTTGAATCATTATCTAAATGAGAACATAATTCTGTAACTAATCCGTATTCTGTCTATAAACTAATCTATTCCGCAGCTCGGATAGAATCTAATAAACGCTTTTTTAAAGTTTTAATTTTTGTTCCTGAATAAGATGTTTTTTCTGTTGTGCCATGTTCAAAAACAAAAAATAAATTTTCTTTTCTTGCTTTAGGTTTATATATTTTATAAAATCCACTATTATAAAATCGTCCATAATGATTAGATTTAGGCATTTAATCACCTCAAAATAAAAACGAGGGGTATTTTACCCCTCGTCAACTATTATAGAATATTCAATGGGTAAATTTTTAAAATAATCAGCTAAAGAATTATTTAATTCTTCTTTAGTAAAGTATTTAGAATTCATATGAATAATAACTAAATAATTAGAATCAAATTCTCTATTTATTTTAGTTACTACTGTAAAAGAATTAATACTTTCAAAATTTTCCAATAAATATTCCAGTTTTAAAAGAATTGCAAATTTCATAATAAAAATCCTCTTTAATAAATTTGCCTAAACCGGCATAACTTATTTTGAATTCTTATTATTTTTGTTTTTCTTTTGTTATTTTATTTTTTGGCTTATCTTTTCCGCGCAGTTCAGGCAAATGTCAATACCTTCAATAGAAAGAAGCTTCTCTTTATTCCCACATATCGCACATCGTCCCTGCTTAATAATATGCTTTGTTAAAATTAGCTTTCCTTCTTGTTCACATAATTCAATCTCGTCATTTGACTTCCAGCCTAAACTATTTCGTAATTCCATTGGGATTACAATGCGGCCTACACTATCAATTTTCTTTATTATCATTTACATCCTATTGAGGTGGATTCATCATATTAATGAAAGTGGCATAAGAATGAGTTTCAATCATTGGTCCTGTCCCACCCGCGGCTTTTTCTCGAATATCAAAATATGTTGCTGGATTTCTATATGTCCATTCAATTATCTAATCATTATTAGTATTCAAACGTTTTTCTGTATAATCAAGTAACTGTTTAAACTTCGTAAAATTATCACGTTTAAAATTCTAACTATTATAATAAAGGAAACCTTGTATATAAAAATAACCAAACAAAAGTAAAGTTAGTAGTTGATTCTGAACAAAACTTTCGTCATGATACTTTTCATCTAATTGTATGACTGGTTCAAGAATAGAATCAATATATTCTCCATAATATTCTTCCAAATAATTCAATCCAGTTTCAGTTGGTTTATGGCTTAAAGAATCGCCATAAGTATACCAATTATAAGTTGGTACGTCACATTGCAAATAAGGTAAATGACAGCAATTTAAAATACCTTTTACAAGAGTAGAAAAATAAATATCTTCATGAGAATATAAATCTTCACAAAAATGAATATTATATTTTAAAAGAAATTTCTCTCTATTATAAAACTTACCATGAATCCAATTATCTGCACTTGGAAGATATTGTGTAGTCTCTCCAGTTTTTGCATTAATAATATAAAATGGCGTATTTACCATTGTAGTAAGAGTCGGATTTTTTTCAATCTTATCTCTTACTGATTTAAAAGTATCTGAAATAAACTCATCATCTTGATCAATAAAAGTAATCCATTCTCCTGTTGCGTGCTCAATTCCACGCTACCGAGATGGACCCGGACCGCCATTAATTTCAGTTACATATTTTTTAATAAATAATTTATCTTTATATTTATCCAAGATTGGCTAAAAATCTTCAGTTGAACAATCGTCAATAACAATTACTTCAATATCATCAGAACAATTCTAATTAACTATCGACTACAAAAGATTATCAAGTCTATCATCTGGATTATAGCAAGGGATGCAAACTGTCCAAAAACGATTCATATATTCACCTAAATAAAAATGGTAACAGATTTTTTATTTTCTGTTACCATTATATCATATTAAGATTTAAAAGTCAAAGAATTAAGAAATGTCAATAACTAAACTCTCAATTAAAGTATCAATTGTAGTTTCGTCAAAAGTAAAACCATATTTTTCACAATAAGCTTTTACTTGTTTAATTACATAATCTTTCTTTGCTTTACCCTACTCTTCAATACCGTCGAAATAACCATTCTTTTGGAGCTGTTCAGCAGCTTCCATTGCAGCTTTAATATATTCTTTTACTCGGTCTTGTTGCTCTTGAGTCAATTTTGACTTTAGCCAAGGAATCAAATAAACTTTAATTACAAAAGTTCCCATAATAGTAAAAATTGCTGCAACTAATTGTAAAGCAGAAGTTAAAATAGGAGTAATATCAATCATATAAATCACCTTTAAGGTTCCTCTTGAATAGGAACATCAGATTCTAATAAATCAGTATCGTTTGAATCATCAACAGGAGCCGGATCAGTTAAATCAACTGCACCATTAGTAGAACTATTCTATCCCGCTTCTGCTGTTTTAATCCACGCATTAAAACCATTCTCCGCAGTCAATGCTGCAAAAATTCCAGCGTTAAATGAATAATCTGGTAATTGTCCTATGCGATAACATAAAACCATATAAGCAATAGCATAAATTACCGTACAAGTCATTGTAAAAATTATTATTTTTTTGCTGAAGCGCATTTTATCTTTTTTACTCATAATACACCTCATGTATGGCTTTTGATCGCAGCTGGGCCTACATAACCATAAACAGTTTTATACCATTGATCTTTAATTTCGGAATAATTAATACAAGTTGATTTTCCATTTTGCGGGCTAACAATCTATCCGACAATACCATATTCCATACCTGGTCCTTTACGTACATTCCAACGACCGTCCTTAAAAGTGATAGTCTTTTGAGGAGTGGGTGGTTGAATTGGAACGGTCGGTTTAGATGGTTCAGTTGAGCGAATTGCACTACGCTCTCCCTTACCAAAAGTATAAACAGAAGAATTTTTTGTTGTAAAATCACCATCTAGCCAAACTAAAGGATTAGTTCTTTTACCAGACAGACGAACTTCAAAATGCAAATGCTTGCCATTTGGCCCAGCAGGAATTACATGTCCGGTATAACCTGCATACCCAATCAACTGTCCTGCCGTAACTCTTTGTCCTTTTGAAACGACATAACTATCTAAATGAGCATAAAGAGTTTCAACGTTTTTGCCATTATACTTTTTATCGTGAAGAATCTTTACGCAATTGCCATAACTATTTGTATCGCCATTGGTTACTCTACCGTTCCAAGTATAAACAAAATTAATTACTCCTGCTCCAGCAGCATATACAGGTTGTCTAAAAGCTACTCTTAAATCAATAGCCTAATGCAATGAACCAGCAGAATAATACCAACCAGCAGTAATTACATGCTGTCCTTGCAGTGGCCAATCTAATACATAATCAGTAGAAGAAACAACCGGAGCTGTTGAAGTCGATGGAATAACAGAACTATTTTTCTTATAACCATTTAGTCCAGCTTTTTTAATTATACTTGGATAATCTTTGTAACAATAATCTAAATCTACATTAGTAGAAATACCATTAACTTTTCCTTTTGATGAATATTGCCACATTCCGTATGGAAGTTTGGCAGAACAATTTGTTCCATACTATGCGATCCACATATCATAAGAAGTTAATTGATTATAGTTTAAACGATTATTTAACCAGTCTGTGCTGCAATAAAGCGCAGCATAATATCCTTTTCCTTCAAGGATACCAAGTGCTGTTTTGACAAGTTCTGTTTTTTGAGCTTTTGTTAAAGCAACAATGTCTTTCTCATATTCTTGATCAAAATAAATAGGATATTCAAATTGTTTTCCTTCTATCGTTTTTAATAGCGCGGCCATTTCTTGATGAACTTCACTTACTGTTGAAGCATAAGAATACCAATAGACACCAACTGGAATATTATGTAACTTTGCTTGTTTATAGTTTGTTTCAAATTGCGCGTCAACTTGAGCTGGATAATAACTACCATAGCCCGCGCGAATAATTACAAACTATACGTTAGGGTCAGCTGCAAGCTAATCCCAATTAATAGTTCCCTGATGCTTTGAAACATCAATACCTTTATATTTTGGGGTCATAAATCCACCTCCATTTACTCTAAAATAAAAGTAAAAGGTTATTTAATAAGGTCCATTTTAACCCCAAATCCCGCCACCAGAATTAGTTTTTTTATCAATATAATTAATAATATCTGATAATGAACTACCACCAAGAGTAACTGCATCAATATTTCGCAAATCAGTTGGTGAAGCAAAATCAGTAGAATCTTTATATGCTGCCGTTCCTAGTCCATGAACTTTAACATTAGTTCCTGAATCTCGAATTGAAGTTGGACCAGCGATAGACCAATCAACTCGAAAACTTCCGTTAGTTGTACCTTCTGAAAATGTATAAGTAGTATCATTAAAAGACGCGCTTTGTGGGACATCTATATTTACTGAATGATTATTAACTAAATTTGCATTTGCTGCTTCATCTGCATATTTTGCAGTTGAAGCAATACTTTTTGGATAACCATTTTTATCACGACAATAAATTTGTCCATCTATTGTAGCAAAAATTTCGCCATATTTATTTTTATCAACGTTTCCTGGTGGTTTTGGAATTGTTGAATTAGGAACCTATCGTTTAATCTGCATATACCCTCACTTAGAAATTTTATCGGCAATAGTAGAAGCTACCCAAGATTCATCTTTAATCTTAGCTTTAAAACCTTCCGCTGTTACCCATCCTAAAATTCCTTGAATTAAATCTTTTGTTTTTCCATTGCGACCAATGTCCACATGGACTTCAACTTCAGCACGCACTCCATTTTCATGTAAATAAGAATTTAATTCTCTTGCAATTTCTAAACTCTTTTCAGTTTCAGTATAAATTTTAGTATTAACATCTTTAATTTTATTTAACCAATCAATATGATAAAAATAACGTCCACCATGACCTTTATCAATTAAACAAATTACTAATACCATTTTTGTTTTATAAGAATTTTGGCTATCTGTGCCAACAATAATGCTATAATTATGTTTTTTAGTAATTTGATTTTCTTTAATTTTATCAAGTAAAAATTGATAAATTTCACTTTTTGTCATTTGTCCATTGGTTGGATTAATAAATTTCATTTCTTCCATAAAATCACTCTTTTCAAATAAAAATCCGAATAAATATGGTATTTTAAAAATACAATTATATCATACCATATTTATTCGGATTTGTCAAATTATTTGTTGTCTATTAAATGATTCAAAATTTCGCTATTGACACCAAGTAAATCTTGCAATTTTTCTTTATCACCAGAAGTGATATAAGAAGTTAAATGAAAAATTTCTTTTAATATTAATTTAGTATCTTGTTCATTTGCTTCTATTGATGTGCGCAATGCAGTAATATCCTCTTTAATATTATGAATTGCAGTATCAGTTTTACTATTTTGCTCATCAATATATCTACGCAATCTTAATTCTAATTCATTTAAATCGCGCTTTGATGCTTTATTTTGTTCTTCCAACTGTATCACCTTATTTTTTAAATCTTCATAAGGTTGCTTCATTTGTTGGATGTACTTCCATGCGCCGCCGATAGTTGAGATAGCCGCAGCAACAGCAAGTAAAGCACCAATGACTATTCCAATAGTTTCCATCGGTAGCACGCTCCTTTGTTTTCTTCTAAATTAAAGTAAAACTTACATTATACTGTTATAAAGATTTGACAACCTTTATATTTTATGATATAATATAATAAAGAAAGTGAGGATAGAAATGAAATTAAAAAATATTTTTCTTCATTTTAAAAAGATTTGCGTTCATAAATATTGGGTTGGATACTATTGTTTTAAAGCTGGTTTATATTGGCAAGGTATTATTCACGATTTAAGTAAATTTTCTCCTATCGAATTTTGGGAAAGTGTTAAATATTATCAAGGCACTAGTTCACCTATTGATGTTAGCAAAAAAGTAAATGGTTATTCAAAAGCGTGGTTTCATCATCGTGGACGAAATCTTCATCATTATGAATATTGGCAAGACAATTTTGACAAAGGCGGTAATCCAGTCATGATGCCTCAAAAATACGCCTTTGAAATGTTTTGCGATTATATTGGTGCAGCAAGAGCTTATCAAGGAAAAGATTTTTCCTTTAAAAATGAGTTAGAATGGTGGAATAAAAAGAAAAGTAATGGTATTGCTATGCATCCACAAACTAAAGAATTTATTGATGAAATGATGCATGCTTGCGCAAGACATGGCGAAAAAGTCATTGATAAAAATTATATGAATGCTGTATTTAGCCATGCACTTATTAAAGTTGGTTTTTGTAATAAATAAAGGAGTTTAAATGGATAGTTTATTTAATATTGAGCCTGAGAAATATTGGGATTTTACTTCTAAATATACTGCTACCCAAAAGAAGAACGAGATTATTGCTCGTATTGCTTCTAATGAATATATTGGCTCAGAAAAAATTGATGGACATTATAATCGTACAGTCATTAATTTTGATGGTTCAATGCGTATGGAGAGTCGAACCAAAAGTACCGTTACTGGTGAATATTCCGATAAACAATTTCATGTTCCTCATATTGCGGAAACTTTAAAAACTCTTCCTTGGGGAACTATTCTTATTGGAGAATTATATATTCCCAACACCACTTCTCAAGAAGCGGGGAAAATTCTTGGCTGCAAAGCTGAAAAAGCTGTCCAGCGTCAAGAGAAAGATTTCCCTAAAATGAGATATTATATCCATGATTGTTGGTTCAATCGCGGTACCGATTTAATGAATATGCCTTATGAATTTCGTATTCAAAAGGTAAAAGAACTTTATGATGAATTCCTTAAAAATAATAAATATATTGATTGCGCGAATTGGCAAAGTGAGCCTACTAAAATCAATGAGCTAATGGAATCTGTTTTTGCTCATGACGGCGAAGGGATTGTCCTTGTTAAAAAAACTGCAACTGTTGCACCTGGCAAGCGCACAGCTTGGAAAACTATTAAAGTAAAACGAGAACTTGATCATCATATTGATTGTTTTTTTACTGGTCGCGCGAAAAAAGCAACTCGTCTTTATACTGGCAAGGAACTTGATTCTTGGAAATATTGGGAAGATACCAAAAATGATAAGCTTCTTCCGATTGGCGATTGGTGCAAAGAATATGATGCTGGACAAAGTATCGAGCCTGTTACTAAAAATTATTATATGGGAATTCCCGGTTCTCTTGAAATTGGTGTTATGAACAAAGGAGAAGTTCGTCCTATCGGATTTTTAAGCGGTCTTGAGGATGATGTAAAAGCAAATTATGCCGATTATGCGATGAAGCCCATTGAAGTAACTTGTATGATGTTTACTCCTGACGGCAATCTTCGTCATGCCAAACTTATTCGTATGCGTGATGATATTCCTGTCGAAGATTGTACTTTTGAGAAGTATATGGGCGAGCAACAGTAAAACCAAAGTCAGCTAATCTAATAGAGTAGATTAGCTGACTTTTTACTTTATATATGTACAAATTTATAAGGAGGTATCATATGTTTATAATTGATACCAACGTTTTAATTGATTATCCTGATATTGTCACGCATGAAAATATTGGAATTGCTTGGTCAGTTCTTGAGGAGCTTGATCGTATTAAAATTGCTCAAGGTGAACGCGCGAAAAAAGCACGAATTGTTTTAAGAATGTTGCGCGATTTACTTGAAAAAGACAAATTAACAGAGAAAGACGAAGAAAAGAAGTATCAAGAAAAGATAGAAGAAAGAGATACACAAATTCAATTTATTGATACTTCTAATTATAATAATCTTTCTGTTGATAATCAATTACTATACCTCTGTAAAGATAATAATTATATCTTAATTACGAATGATATTAATTTGCAAGTTAAATGTATAGCTTTACAAGTATAGTATGAATCTTATACTAAAAATAATGAAATTTATACGGGAATATTAAGATTATATACTCCTAAAGATAATAAATTAATTAATGAATTATATAGTAATGATTTTACTAATTTGACTTTATTTGAAAATTAGTATATAGTTATTATTGAGGATGATGATATAAAAGATGTTTTTGTTTATAAAAATCATCTAATTAAATCAATTAAAAGAAAATCTATTGAAATAAGTTATGATAATAAAATTTAGGCTAGAAATACTGAATAGGCTTGTTTAATAGACGCCCTTTATAGTAAAGCTAGTATAATTTATGCTGGTGGCAGTTTTGGAACAGGTAAAAGTTATCTTTTAACTTCTTATGCTTTGCAAGAGCTTCAAAAAGGAAATATAAATAAAATCGTTTATGTTCCTAACAATAGCCAAAACGAAAACTCTATGGAACTTGGAACAATGCCAGGTGAAATGTTCGATAAGATTTTGCCATACATTGGTACCTTATGTGATATAGTTAGCCAATAGGAAGTAATCCAAATGTATGAAAAGGGATAGCTTGAATTATTGCCTATCGCTATTGCTCGTGGACGTAGTTTTGATAATTCAATTATCCTAGTTAATGAAGCTCAAAACTTAACCGAAGAACACGTCAAACTTTTGATCGCACGTTGTGGACAAAATAGTAGAATTTTTTTTGATGGAGATATTAAGCAAGCTGATTCAAATATTTTTCGTCAAAAGAGTGGATTAAAACTTTTGACTAAGTTACGTTTTAGCAAAGATTATTCTGATTTGTTCGCGGCAGTGCGCTTAGAGCGAATTGAAAGAAGTAGAACAGCACAAGCAGCGGGCTATTTAGATGAATTATAATTTACAAAGAAATTTAGATTTAATTCCACAATTTGATACTGATACACTTTTTTGTTTAAAAAATTTTTACAGAGATAAAGTCAATCGCGTTGGTGGCGTAGAAACAAAAAATAATCAAGATGATTTAGAGTTAATTTTATATTATAATGAACTTTGTCATGAATTATACGAGAGAGGAGAATGTGATTAATGGCTGAAATTATTAACGGAAAAGTTTTAGCAAGTAAAATTAAACAAGAAGTGAAACAAGAAATTAAGCAATTGGGTATTAAGCCTTATTTTGCAATTGTCCAAATTGGTAATAATCCTGCAAGCAATACTTATGTACGCAATAAAATGAAAGATTGTGATGAATGTGGTATTGAAAGTTATTTATATCATTATGGAGAAGAAATAAGTCAGCACGCTCTTGAAGTGTTTTTAGAAGAATTAAGCATTTCAAAAGATTTCCATGCTGGTATGTTGCAACTTCCAATTCCAAATCATTTAGATGCGCAGGAAGCAATAAATAAAATCGACTTCAGGAAAGATGTTGATGGCTTGACTACCATAAATAATGGTCTTTTGGCTACTGGGCAAAATGGTTTTATCCCTTGTACTGCGGCTGGCTGTATAGAAATGATTCACGCAACAGGAATTGATATTGCTGGCAAAAACGCAGTTGTAATTGGACGAAGCAATATTGTTGGTAAGCCTGTTGCAATGCAGCTTCTTAAAGAAAATGCAACTGTAACAATCTGCCATAGCCATACAGTAGGTTTAAAAGATATTTGTCAAAAAGCCGATATTTTGATTGCAGCCGTAGGCAAGAAAAACTTTGTAACAGTTGATATGGTTAAACCGGGTGCAATCGTGATCGACGTTGGAATCAATGTTCAAGAAAATGGCAGACTCTGCGGCGATGTTGCCTTTGACGAAGTAAAAGAAGTTGCTGGTTATATTACTCCCGTTCCCGGCGGAGTAGGATTAATGACAAGAGCAATGCTAATGAAAAATATTTTGGAGGCAACGAAGTGCCAACTAATAAAGGATATTTAACTGCAAAGAATACAAAAGAATCTGATGAATATTATACTCCTGCATATGCAGTAAAACCGCTATTAAAATATTTAGAAAGATACTGTAATAAACTACAATACACCATTTGGTGTCCTTTTGATAAAGCAGAAAGTCAATTTGTAAAAGTTTTTAAAGACGCTGGCTATAAAGTAATTCATTCTCATATTGATGAAGATAAAGATTTTTTTACTTATGAGCCTGATGAGCCTTATGATTTTATTATCTCAAATCCGCCTTTCTCTTGTAAAGATGAAGTTTTAAAAAGACTTTATGAATTAAATCATCCTTATGCAATGCTTCTGCCTTTGCCTACTTTGCAAGGTCAAAAAAGATTTCCTTATATTAAAGATTGCGAAGCAATTATCTTTGATAAGAGAGTTCAGTATTATAAAGATTTTAAATAGACTGAGCTTTCAAAAAATGCTTCTTTCGGTAGTATTTATATCTGTCGCAACTTTATTGATGAAGGACTTGTTTTTGAGGAATTAAATCGAGAATAATTAAATTATTAGAAGTCAAGATATTATTTCTTGACTTCTTTTCTATTATGTGATATAATATATGTAAAAGGAGTGATAAAATGAGTTATGATATAAACTCTATCGAAACGCTTCAATTTAGGGAAGCTGTTCGTATGAGAATCCCGATGTATCTTGGTTCCAACGATATGGAAGGCGTGTACAACGGCATCCAAGAAATTATTTCTAATTCAATTGACGAATTTATTATGGGATTTGGTAATAAAATTGAAATTGTACTTTATTCTGATAACTATATTTCTGTAAGAGATTATGGACGTGGAGTTCCTTTTGGAACAAGAGAAAATGGCGAAAATGTTCTTGAAGCTATTTATTCTCATGCGCATACTGGCGGTAAATTTACATCAAAAGATTATCAGTTTGCAGTTGGTTTAAATGGTATCGGTGCGAAAGCTACTTGCCTTTCATCTGAAGAATTTTCAGTTGTGTCAGTTCGTGATAATCGAGTAGCTTCAATTTGTTTTGAACGCGGGAATATGACCGATTATACCGAAGTAAATAATGATAAAAATTTGCCCAATGGTACTTTTGTAAAATATAAGCCAGATACGCAAGTCTTTAATCTTGAGCCTATTGAAATTAAATTTGAGCATTTATGTAAGACTTGTGAAAATTTAAGTTTTCTAACTAAAGGATTGACTTTTGAACTTCGAGATGAAACTGTCTCTCCAGTGCAAAGTGTTACCTATAAAAGTGAAAATGGTCTTATGGATTTGGTTATGCAAAAAGCTGCAAATAAAGTTCATGAAAATCCGATTTCTTATTTTCTAAGTGATGGAACAAATTCAGTTGAAATTGCTTGTGTTTGGACGAAGGCGCGCAATGAACACTTTTATTGTTTCACAAATGGCGTTGCTAACGCTGAAGGTGGTACTCCTATCACTGGTCTAAAAACTTCAATTACTAAAACTCTTCAAAAGAAGATTAAAAATCTAACTGGTGAATTAGCAAGAACTGGACTTATTTACGCAGTTAGTTGTAAGGTTGTTAATCCATCTTTTGCTAATCAAACAAAAACAAAAATTAACAATCCCGAACTTAGAGGACTAGCAAGTAAAGCTTTTAGTGAAGGATTTGAAAAATTCTGTTTACAATATCCTAACGAAGAAAAGAAAATTGAAGATTTTCTTACCAAGGAAGAAAAAGCAGAAAAAGCAGCAGAAAAAGCAAGAACAGCTGTTTTAAATGCAACTAAAGATATTGAGAAGAACCAAAAGAGAAAAGTTTTTTCTTCTGATAAATTGTCTGATGCAGAATATCTTGGACAAGATTCAACTCTCTTGATTGTAGAAGGAAATTCTGCTGCGGCAGCTATGGCCATTGCGCGAGATGAAAAGCATTATGGAATTTTAGCTATTAAAGGTAAAATTATTAATTGTTTATCCAATAGTGAAGATAAGATTTTTGAAAACGAAGAAATTAAATTACTTTTAAGTGCGATGAATATTATCCCAGGGAAATATAACTCATCTAAATTACGTTACGGACGAATTGCAATTTGTTCTGATGCGGATTCAGATAAACTTAACTGTCTGTAAATACTTTACTGTTTACCAACAGGGTCTTTATTTTATAGTGATGGTTTACACATTTTACTTATAAAATAGAAGGCTAACGGGCAACTAAACCGAAAGGTTATGGTGGTAAGAGAAGCTAAACCCCTTGATGGGCAAGCAGATCCCGTGGGAATCAGAATTAACCCAAGCCTTAAATTGTGGAGGTGCCGCAATGATAGGCATTTATAAAATTACAAAAATTGAAAATGGAAAATCTTATATTGGACAAAGTAATAATATAGAAAGAAGATTTTCTGAGCATAAATAGAAAAAGGATATTCCAATTGAATTAGCTATCCAAAAGTATGGAGAAAAAGCTTTTTCATTTGAAGTTCTTGAAGAATGTTCTTTAGATGATTTAGACGCACGCGAACGTTATTGGATTGCTTACTACAATACTTATAAAGGATTTGGTTATAATTGTAGCGAAGGCGGTGGCAATAATCGCGGAGAGAATAATGGGCGCACAAAATTAACAAACAATGAAGTTGCTTATATCCGAGAATGTTATGATTTACATATGCGTCGAAAAGAAGTTTATGAGCAATTTAAAGATAAAATTAGTTTTAGCGGTTTTGCGAGCATCTGGGATGGTTCTACTTGGAACGATATTAAGATGGATGTATATACTAAAGAAAATAAAGATTATTATATGCATCATGCAACAGATGGTAGTAACGCAGATAAAGCTAAATTTACTTCTGATGAAGTAATGTTAATTAGAAATCGTTATGTAAGCGAGAGTGCGCGAGAAATTTATAAAGAGTATCAAGAAAAATGTAGTTATAATACATTTCAACAAATATTGTGGGGCCGCACCTATAAAGACCTTCCAATATACAAAAAGAAAGAGAAAATTTGGGTTAATAACTGAAGCCTGTAACGACTATCTCCCGGAAGGAGAGTACACTTGCTATTGGTACGCAAGTGGAAAGAGTATTTTCGTCAATAGACGAATAACATATAGTCTGCTCCAATAGAAATGTTGGGTAAAGTGGGTTATCACATAGGCTTACTAATTATGTCTGCATTACAATATCTCGCTCCCGAATTTATCCAAGAGCATAGATTATGCTGGTTGCGTTCTCCTCTTTACGTCGTTACTAATGGCAAGAAACATTCTTATTTTTATAGTGATGAAGAATTTGATAAAGCCCGAGCGCAAATTAAAGGCGATGTTAGTCGTGAAAAAGGTTTGGGCGCATTAAGCGCAGCAAAAGCAAAAGAATCAATGTTTAATCCCGAAAATCAAAGAATGGATATTCTTGTCCCAAATGATGATTCTATTCAAATGCTTTATGATTTAATGGGAACAGATGTTCAACCTCGTAAAGATTTTGTATTTAGTAAAATTGATTTCTCTGAAATAAAGGAGTAATATGGAATTAACACCGATTATTGAAGAAAGTTTTGCTCAATATTCTGGTGCGGTTTTGCAGTCTCGTGCTCTTGTTGACGCACGAGATTTTTTAAAGCCGTCCGCAAGGCAAATTTTCTATTGTATGAAAACTGATAAATTTACTGCTGATAAACCTTTTAAAAAGACTTTGAAAGCAGTTGGCTCCGCCATGAGAATGTATATTCACGGTGACTCATCTTGTGTTGGAGTTATTATGCGCGCAGGCCAGCCATTCTCTATGCGTTATCCTTTGGTTGAAGTAGATGGTGCTTATGGTACTCTCGCAGAAAGTGGAAACTGGTCTGCTTCTCGTTATACTTCTGCACGTTTGTCCCCTCTCGCTGAATATCTATTCAAAGATATTGAAAAAAATACCATCAAAGAATGGCGAGATAATTACGATGACACAGAACAATATCCTGCCGTTTTAACTGGAAAGGGTTATTTTAATATTGTCAATGGCACTTCTGGTATTGGTGTCGCAGCAAGTTCTAGTTGTCCTCAATTTAATATTAAAGATGTAAATAACGCTTTAATTACTTTGCTTCAAAATCCAGATTGCGATTTTGATGAAATTTATTGCGCGCCAGATTTCGCCACTGGAGCAATTTTACTTAATGCTGATGAAGTAAAGGAAAGTATTAAGAATGGTGTTGGTAAAGCTTGCAAACTCCGCTCTGTTATTGAATATGATGAGAGTGAAAATTGTTTAATTGTTAAAGAAATCCCTTATAGCGTTTATACTGGGACAATTCGTGGAGAACTTGATAGAATTTTAAATGAAGGACTTTGCCCTGGCATTGAGCGCTATAATGACTTGACAGGTTCTACTCCTAATATTAAAATTTATCTTACTAAAAAAGCCAATGTTTCTAAAGTGCTTCAGATTCTTTATAAAGAAACATCTTTACAGCATCATTTTAGCATTAATATGACGATGCTTGATAATGGCCGTTTTCCAAGAGTATTTGGATGGAGAGAATTACTTCAAGCTCATATCGACCATGAGAAAGTAGTTTACCGTCGTGGTTACGAATATGATTTAGCAAAAGCAGAAGCAAGACTTCATATTGTTGACGGCATTTTAATTGCGCTTGCACAAATCGAAGAAGTTATTGAAGTAATCAAAAAATCTTCTTCAACAGCAGATGCAAATAAAAATTTGCAAGCTAACTTTTCGCTTGATGAAATCCAAGCTAAAGCAATTCTTGATATTAAACTTTCTCGCTTAGCACACATGGAAGTTGAGAAATTTGAAAAAGAAGCTGAGGAGCTTACTGCAAAAATTGATGGATTAAAATATATTCTTGATAATGAAGAGGAATTTGATAAACAATTAATTAAAGGCTGGCAAGATGTTGCATCAAAGTTTGGCGATGAACGCCGCACTCAAATCATGAATTTAACCATTAATGAAGAGACCGATGAGCCAATAGAAAAGAAACAAATGGTTGTTCATTTAACTAATTTGAACACTCTTTATGCTTATGAAGATACTACTCTTATCACTGCACGTCGTGGCAGAGGTATGAAAGTTAAGTTAGGCAATAATGAACAAATCATTCAAACGGTAAAAGATTCTAATTTAAATAATCTTTTGCTTTTTAGTTCTCTTGGTAAAGTCTACAATCTTGCACTAAGTAATCTTACTCTTGATTGTAGAACTCCGATTAGTACAATCCTTGAACTTGCGCCTGATGAAACAATTACTTATATTGTTAGCGATACAGATAAATCTCAAGGAGAAGAAGTCCTTTTTGTTACTCAAAAGGGAACTGTTAAAAAAACTCTTTTAAGAGAGTATAATATTAAGCGTACTAAAGGCGTTTCTGCGATTAAATTAACCGATGGTGATTTTATTAAAAGAGTGATGATTGTAAATAATAAAGATAATCTTGCAATCACTACCAAAAACGGCTATGTCGTTATTTTCCCATTGACTGAAATTAATACTCAAGGTAGAAACACTATTGGTGTCCGTGGAATTACTCTGCGTCCTGGTGATGAAGTTTGTGATGCTTGTGTTATTAGAAAAGATGCTAAAGAGCTTATCTCTGTAACCGAAGCAGGACAAGTTAAAAAGACTGATTTAGATGAATTTTCAGTTACTTCCCGCGCAGCAAAAGGAGCAATTATTCATAAGCTAAATGATGAGGATAAATTGGCTGGTTTTGCATCCGTGCGCGAAGATTCGAAAACTGTTTCTGTTGCTAGTACCGGAGCAATTATAAAAATTTCTTTAAATGAAATTCCTACTACCAGTCGTGCGACAGTTGGAGTAAAATCTATTAATCTTAAAAATGGGCAATATGTAACCGGATTGATTGTCGAATAAATATTTAAGTCAAGGTGTCATTACCTTGACTTTTTTTGTTTTGTATGCTATACTAATTATAGAAAATCAAACAGAGGTGTTTCCGATGAAGTAGTGTATTAAAGACAACTTTGGTCTTTTAACTATGTCTATTGAAACTACTATTCGAGACTTGGAAAACTTTCTTGAGAGTGCAAAAGATACTGGCTTGAAAGATAGTCCAAAAGAAACGATTCGTAATACAATAGAAGAGTATAAAAGTTTAATGGATAAACTTATCAATGACGATATTTCTGATTATAATGAAAAACAGTTAAAAATGATTATGGAACATCGTCTGCGCGTCCTTAATACTCAAAAGGAGAAAGTTGATTTAACAATTCCTTTAGTCACAAAATTTATTGAGGAACTTGACAAATCAATTACTTGATTTTTACCGCACGATGTGCTATAATATTTGTAGAAAGTTAAGAGATAGAAAATTAAATATTAAATTTATTCAAAATTAAATTTTGAAAATAAAAGCTATTAAATAATTGACTTTCAATAATGTTTATGCTATAATATTTATAGAAAATCAAGAAAAGGTTTTCTAAAATGTTTATAAATTAAAAAGTATTTAAGTTTAAGGAGTAATTCTATTATGACTGAGAATTCTAAGAATGTATTTCATTTTCTTCACGACAATCACGATGTTAATTTGACTGCTGGCGAGATTGCTGAGAAGCTCGGCATTACCGTTTCTGCTGTTACTGGTTCTGTCAATGGTCTTGTTCGTAAGGGCTATGCCGTTCGTACTGAGGATGTTATCGAGGTTGAGGGCAAGAAGACCACTGTTAAGTATATTGCTTTGACTGACGAGGGCATGGCTTTTGATCCTGAGAAGGCCGAGGCCGAGGAAGCCGAGCGTAAGGCTGCTGAGAAGGCTGCTAAGGCTGCTGCTAAGGCCGCAAAGAGCGCTGAGTAATAGATACACCAAAATATAATTTAGGGGAGTTTTACTCCCCTTTTCTTTTATAAAATTTTGACTTTAATATAACATTGTAATATAATATAATTGTAAAAAGAAAATATTTGGAGAAAGTTTTATGTTGAAGCAAGCATATAATAATGTACATATTCTCGGCAGACTCAATGAAATTAATTTGCAGGAGCGCGACAGTTCAAAGGACGGTCGCCATTATATCAGCGGCGATGTTACTTTCCTTGTTAATCAAATGGTAAGTGACATTGAGGAAACTGAAGTTATTCCAGTTCGTGTTTTCGCATTTGAGAAAACCAATGCTGGCAAACCCAATCCTGCATATCAGAACGCAAAAGATTTGATGACTAAGGGTATTTCTGTTGCAGCAACTGGCGATCCGACTAAGGCAGATTCTTATGAGTGCAATTGTCGTCTTCAGGAAAATAATTTCCTTGGACGCGATGGCACTATTGTTTCCACTACTGTAATTAATGGTTCTTTCTTCTCTAAGCGTTCTGGCGTTGCGGCAGAGGAAGAGGATGCATCTTTTGAGCAAGAAATTGTCATTGCTAATGTCGCAGATGAAGTTAAGAATGAAGAGACCACTGGTCGTATGTTGGTTGATGGTCTTGTAATTCAGTATAACGGTACTCCCGATAAGATTCGTTATATTGTTGAGAATCCTCAAGCTGTCTCTTATATTGAGCAGAATTGGGAGCCAGAGAATACCGTTAAATTGAGCGGTAAGATTCGTTATGGTTCTGAAACCGTTGAAGTTACTAGCGCTGATGTAACTGCTTTCGGTGAAGCTCCTACTAAAGTTCGCACTCGTAACATTCATGAGTTTGTTGTAACTGCTGGTTCCGCACCGTATGACGAAGATAACGCTTATAACATCGACGAAGTTGCTCCGGCACTAAATGAAAAGAAGCGCGTAACTGAAGAGCGTTTAAAGAATACTCAAACTGCTGCTCCTAAAGCTAACGCAAATCGTTTAAGCCGCGGTTTCTAAGAAATTTTAGGGAGTGGAGCAATCCACTCCTTTTTATTTTAAAATGAAAGTTGAGATATAATATATGGAGTAAATAACATGGCTATTGATTTATTAAATTTGGAACCTACTAAAATTTCAAGAGACCTTAAAGGCAAATATATTTTAGCTTATGGCCTTCCTAAAATTGGAAAGACTAGTCTTGTAGCTTCTTTTCCGAAGTCTTTGATTTTTTCTTTTGAGCCAGGTACTAATGGTTTGAATAATATTTATAAAATTAATATTACTTCTTGGAAAGATTTTAAACTTGCGGTAAAGCAGCTGGCCAATGACAAAGTAAAAGAGAAGTTTGATTTTGTTTCAGTAGATACCGTAGATATTGCTTACGATCTTTGTGAGCAATATATTTGTAGTACTAATGGAGTTCAATCTATTGGTGACATTCCTTATGGCGGTGGTTGGACAAAACTCAAGAAAGAGTTTTCTAAAATTTTCCGCGACATTGCGATGATGGGCTATGGTATTATTTTTATCAGTCACGCGCAAGAAAAAACCATTAAGGAGAATGGAGAAGAATATCCTCGAATTGTTCCTGCTTGTCCATCTATTGCCGCAAACATCGTAAATAAATTAGTCGATTTTATTATTTACATTGGCATTGAATATAGTAGTGCGGAAGATGAAATTGGCACTCGTTATATGTACTTTAAAGGCAATAAACATATGCAAGCCGGTTCTCGTTTCCGCTATATTCCTGACAAAGCAAAATTTGGTTATCAAGAATTAGTTGATGCTGTCAATGATGCTATTGATAAGCAAGTTGGTTCTGAGGGGACTGTTGAAAAAGGAGATAACTTCTATCAATCTGAAGTTCGTCCTTTTGATGAAGTGATGGCAGAAGCAAAAGACATTTGGGTTAAAATTCTTGAAAAAAACGATTCAGATACCACCGTTGGTGAAATGAATCATATTATTGAAAAGAATTTTGGTTCTCAAGTTCTTCTTTCTCAAACTACTCCTGCGCAACAGGATGCGCTTGAACTTACTGTTTCTGATTTAGAAGATCTATATAAAACTCTATAATAGATTACCGGAGAGAACGCAAGTTCTCTCCTTTTTTGTTGACAAAAGTTTTTAGTTGTGATATAATATTTATAGAAGAAAATATGAGAGGAATAAACTATGGCAAAAAAATTAACTCCTGTAAAATGCTGTTATTGCGAGCTTCCTATTGATAGGAATATTGAGTCTTATGGACGTCCTCTTAAAGCGCTTGGTAGCACAGAACTAAATTCACGTCGTTATGCACATCAACATTGTGGCGAGCAATATAATTGGATGCCAGTTACTGAATTTAATCGTTTAAAAACAGCTAAAAAAATAAAAGAAGAAGCTGAAAAAAATGGCAGAACTGTTACGGAACAAAAAGCGAAAACAAAAAAATGCTTGTACTGCAATAAAATGATTGACTTAGATACTGATGATGCTTGTTTAGTTGGAGTAGGTACTCGTTGGGCGCACAAAGAGTGTTATGAAAAATACTTTAGTGCGGACGATCAATGGATTGATAAACTTTATGGAGTTTTAAAGGTTGCTTTTGGCAAATATGATTTTCAAAAAATAGAGCGCCAAAGAATAACTTTTATAAAGCAAGGACTTACCAATGAAGACATTTACAATGCCCTTAATTATTGGTATATTGTAAAAAATAAAAGTATTGAAAAAGCCAATGGCGGTATTGGTATTGTTCCGTATATTTATGAAGATGCCAATGAATATTTTAAATCAATAGAAAAGTCGTCTCAAAAAATAAACCCAGCTACTTTTAAAATGGGTTCTAAAATTGTAGATATTGATTTTTCAAAAGAAAAGAAAGTAGAAACAGAAGATGAAAAGAAACAACGAATTGCGAATATTCATGGATGGGATTTAAGTTTTTCGAACCCAGAACTTTATAAAGATTTGGAGTGATTAAATGCCATTGTCTGATAAGAATTCAATGATGCAAGTTATTGGATGCTTAATGAAAAACACGACAATCCTTTCTCAAGCAGATAGATATGATATAAATTTTACAGATTTTGATGATTTGTTAAATAGGTATATTTATCAAGCGATTCAGAATTTCTATGCTTCTGGCGCGAGAACGATTAGTGTCGTCGATTTAGATAATTTCTTTCAAGAGCGCCAGGAAATAAAAAGTGAATATGAAAAGCGCAATGGACTTGAATATATTAAAGACTGCGAAGGATTAAGTAATCCAGATACTTTTGATTATTATTATAATCGTTTAAAAAAATACTCTTTGCTTCGTTCTCTTAAAAAGAGCGGCTTCGATATAAGTTATTTTTATTGCGATAATCCTTTAGCCGCGAATTACAAAGAAACCCAAGAGCGTTTTGAGCAGGCAGATATTTCTACAATTTTTGACGAAGTTAGAAAACGTTTATCAATAGTAGAAAAAGAGTATAATACCAGTGATTTGAATACTTCCGCTGGCGCTTCTGTTGGTTTGCGCGAGTTAGTACAATCTTTAAAAAAGAAACCAGAAATTGGGCAACCTTTATCTGGTTCTATTTATAATACGGTTGTATCTGGCGCAAGATTGGGCAAATATTATATTCGAAGCGCAGGAAGTGGCGTGGGTAAAACACGTCTTGCAGTAGGAGACGCTTGTAGATTAGCGATTCCTAAATATTATGATTGGCATAAAGAATGTTGGGTTGATACTGGATTAAATAATAAAATTTTATTTATTACAACAGAGTTGGACAGAGATGAAGTCCAAACAATGCTATTAGCAAATGTATCTGGTGTTAATGAAGATAAAATTTTAAATGCAGAATGTAATTTTCTCGAAGAAAAAATTATTGATGAAGCACTTGATGTAATTGAATGTTTTAATGATAATTTTATTTTGGATAAAATTCCAGATCCATCTATTAATCAAATTGAAGCTTGTGTAAGAAATCACAAACAAGTTGATTAGATAGAGTATGTTTTTTATGATTATATTTTTTCAAGCCCAGGACTTTTGAGTGAATTTAAATCAAATAATTTGCGTGAAGATGTTCAACTTTTCTTGTTATCAACTGCTTTAAAAGATTTAGCTACTGAACTTCATATTTTCATGTCAAGTTCAACTCAGTTAAGTGGTGATTTTAAAAACGGTCGTGGAGTGCGCGATCAAAGTTTTATTCGTTCTTCAAAAGCCGTAGCAGATAAAGCTGATGTTGGTTGTATCATGGTTAGAATTAGTGATGAAGAAAAAGCAACTATTTCTCCATTAATTGAATCTCTTGGTTTGCCAATGCCTACTCATGTTATTGATGTTTATAAAAATCGTCGTAGTAGGTATAATCAAGTAAAAATTTGGACAATACTTGATTTAGGTACTTGCCGTGAAAAAGATATTCTTATCACAACTGGCGACTATGAAGAAATAAAAGATTTTAAAGAAATTAAGTTTAAGACTGCTTATTTTCTTGATACTGAAAAACTTAAAAATTCAATAGAAGAATCAGACGAAACTGAATTAACTCCAGAAATTGGTTTAGGTAATGAAGAACAAGAAAATGAAAATATGGAAGTGAATGAAGAAGTGATTGCAACAAGAGAAAATTTTAAAGAATCAAAAGAAGAATTACCGCCTTTTAATAGTCCTTTAACTATTACTTCCGCAGAAAGTTCAACTTATATCGAAAACAAAATAGATTTTCAAAAGAAACCTAAAATTAAGAAAGTGAGTTCTCGCTTATTATGATTGATTATGATAAAATAAAAGAGGAACTTGAACCAGATGATATAATAAAAATCATCCAACATTTTATTCCAGATTTGAATTATGAAGAGAATACTTCAAATGGTTGTCTGATTTTACCAACTATCTGTCACAATCTTGAACAAGAAGATGGTAGCAAAAAATTATATTATTATTTTAATACTCATCTGTTTCACTGTTATACTCATTGTGGTAGTTTTGATATTTATGAGCTAGTTAAAAAGATGCTTGAACTACGTAACCTACCGAATGATTTTACATCAGTTTTTAATGTTATTAGTAAATATTCTGATGTATTTTTTGAAAAAGTTGAGAGCGCGGATTCTTATAAAAGCATTAGTGACCGATATGTAAATGGCAATGCGGAACCTGTTTATAAAATATATGATAGCAAAGTTCTTGCTTGTTTCCACGAACTCTATCCTATCGAATGGATAAATGATGGAATTACAATAAAAAGCATGAAAAAATATCATATACTTTTTTCTGAAGCCAATAATCAAATTATTATTCCTCATTATAATATTGATGGAGATTTAATTGGAATTAGAGTTAGAAATTTAGATGAATATAAAATTGATCACGGTGGAAAATATATGCCGGCATATATTCAAGGAGAATTTTACACTCATCCTTTAATGTATAATCTTTATGGGTTAAATTTTAATAAACAGGCTATCCAAAAGAATCATTTAGCAATTTTAGCCGAAGGTGAAAAAAGTTCTTTGATTGCCGATGGTTGGTATGGGGATAATAATTGTGTTGTTGCAACTTGTGGTGACAAGTTTAATAAATTTTTAGTAAAGCAATTAGTTAAATTGGGTGTTACTGATATAATTGTGGCTTATGACCGTATGAATCACGATAAAATATCTCAAAAAATATATTTTAATAAACTTTATTCGATGTGTCAAAAATACAAGAACTATGCTAATTTTTCTTTTATTTTTGACACAGATGAAATTTTGGAATATAAAGCTGCTCCTTTTGATAGTGGAGTAGAGACATTTGAAAAACTATTCAATAGGAGAGTTTTTGTTAAATGAAGTATGTATTAAATAGTAAAATTAATCATCTACCAGATGAATCTTATGTCGAAACTTTATTGCGCGCAAGGGGATTGAATCACGATGAAATGATTCAATATTTGAAACCTTCAAAGGAAGTTCTTTATTCACCTCTTCTTTTGAAGAATATGGACGCTGGCGCGGAACTTTTAAAGAAACATTTAGATGCTAATTCAATTATTTATGACGTAGTCGATTGCGATCAAGATGGAGTTACATCTTCTGCTATTCTTTATAATTATTTAAAATTGATTAAACCGGATATTCAAATTCTTTGGTCTATGCACTCGGGGAAATAGCATGGTGTTGAGTTAGATAAAGTCCCTCACGAAGCGAAGTTAATTGTTATTCCAGATGCAGGTTCTAATCAATATGAAGAACATAAAATATTAAAAGAACAAGGTTTTGATATTCTTATTCTTGACCATCACCTGTGTGAAACAGAAAGCGAAAATGCGATTGTAATTAATAATCAATTAGGAAAATATCCTAACCGAGATTTATCTGGCGCTGGAGTTGTTTATAAATTTATTAAATATTTTGATATAAAATATGGCTATAATTATGCTGACAATTTCCTTGACCTCGCTGCAATGGGCATTATAGGCGATATGATGGATTTAAGAAATCTTGAGACAAGATATATTATCAGTCAAGGTTTAACAAATTTAAAAAATTATGGTTTAACTCGTTTTGCTTTAAAACAATCTTTCTCGATAGGGAATGTTGACGATATTACTCCTACTGATGTTTCTTTTTTTATCGCGCCTCTTGTTAATGCAGTAATTCGTGTAGGGACAATGGCAGAAAAAGAAACTTTATTTAAAGCATTTATTAGCGGCCCGAATGATACCGAACCTTCTACCAAACGCGGAGCAAAGCCTGGCGATACAGAAGTTATTGCAGATAAAGCCGCACGAATTGCCACTAATGCGCGTAATCATCAAAATAAAATGATTGATCAAAGCGTTCAATTCCTTTGTGGGAAAATTGAAAAAGAATGTTTAGATGAAAACAAAGTTCTTCTAGTTGCCCTTGATGACGACGAATCGAGATATGTCAATCCTAATTTGACTGGCTTAATTGCTATGAAGCTTTGTCAAATGTATAATCGTCCTGCTATTGTAATTCGCTTAGCAGATGATGATATATTTAAAGGTTCTTTTAGGGTTAATTCAAATAGTCCTCTTGCAAATTTTAAAGATTTTTGTACTGAGAGTGGATTGGTTGAATATGCTGAGGGACATGAAAGTGCGGCAGGTATCGGAATCGCAGAGAAAAATTTAAATAAGTTTATGAAGTATTGTAATAAGAAATTAGCTAATACTAATTTAGGTGAAAATAGTTATCTTGTAGATTTTGAATTTGATGGGAATTTCTGCAGTGATATTGAATCTATTTGTATTGATTTAGATGCTATAAAAAATGTTTATGGTAAAGGCGTCGAAGAACCTAAAATTATTGTTAATAAAATTCTTTTTACCCAAAATGATGTATTTATTATGGGCAAAAATAAAGACTCCGTTAAAATTGAAAAAGATGGAATTGCTTTTGTTAAATTCAAGGATGCCGATTTTGCACAAAAAGTCCAGTCTTATTCTATCGGCGCAATTACTGTTTATGGCAAAATGAATTTAAATCAATTTATGGGTAATTATACTCCTCAAGTTATCATAGAAGATTATGAACTTGAAAATGGTAGGGCAATGTTTTGATTTTTGCGTAAGAATGTGATATAATATTTATAGAAGAATGGAAAGAATTTAAAATAAAAACCAATACCGTATCAGATTATTTTATTGAAAGCATTAGAAAGAGAGGTGATTCTAAGAAATAATGGGATATTTTAGTGGACATAATCATACCCATTATTCTTAGTGGGTCTAATATCCGTATGCTCGATTGTATTATCAAAGAAGATAAATTAATTGATTATGCTTTGGAATTAGGTTTAACGGGTGTGGCAATCACTGACCACGAGAGTGTTTCTGGTTATATCAAAGCTTTAAAATATATGAAATCTTTAAAATCAAAAGCAAAAAAGATTTTAGAGACAGAACCAAATGACGAATGGGCTAATCAAGTTAAAAATTTTAAACTTGTATTAGGAAATGAGATTTATCTTTGTCGTGATGGTTTAAGTGCAAAAAACTTTATTAAAGGCGAGGATAAATTTTGGCACTTTATTTTATTGGCAAAAGATAAAGTAGGAAATAAACAACTTCGAGAATTGTCTTCAAGGGCTTGGAATAGAAGTTTTTATCAATTTATGGAGCGTGTTCCAACTTATTATTCAGACATTGAAGAAATTATCGGAAACAATTCTGGGCATGTAGTTGCACAAACAGCTTGCTTAGGTAGCTTTTTCGATTATTTGATTTTAAATCAACAGTATGAAAAAGCATTAAATTTCTGTCACTGGTGTGAACAAATTTTTGGTAAGGAAAATTTCTTTATTGAAATTCAGCCTGGGTTAAGTAAAGAACAAGTTACCTTTAATACTTTAGCTGCGCAGTTTGCAAAAAAGAATCATTTTAATATTACAGTTACAACTGATAGTCACTATTTACGTCAAGAGGATAGAGAAATTCATAAGAGTTTTCTTAATTCTGGCGATGGAGATAGAGAGACTGATGATTTCTACGCTTACACTTATATGATGAGTGCGGAGGAAATTCGAGAGAAACTTAATTATTTTGATGATGATTTTATTACTCAAATTTTTGAAAATAGTAATAAAGTTTGTTCAATGATTGAAGAATATGATTTGGCTTATAAGCAAATTGTTCCTCGTATTCCTCTTGATTGGCATTTAATCCATTGTGAGCCACAAAAAATCATTGGCGAACGAGAATATTTAAATAAGTATTTGAATAGTGAATACGAAGAAGATAAATTCTTTCTTTATAGTATTATTCAAAAAGGACTTGAATTAAATTGTTTAGATAAAATTCACCTTGATAGACTTGAAGAAGAACTTCAAGAAATGTGGATTGTATCCGAAAAAATTCAAGAGCGTTTGAGTGCTTATTTTATCACCGTTCGCAAAGTTATTGATATTGCTTGGACAGACGGTGATTCTTTAGTCGGTCCTTGGCGTGGTTCAGTGGGTTCAATGTTAAGTGCATATTTAATGGATATTATTCAGCGCGATCCATTAAAAAGTCCAACTGCACTTCCTTATTGGAGATTTTGTTCAAGAGGACGTGCAGAGTTAGCTGATGTTGATATTGATTCTCAGGCATCTAAGCGTGAAAGATTTATTGAAGCAGTTCGCCGTTATTTTGAATCCATTGGAGGAGAATTAACGAGTGTCGCAACTTTTGGTACTGAAACTTCAAAAGCGGCATTGCAAACTGCTGCACGTGGCTTAGGATACGAACCAGAATTAGGAAGTTTTCTTAGTTCTTTAATTCCTATTGACCGTGGTTTTGTTAGAAGTTTACAGCAATGTTATTACGGAGACGAAGAAAAAGGGTATCAACCTATTCCGCAATTTATTGCAGAAATGGGCAAACATGAAGATATTTGGAATGTTGCAAAAAACATTGAAGGATTGATTAGTCGTCGTGGAGTTCATGCTTCTGGTATTATCTTAACAAACGATAAATTTACAGAACTTGGCGCGACGATGAAGAGTCCTAAAGGCGTTAAATGTAGTCAATGGGAACTTCATGATGAAGAGTATGCAGGACATATTAAATATGACTTCTTAACCATTGACGGCTTGGATAGAATCCGTACTACAATGGAATTACTTCTTAATGACGGTTTAATAGAGTGGCAAGGTTCTTTAAAAGCCACTTATATGAAATATCTAAATCCAGACGTTATTGATTACGATAATCCAGAAATGTGGAAACTTGTTGGTGACAATAAAATTATTAGTTTGTTCCAATTTGATACCCCTGTTGGATTGCAAACAGCAAAACAGATTAAACCAAAAAGTTTGCTTACTCTCGCACAGTCAAATAGTTTGATGCGATTAATGCCAGAAAAAGGACAAAAGACTCCTGTTGAGGAATTTGTTGAATACCAAGAGCATCCAGAAAAATTAAAAAGAGATATTTATAATCTTAATGCTACTACTGAAGAAAAAGATAAACTTTATGAGTTTATGAAAGAATTTGGTGGTGTATTGGACAGCCAAGAATCTCTTATGCGCGCGGTTATGTTGCCATTTACAAATTATAATGTTGATGAAGCAAATAAAGTTCGTAAAACTGTTGCTAAAAAGAAATTTAAAGAAATTGCATCTTTAAAAGAAAATTTGTATCAACGGGGAAGAGAATTAGGAACTTCTAAAGATATTATTGATTGGATTTGGTCTCAAGCCGAAAAGCAGATGGGTTATTCATTCAGTATTATTCATACCATAGCTTATTCAACAGTAGCAATTCAAGAATTAAATTTGGCATATTTTTATGATCCAATTTATTGGGATACGGCTTGTTTAATTGTTGATAGTGGTGGTCTTGAAGATAATCCAGAAGATGAAGATTATACTCTAGGCAATGATATTGAAGATGAATTGGAAGATGAAGAAGATACTAAAAAGAAATCTTCAAAAACTGTTCAATATGGTAAAATCAGCTCTGCCATTGGCAAGATGAAGAATTTTGGTGTCGATGTTGAACTTCCAGACATTAATGCTTCAAGTTATACTTTTGTCCCAGATGTTGCGCATCATAAAATTATTTATGGATTAAAAGGTATCACAAGAGTTAGTGCAGATTATGCAAATGAAATCATTGATAATCGGCCATATAATTCTTTTGAAGATTTCTTGAAGAAAGTTAAAAGTACAAAGCTTCAAGTTATTAATTTGATTAAATGTGGAGCATTTGATAAAATTTCTTCTATTTCGCGCGAGAGTCTTCTTCGTAATTATATTGAAAGTATTGCAGAAACGAAAAATAAATTAACTCTTGCTAATATGCCAACTTTGATTAAATATGGTATTATTCCAGATAAATACCAAGATGTTGCAGCAGTTTATAATTTTAATAAATTCTTAAAAAAGAATTGTAAATCTGGTCTTTATTATTTGCTTGACGATTATTCTCTTGAATTTTTCAATGCGCATTTTAATCCAGACTTAATTAAGTTTGGAGAGAATGGCGCAATGATTGAACAGACTCGTATGGAAAAAATGTATAAAGCTTACATGGATAAAATTCGTCCGTGGCTGAAAGAGCCTAAAGTTTTAGAGAGTTTAAATAAAGCAATTATTGACGAGATTTGGAATAAATATTGTTCTGGTTTTATTCCTAAATGGGAAATGGACAGCGTTGGTTATTATGACGGTGCGCATGAACTTGATGGAGTAGATTTTGAAGAAAGGGAAATTGATAATTTCTTTAATCTCTCAGAAGATCCAGTTCCAGAAACAGTATTCACTTCAAAAGAGGGAAAAGAAATTCCAATTTATAAATTGCATAATATTGCAGGAACAGTAATTGAAAAAAATAAACTGAAAAATATTGTAACTCTATTAACTCAATATGGAGTTGTAAAAGTTAAGATTTATAAACCTCAATTTGTAAAATATGATAAACAATCTTTTATTAAAGACGAAGTAACTGGCAAAAAAACGGTTACTGAAAAGTCATGGTTTACAAGAGGAAATAAACTTATTATTCAGTGTATTCGTCGTGGAGATAATGCAATTCCTAAAGCATATAAAACTTCACCTTATAAACCAATTACGTTGATCTCAGATATTGATTATTCAACAGGACATTTAACTTTAAGAACAGAGAGGACAGACTAATGTATATTGGAATATTTGATTAGGATATTCTTTTAAATCCCGCGAAATTTTGTCCATCTCTTGAATTAATGAAATTGTCCTATTATCACAAAAAAAGAGGAGATATAGTAGAATTTGTCCTATCTTTTGAAGATAGTGAAAAATATGATATACTTTATCTTTCTAGGGAAAGTCTTTCTTAGAAGGACTTTCCTTCTTCTTTTTTATTGCAAAGTAATTTACAATGGGTAGGTAGAGGCTTTACTGGTAATTATGTAAAACTTCCAGAAGAAGTTGAACATAGTCCTCCTGATAGGACTTTTTATTCTACTTTTGTAAAAACTCACGAAAATGTATTTACCACTAGAACTAAAAATTAGATAGTTAGGAAAATTTTAAGTGAAGATTTTGTTTTATTAAGAATAACAAATGGAAATGAATTATTAATTGATTACACTAAATTAAATTATTCTAATCAAAAAATCATTTTATATGATTATAATTTTTATAATAGTTCTTATGCAAAAGAAATATTTGATTATTTTACTTCAAGAGGAAATGAATTATTATTTTTATATAGCAGTTAGATAAAAGATTTAGATTTGTTTGTTTATTATTCTTCCAATAGTAAAGCAATAACTGATGGTAGATAGGCATTGCTTTTAGTTCATAATGACGGGATACCTATTACTAAGTTAATGAAACATATAGATTGTTTTAATTGTTATTGCGGCTATCATGTACCTTTAAACGAGAAACCTACTAGTCGAAAAGCTCTTATTGCTGCATTGAATATTTATTTTTATGGCGCCTCGCGCAATGTAAAAATTCCTATAAAAGTGGATTTAAAACCAGATGATTGGGATGGTGCAGCAACTATTTATGAGATTTTAATGAGAGCTTTTTCAAATATTCTTACTTATAAATTGAATCCTACTTCTAATAAAACAGTTATGGATGAAGTTTATCATATTGCTGGCAAAGAGCGATGCAAATTGATAAATCAAACAATTCAAGCTGATCGTAATTTGTATATACTGGCTAATTTAAATGTTCGCCAAGTCCGAGATAGTGGTAAATGGAGACTTAGATTATGAAAACTATTCAAGATTTACAAGCTGAATTAAAACAGCTTCAAAATAAGATAAATACTTCTATCGCAAATGGAGAATATTCTCCTGATATGCCCATGTGGCGAGAAGGAGTAAGAAAAATTTTAGAAGAACTAAAGGAGATTGAAGACTCTTATGAATGAGAATTTTTTACAAGATAATCCTTTGAAACTTTTTGATGATTTTGTTCAGATTCCCGATCAAGCTTTTGAAGATGGCAGAGACATTACTGAAATTAATTCTTTGATTGAAACTATTATGAATAGCGAAGATTTTATCCGCGTACTCGTTGATTCTCGCGCGAATAATCCTCAAGAATTTAATCATTACGATAAGCAATTTGACGAGTGGGTTGATCAGGCTCGGAAAAATGTTTTTGGTACTGGCAAGAAAAAGGAAATGATTCTTTCATTTATGTCTCGCTGCCAAATCATGTTTAAAGAAATTAAAGAAACTAATGGTTATTTCCAAAAGGTTCCAGTTAAATTTTGCAAAGTTACTCCTGATGCAATTATTCCTGCTTATCAATCTATTGGTGACGCGGGTGCAGATATTTACTCTAATGAAGATGCAGTTGTTGAACCTGGTGAGACAATGATTATTCACACTGGAGTTAAAATGATTATTCCTGGTGGTTATCGTATTTCCGTAGTTCCTCGTAGCGGTATGAGTCTAAAAACTGGTATTAGAGTTGCAAATGCGCCTGGTACAGTAGATTGCACCTATCGCAATGAGGTCGGAGTTATTGTTTGGAATACTGGTTCTGAACCTTATATTATTAAAAAAGGTGATAGAATTGCACAAATGATTCTTGAACAAACTCCTAAGATGCAGGCCCAAGAAATTTCTGAAGAAGAGTTTGAAAAATATTCTACTGATAGAGGAGCTGGCTTTGGTTCATCAGGCCGCTAATTAAAATGAAAATAACACTAGATTAGATTCGCTCTGATCTAGCTGAGAAAGGTTGGAAAGTTAGAAGCGAAGAATATATTAATTTATCAACAGACATGGAGTTTGAATGCCCAGAAGGTCATTTAGTTATTGCGCCATATAAAAAAATTAGAAATAAATTTTAGTGTCCAATATGTAATTCCAACCCTTTGAAAAAAATGGATATGTCTCCTATTCCAAAAACGGAAGCTAGACGTGTCCTTGCGCTAGATTAGGCTACAAAAATAAGTGGTTGGTCATTGTGGGACAATGAAACTTTATTGCGATATGGTGTTTTTAAAGCTAAATCAAAAGACACTGTTGATAGATTAGTTGAAATTCGTTAGTGGCTAACTAATTTAATTATTAATTATAAACCAGATATTGTTTTACTTGAAGATATTTAGTATCAATAGAAGATTGAAGGAAAAACAGTTTTTAATGGTGAGGCCGTAAATGGGGTTACTGTTTATAAAGCTTTGGCCGAATTACTTGGGGTTCTTCAAGTTTCTTTGCGCGAGTAGGGTGTAGATTTTAAAGTTGTATCTTCATCTACTTGGCGCGCGGATGTTGGAATTAAAGGCAAAACAAGAACTGATAAAAAACGAAGTGCTTAGGTTCATGTAAGAGATTGGTTCGATATAAATGTTACTGAAGATGAGGCAGATGCAATTTGTATTGGACGTTATGGAACTAAGAACTGTAAACCGGTTGAAATGTTTCAATGGGGATAAAACGAAAAGAGAGGACTCAATTAAGAGTCCTCTCTTTTCTTATTTATTTAAAATTTTTAACTTTATTAGCTAAATCGCATTTTTGTTCCATGTAATAGTCATAAAGATAATCCCATTTCCCTTCCTTTGCGAAATATCCTTCTTTTTCTTTTTTACCTATTTCACGGAGAATGATAGCATGATCTTCATCAAACATTTTCAAACGTTGCTCCGCGCGAGTGATATAAAAAGTCATAAGGTCATCATGACCGTATTTTTTAGAACCACAGGCATAATCATACATCATCTATGCGTCTTTTAGCTCATCCATCATTGTTTTTAACAGAGCTTCTATTTCCATAGTAACACTCCTTAATTCAATCTTACGATAGTAATTTCAGCATCGGAATAAGTAGCTTCTAATCCAGTATTAACAACTGTCAGATTAGCTGTATTGTCTATGCAAGCACAAGAATTTAGAACTCTTACTATGGTTGAGAAAGAAACATTTTTAAGACTTCCAGCGGTGTCAATTGTTATAGAGCTTAATGCGCCGGGAATTGCAACTCCATTATTATATAATTGAGTTGAAACTAAACCAGTACTAGCTGCACTCAAAACTCCACTGAAATTAACTAAATAATATCCAGTTTTCCTTAAAGTAACGGTTGGAGAACCAGCTGTATGACTGGTTCCACAACCAACTACATATCTATTATTAACAAAAGGAACAGCTGCGTTACTAGCAACAGCGACACTGGTATTAGTATAACTATTTACCATGTTATTCCTCCTTTAATAATTAGATACCACAACCGGCGCTTGCGCGAGCACAGCCATTACCATATACACTTTCATAAGGAGAGCAAGTAATATAAGCTGGCTGTGGGAATGGACGGAGAGTACCAATAATATTGGCGCTCTGAGCTTGCTGACTGAGCTGGAAGTTAGCAGTAAGCAAATCGCGGTCACGATCTGCTAAACGATCACGAAGTTCTTGCATAGTATTAGCATTAATTAATGCACGAGTTTGCTCTCCTTCGCAGTGGATTGCGTTAGTAATCTCGCAAGTATTTTTATAATTTTCTGCGCGAACACTATCAATATTGCGATTTACTTCGCAGCAGCAATTCTACTGTTGATAACCTAATTGAGCCATTTGTGCTGATACAGCGTCAAATCCTTGATTCATATTAGAATTTACGCCACCAAAACCTTGACACAAATCTTTCTGGATTGCATTAAAACCTTGCATACTGTTCATACCATTGTCATAAAAGCCTTCGCGCATAGTAGATTGATTCTCACGAATACCATTCTGCAATTGAGTATAGTTTAAACCGTCATAAAGTTCTGCGCGAGTTAATGTACCAGAATCTCCATAACCGCCGAATCCACGACCAAAGAAAGCAAAGAAGAAGAAAAGGATAATAACCCAAAACCAAGAGCCACCCCAACCATAACCGTCATTGTCTTTTTGGTTCATAACAGCGAGAAGATCGCCTAAGCCAATAGAATCCATAAATGAATCCTCCTTAAAAATTTTATTTATTTAAAGTTTAGTCAGTTAATGCGCACTTACTTTCTAAACTTTTTAATTAAATTTAATTGTTCTGGAGTTAAATTTCCAGAACCCACTGGTGTTTGATTCGCGCCCGCGACTTCTTTAATTTTATTTATCTAATCATCAGTTAAATTAAGTTGAGATTTGGCAATTTTTGTCAAATTTGGATTAGACAAATAGGAATCTAAGCGCTTTGAATCTTCAGGATTTTGTCGTACCTATTGAACAAATTCTGGAATCCTCTATTGGATATTATTAGGAGTAATGTTATTTTGTTTCAGCCAATTTTGATATTGCGGCCATAGCTTTATTAGATTCTGGATGTTCATTAGAAACAACCTCCTATTTAGATATTAATTCATTTAATTGTTGCTCCACCTTTGAAAGTCTTTCTTCAAAAGGAGAGGTTTCATTGTTTTGTTCATTTTGAGCAACTGATTCAAAAATTTCGTGTAATTGAGATTGTGCTTCATTCAATTCTTTTTGAAGTCTTTCAACATAGTCCTGTTTATAAGCAATAATGCCAATGCTATTGTCAAAAGCTCGTGTATAAATCCTATCATCGTTATTAACAAAGAAAATTTGTTGTTCTCCACCACGAGGAAGAGAAATGGTATTCATATTTTCAATGGCAGATAGATTATAAGTCATTCCAATTACATTTGATAATTTTTCAAAAGTAATGGGTTTATAGGGTATAGAAGATATTGTTGCAGGATTAAATTGCTATCCTTGTATATTTTGATAAAGGTTATTCATTAATTACCTCCGCCGCCAAATAATGAATTAATTAGTGGCAAAATATTTTGAGAATTTTTAATCAAGTTTGGCAGCATTTGAGAATGTTCTCTTTTATCTGCTGCTTTTTGTGTGGCAATAATAAATGCCATTTCGTCTTTACTTAGCGATTTTCCATGACAGGCATCGGTCATCATTTGGACACTTTGCTCAATCATTGCATCAAGGAATTTATCATTCATCTGTCTCACCCCGTCATCTATAAAGTGAAAAGCTTAATTGGGAATTATAAAATTTTGGCAAAATTTGCCAATGAAATTTTAAGAAAATAAGGGTCAGAAATTTGACCCTTATTTTAATTTTTAAATATAATAAAAACCTTCGTCAATAGAATCGCCATTGCCTACAGCAGCGCTTATAGAATTAATAACTTGCTCAATGGTTTGTCCATTTGCCATACGGATACCAGAAGCATCGGTGGTATCTGTAAACTAGGCATTGGCTGGAACATCAGATTGAACCGTATGATTATTAACACGAGTTGCATTATCTACAACGCCATTGTTGTCTCTGTCGTAAACTGACTTTAACATTGCGCCCTAGTTGTTTAAATCTTGGTCTGTTGAACCATTAACATTATAGATATAACCATAACTGCCATTTAATTTATCAATAATTATGCCATTATCAATATTTCCAGCTTTGCTTTCAATGTAAACGTAATCGTTTACAATCGAATCAACATAGGGGCGTGCGGGAAAAGTATAAATAGTATCATAACCAACAAGCTATACTCTATATCTATTATTCCCTAAAACTTCTTTAATTTGCCCAATATAACGAACTGTGATTTTTGATTCTTTTATATAGGAATCAATTCTCTAATCTATTACTTCAATAATCTATCTTCCGTACTTATTTAAAGCCATAATTAATTCTCCGGTAATTCTTTTATATTACTGCCACTAATAGACATTGTACCAACACCAATAGGATAAGTAATTGCAGTAATAATAAACTCTTGTCTATCATATTGATAGTAAGAATCCGTCAAGGAAAAAGTATTATCAAGTTCAAGACTAGGAATTAAAGTGCAAGTAAAAGAAATTTGATTACCTAAAAGGCAAGCGGTTTTTAAAATATACTATGCGTAATCTTCGGCTTCCTATTGAGAATAAATAGTGCTTTTCTCAATATAACGAGATTTACGTCCTATTTTTGCGACACTTAATGGTGAACGAGCATCATTGTTTTCAGCTATTGCGACAGGAATTTGTCCCCCAAGAGGATTATCACCAACCACATAAATATAATTAGCAATATTCTTTAACTAATAATTTATTTGCGCGGAGATATACTCTGCACTTCCTTCGGTAAAATCCCATTGATTTTGAACATTTTTATATTCATCAAAATTTAGTGACTTTTTGACATTTAAATGTCCATCCATGTCATAATAAATATCAGCATGGAGAGTGGTAGCTAAATCATTTAAAAGGTCTCCGATATAAGAACCAGGACCTTTACTAAAAGCAAGTTGGAGTTTATATTCTTGAAGGTCTGGATCAATAATTGGCTCAAGAGGATCAAGCATCTGACCATTACCAATATCTTGTTTAAGAACATTTTTAATAACATAAGAAATCGACATTCCTATATCAAAAGAAAAAGTTCCAATCATTTCACCATAACCAGTATCATTAGTAAAGGCTCCATATTTGTCAACGCCAGTAAAAGAAATTGTCTAATTGCCAGAACTGTCTTTTTGTGCGTTTATATCGGTAATGATATAAATACCTTTAGAAAACCAAAATATATCTCCAGAAATTCCAGTGGTTTGACCATTAAGCTGAATTGCTTTTTGTTCAGTCGCAAGTCCAACGTATAATTTAAATTTTCTCCTGACCCAAAACAATTTATTATTTGCATTTGGAATAAATTTTCCTGCGGGGTCAAAAATAGAAAAAGAAACTGTATTACGAACCCCTTGCTATAAAGTTGACTGAATTGAACCACTATTGTCTGTAATTTCTTCCGAAATTTCAGCATAAGCATTTTCAAACTAATCAAGTAGTTCAACTTTTATAACGGGATATAAAGTAGCGGATTGAACCGCTACTCTATATTCCTTCCCTGTGTAGTTAAAATATTCCATTTGGACACCTCACAGAGAATATACCTTAAACGAATTAATATCTCCAACTTGAGTCAAAGTACAAGTAACTTGAGTTGGCATTTCTGGGATTGCCGCATCACTAATATCAGAGGTTGCAGAAATTGCAGCAATAAAAACATGACCTTTTGGATCTTTAACTAAAATTTGATTGCGCGCATATGCAAATTCATTCCACTTTTCAATACGCTCGATGGTGTCTTCATACGTGTTAGAGCCACCATCTCTGAAATTAAATTTACCTAAATAACCAGTAAATTGAGTCGTCTTGTAATTAGCTATGCTGGTCATAACTTTGGGATATGGGGCAAAACCAGTTTGAAGAGTCTTTGTAAAGTTTTGAGTATATTGCGCGCTCTGGACTCCTAAAAGGAAATTCCAAGTATCGCCAGGAGCATAACTACCGTCAGCACGCTTCTTAATGTCAGTCATGTGCCATTGTTCATCATCTATATGAATAACGGTTTCGCCATCATTGTTAATTTTAGCAATTAAAACATTATAAGTTTTATCTCTTAATAAAGGGATAATCTAATATCTAAAATAACCGTTGCTTGGAATGTTGTAATCATAGATATAATATTGTCCAGCTTCTTCCGATATTGTATAATTAAAAATATCAATGTCCGCAATCATATCATTAGCAACCATATTAGGAGTTTGAATACCGTCAAGTAAGTTATAAATTTCATCAAAAGGTTCGGTATTAAAATTAAAACTTAAATCTTTCCCTGCAAAATATTCATCCATCACTTGTCTTAAATCGGTGAAACTATTATTTACTAATTCTCTTAAATCTGCTCCACGAATATATCCAATAGCATTTCCATTTTCATCCCAGCCTTGGACATAAGTTGCAGTATCAACAATATTTTCATATCCGCCAAGAGGGCTATGATTTGAATCATCTAATGTAATCGCACCACAAATAGAAGCATAAATAGCATCCATTTGACGCATAAAATCAAGAGCCATATCTCTACTATTTACATTATCATTCTCATAAACATTGCGGAAAATTCTATAACCATATACTTCGCGCGATAAAGAAGAAAATCCAACATTGCTATCATTGAAATTTAAAATAAAATTATCTTCACTTGCAATTACACCTCGACGGTTAATATCTAAAATTCCATAATAAAGAACTTCGCCATAAAGATTAATTTTACTTAAACCATTTAGCATTTGAGAAGTAGGACGCCCGCCGCTCAAAAGATAAGAAGTAGAAATATATTTTGAGGTATCAAAATTAGTTTTAGTTGGACCAGATGGCAAATTGTCACCACCATTACTTAAATCTGCATTATTGCCCGCACCTTCGCCATAGAAACCTAAACGCCAATCGTCTTCAGATTCCATTATTAATTCATTTGTCGCACAACTGTCTACATTATAAAAACGAGTAATTTTATAAGAAGCTTTTGCCTCATTTGAGCCTTTTGTAGACCAAGGGAATAAATAGAAGTGGAAACAATATTTAGACAGGTCTTGTTCCGTTGGGGCAAGAACACCATTTGTAGGTAATAAAATATTTCCTGTTTTATTTGTAGCTTCTGGCAAACGGTATTGAAAAATTTGGTTTTTGTGTGTATCGTCATCGTCCCAGTCAATAAAAGATTGAACAGTTTCAATAATTGTATTTTTAGAAGATTTAATTGTAATATTATCTTCCATCAATTCAATTATATTGTCTTCTATTGAAAGACTAATGACAGTTACATTTTGGGTATTATTAAAAGCTATAAGAGGGTCAATAGTTATTTTATCTAATCCTTTTAAAACTTGATTAACGGTAAAACTAATTTGAAAATCATGAAGCGGATTGATATTTAAAATTTCACTACCTTTATGATAGTAAGTCATATATCCATCTTCTGAAATCTTATATGCTTTTAATGGGAATTTTTTACCGTTGGCAATATAAGTGCCATATTCAGTAATTTCTACTCCTTTTGACGCTGGGGGATAAGCGTTATCTTTAGTCCAAGAAATTTTTGCCGCACCTTTTTCTCCATCATAGGAAACAGAAGCAAAATGATCATCTTTTTCGTCGTCCTGGAACATATCAATTGTAGGATATAAATAAGTATAATAATAATAGAAGCCATTTTCAGAAGTGGCTAACATTAATTCTATTCTATATCTGTCGTAATCGGTGACATAATTATTATAATCAATTAAAATATTACGAGAAAAGATTTTTTCTGACTCATAAAGAGGGGTACTATTATAAATAACTGTGCCTTTTTCATTAATTATTCCACCTTGAATTTTAAATTTATAATATTTAAAATTATAAGGCATTCCTGCAAGAGAAGAAGTAATAGGGAAAAATCTCTGCAAAGTTACTAGCGGATTTTCTTCAGAGCCAACTGATGAATCTAATAAAGGTAAAATCTAAGTTTTCGACTTCTAAAAAGTAAAATGATTTGATAATCCACTTTCAGAAGAAGTGGGTTTATTACCCGCCGCAATCTATTCAGAATAAGCTAAAAAAGAGTAATATGGGACATCATCGATCTAAAAATTTATGTCTGGCTATTTCTAATTAGTAAAATAATAATAATTACTATCATAATAATTATTTAAGACAGTAAAATAAAGAACCTAATTGCCAGTTAATTCACCAGTTTGATTAATTGAATCTTTAGGACTAATTAAACTTAATTTATCATTAGATAATCCTCGTCCTAAAGTATATAATCCATAATCTGAATCTTTTATATTAGAAATTTCATCATAAGTAAAAAAAGTATTTGATGAATTAACAGAAGAATCTGTCGAACTTAAAATAATTAAAATATCAGCTGCATCTTTATCAATAATTCCTTTCTTTTTTGCTTTTTCACGAGTAAGTATTTCATTAGTGGAAGTAGTTTTATTATATTGAATTTTTTCATCTTCTAATTCTACAGTATAAATTGTAGTTTCATTATCTTTATTAAAATCAATATCTTCTTCGCTTAAAGTGGAGTAAGTTGAACTGTTAAGCAAGTCAATGGTTGTACTTGCTAGTGCTTTGCCCTAAATTGCCGCAATTTCTTCTTCTGTAAGATAAGAGGAACCATTACGATAACTACCTGTTTTTGCGTCAATATAAAGTAAATTACTCATTCCAAGTAAAGAACGAGTCCCAGTAAGAATATTTTCCGTGACAATTGGCGCGCCATTAGAATCGTAGGAAGTTATTTCTTGCTTTACAGTAAAATTATATAAATTACTATTCTTTTTATTTTCTCCTGTTGAACCCCAAACAACATCATAAGTGGCATTTACAATATCCTATACTCCATTATTTGTGACTTGTGTAGTAACTACAGATGTACTACCTAGAGAATAAGAGATAGATTTATTATTATTTGTTGCATTAAATAAATCTCGTCCAGTAACTTTATCTGGAATAGACACAATCGCGCCAGTAGAATCTTTTACTATTGCATTTTTAATAATACCAGAAATATTACTTCTAACAAGAGTAGAAGCAACTGCATGATTTAAAGCAATACATTGATAAGTCTTATTACCCGCATCGTAAGAATAATTATAAGTATAATAACTTAAATTTTTGACGGGCGTATAATAAACTTCTGAATTACCATTGCCTATTGCCTTTGTTCCTACAAAATAAGTATCTGGTTTTTGAGTATTATAATATTGCTCTGTATGAGTCTCATAATCATTAATTGGAAAAGAATTTTGTCCTATTTTTAAAACATTTCTTGTCCATCTATCTGGGACATACCCTTCTACATTTTGACTTTCGTCATTTGGATCGGGATAAAGGGTTGGGGAATAGTTAGGATTATTCTTAAAAACGTAAGAATCTGATTCTTCAAGTAGGCCAGTAATAGTTCCTTTTACAATGGCTTCGTCATCTTGTAAGGATAAAACATTTGTGATTTCACCAGATTGGATAATATTTGATGGAGTAGTATTATCTTCAAATAAACGCAATTTCCAGACTAAACCTTTATTAGTATAAAGATCAGAATTTAATATATTTGCGCAATCAAAATAATAATCTTCGTCATTGTATATAGTAACAGTTTGCCCTAATTGAGTTGTTGGTGTAGCAACTGCTCCAGAATCAATAGTGGGCAAATATTTTATATTTTCTCCAGTAACAGTCGAAGCAACTGAACTCCAATCTTTTAAAATATTATTCTTGTTACTATTATCTAAAATTTTATAATCGTAACCGACAAGCGCGTCGCCGCCAAAAGTAAAAGAGAACTAAGGATTTTGACTTAAATCCTTAGCTTCATTATATGGACTTACATTATATGGTTCTCTAATCATTTGTCCACCTCAATAAAAAATAAAAGCTTTACCCATTTAGAGTAAAGCTTTAATATATTATCTCCTAATTGAAGCGCTTTGTTTCAAGTCTTGAACCAAGGAGTCTAAGTTATCAGCATTACTCTCAACATTAAATTCACAGTTAGTGAAATTAGTTCCGTTGTTGTTTGTATTGTTGGTTGCACCGAAGCCCATTAGAGCATTTCGAGCACTTCCTGCTGTACTTAAAGTAGGAATCCTTGTCATACTATCTATATATTTGAACAAAGCAGCTGATTGAGAGTTATTGAGGACGAGTTCAGGACGATTTTTGGTGCCGTGAATGGCAACGGTTTTGGTAAAATCATCTACTCCACCTTGCGAAAAGCCAATTTGTGTACCTTTTGAACCAGAACCAGATTTCCCAAAAGGACCGCCTACAGCTTCTCGTAAAGTCGAGAATCCTTTAGAAGAATTTTCTACGACCTTGGCCGCAGCATCAGCTGCAGCCTATTTCATAGACTATTCAATTTTTGAATTAAGTCCATCAAGGGCACTAACCATTCGATTAGTATTTTTATCTGCATTAGCCTAAATACCTAAGCCAGCTGTTTTTGCACCAGAAGCAGCGGTATTACCAGCAGCTTTTGCAGCATTTGCAGTTTTATTACTATTAGCGTTACTTAACTCTTTTTCTTGTTCAGCAATTTTATTTTCTTGTTCTTTTAATGCATCAATTTGTGCTTGAATAATATTAGCTTGCTCATCAAGCCCATCAATCTAATCTTGAATTTTTTCAGCTTCGTCATTATTTCTAACAATTTGCTCATATTGCCCTTGAAGCTGCCCAAAAGTAGAACCACCTTCTAGCAAAGAACCAAGAGTGGCATTATTGATTTCATTCATTATCGCTTGACGCTGATTAATTTCATCAGTAGTCATATCTAAACGATTAGACCATTCATCATAGCGATCAATCGCAGCATTTATATTATTAATATAATCTGCTGTTTGGCTTGCATTGGTATTAGCTTGTTCAAGCGCGCCATTAATTGTTTCATAGAATTGAGCAAAATTCTCTAATTGACCAATCTAGCCATTAACCATTTGATTAATCAAATCTTTCATTTCTTGCTGAATTTGAGCAGTTTCAGCGTTATTTGAAAGTTGATTCTCAAAATATTTTTTTAAGGCTTCATCAGCTTGATTTTGCTATTCTTCAAGTTTCTTAATAGCTTCCGCAATAGAACCTTGAACATCTTCATTGCTCTGTTGATCGTATTTATTAGATGCTTCATTCGCGCGATTAGTTGCATCAGATGCAGCTTGTTGCTATTGATTATTATTTGAAACCTATCCAGAAAAGTTTGAAAGTTGGTCTTGACGACTTGCATCGTTTCCATATTGGAATTGACGAATTAAATTAGTCTATTCTTCAAGTTCAGATGTAGTCTTGCCAAGAGCATCTTGAGCTTTATCCCATTGATCTTTAATATCATCAAGAGCGTCTTTTTGATCTTCGAGATCAGACTTAATATTTTCGAGATTGTCATTTTGTTTCTCGATTTCGTCAGTTTGTTCCTCAATTTTCTTTTGTTGACGTTCAAGAATCTCTTTCTGGTAATCGCGCTGGGCAGATGCAAGATTAGATTGAGCATTAGAAATCTCGGACTTATCGGTACGCAAACGCCAACCGCCACCGTTGGTAAGAACCATACGGGTTTTTTGGTTACGAGCATTGGCTAAAGCATCACGAGCTTTTTCAAGAGCAAGAAGTTTTGACTCACTATCAGCCGCAGTATCAAGTGCATCAATTTGGTCTTGAATAGCGTCTTTTTGCTCATTAAGGAGGTCGATGTGCTCTTTGTTGCGGTCAATTACCTTATCATAAGAGTCGATTTGATTATCGAGACCATCTTGAGCAGCATCATAGTAGGCCTGAGCAGCGTCATAGAGTTTGTTGAGAGAGTCTTCCTGCTGGTCCGCTGCATCTTGGAGTTCATCTGCTTTGGATTTGAGTTCGTCAGCTTGCTTTTTAAGAGCATCAAGTTGATCATTGAAAGAGTCAATCTCAGATTGGATAGTATCTTTAATTGCACCGTAGAAAGCTTCAATGCGAGTGGTTTGACGGTCAATTTCGTCATTGAGACGAGACTTGATTAGCTCAACGTAGAGTTTATAATTCTCTTGAAGTTTCTTATTGGTTTCTTCAAGAGCAGACTTCTATTCTTCAAGTGTCTTTTTCGCATCTTCAAGTTGCTGTTTATATTTCTCTAATTCTTTTTGTGCTTCTTGAAGAGCTTTCTTTTGTTCTTCAAGTGCTTCAGTTGCTTCGTTGACATTATCCGCAGCTGAGCTGCCTCCACCGCCACCACCGCTTCCTTTAGAACCAGAGCTTGCTGACTTGCCATAATTTTGCCAATCTTTTTTAGCTGATTGAAGTTGAGTTCTTAAATTAGATATATAACTAGCTTTAGCATCAGCTGCAACTTTCGCAGCGTCTTCTTTATCAGCTGATGCTTCCAATTCGGACGCGTAAGCCCTAATTTTAGCAGCTAATTCTCCATAAGTAACTGATGTTGTTTTAGCAGAAGAAGTTAAATCATTCACAGCTGGAGTTTCAGCTTCCATTTGGACATTTAATTCTTTTTGAGCTTTAGCAACATCAATTGCTGATTTCATTAACTCGCTATTAGCTGGAATTAAAGAATTCATTGCTGAATGAGTTCCAGCATAGGCTTCTATTTCATCGGCTTTTGCATTTAAAACAGTCGCAGATGATCTTGCTTGAGCAGCAGCTGCTTCAGCATTGGCAGAAGCAGCTTCCTACTCAGCTTGAGCTTGAGCCAATTGAGAATCAGTTAATCCTACTAAAGAATTTGCTAAAGTATCAGCATTTTCTGCATTAGCAAAAAACTAAGTGCCAATTTGAGTTAAATTAGCGGATGCAATTATCTCATCAATAGTCATGCCTAACGCTTCGGCAACTGATTTTAACTAATCAAGCGAAATACCAGTATCACTTGCAAGCTATTGAATATAGCCTAAATTAGTACCAAAATCAGACCAAGTTTGGCTAACGGATTCCATAGAAGTAAAGGAATCTTGAGAAGCCGCAGTAACTTGTTGCATTACCGATACTAAACCAGATAAGTTCTCCGCAGCGTCCGTACTACCTGAACTAATAGCCTATAGTGCCATTAGGAACTAGGTTGAGTCTATACTTCCATCAAGATAAGAATTTAATAATTCTGAAAATGCTTCAGAAAGATTAGACAAGTCTAAATCATCAGCTAAATCTCCAACAGCATTTTCTAGCTATTCTTTTACTCCATCTAAAGAATCTGGATCAATTTCAATTTTATTAAGAATATTATTAAAATTATCATCATAAAGTTTTATAAGTTCATTAGCTACTTTTGGACCAGCTGATTCAGCAACTTCTTGAATTTTTCTTAGTGGACTAAGACCAATTTCTTCAGCTGTGTCTTCGTCAAGAATGACACCTTGCTCATTTAAGCTAGTTCTTAACTAATCAATACTATCCTAATAAGCCTAAGTTTGAGAATCAATAGCCTATTGAAGGGCTTCATTTTCACTGCTAGAAATATCTTGTATTTTTTGAATTGTATCAGTTGATAATTGATCAAAATTACCATTAAGATAATTTAAAGCATCTTGTAAAGTTACGCCGGCATCAGTCGATAATTGAGTAACTGAATTTTGAAAATCAAGGAAATCCTATGTAAAAGTATTAGTCCCAGTTTCAAAAGCCGAACCAATATTTTTATAATAAGACTATATTGCTAATGATAAAACCGTTGGATCTAATTCTGCAACTGAAGAATTGACATTATTAGTAAGTGCATCTCTAACTAAAGCATCTGCTTCATTCTGATTTAAAATAATCTTTGTCGCATCAGCTTCTAATTGATTAAGAGCTTCTTTTGCCTCTTCTGCGGTATCATAATAATTCCATTGACCATCTATAGTCTGAATAGCATATTTTGGAGAAGTAAAAATTGTATATCCCATTCTTTTAGCATAGGTATCATAATCTTCATCGTTCTCTTTATTCCCATTATATTCAGCTAAAAAATCAGTAGTATAAATTTGTTTTCCATCTTTTCCAACATATGCTTTACCGCTTAATGGCCCGTTATCATCTGTTTCGATATAATTACTTGTCTAATTTTTATAATAATCCTAAGTAGTTTTATTGGCTTCAGTTTGTTCTCTTATGTATTCGGCAACTTTTTTATCAGCTTCTTGCTATTGAATTTTATAGTAATTTTCAAGAGCTTCAGTTAAATCCTCATAAGAAGCAGTTAAAGTATCTATTCCTAGTTTTTCAGAATCTATATTATCTAAAATTTCTTGTCGAAGACTATCTAAACTTTCATTATTATCATGCGCTTCTTGTAATCTATCAGAATAGTCTTTAATAGTAGATAAAGTAGAATCTAATTCTTTACTTTCGTCTTTTAAAGATTTAATTTCTTCTTTAAAATTTTCTAACTTCTCAGTAGTATGTTTTAAAGAATGATCTATGCTATCTCTAAATTTTTCTACTCCATTTTTAATCCAATCTTCTATTGAACCGACGATATCAATTCCAAAGATACTTTTTAAAACAGCGTTTACTACACTTAATACTCCAATAACTGCCCCAACATAAGGGATAGCTTTCACTAAACTTCCAGCAACTCCACCAATGGATTCTCCCATTGAAGCAAAAACAGACGTAACTGTTTTTCCTTCTACGCTATAATTCATAAGAGAAGTAGAGCCTTTATTTAATTTTTTAGTAATTTCATCAATACTCTATATTTGTTTAGTATTCATGACTATAGACTTAGCTTTAGTAACCAATGCTTCAGTCTCTACTTCATTCAATCCTTTTACCGCGGCAGTTAATTTTGCATGAGCTTCTACATTTTCTATAATAGCATTAAATTCCGCATCATTGCCCTAAGCATTTTTAATTTTCTATGCATAAGACTGAATTTCAATAGCCATTTCTTGGCGTGCGCTAGCAACTTTTTTTTGCACCTATAAGTTATGCTTTGCCATCACCAAAGTCCATGCGGTTGTGACTATAGCTATTGTTTTTATTGGACCAGGAATTTTAGCTAAAATATCAACAAAACCCGCAAGAACATTTATAAAAGCGGTTAAAGCCCCAGTATCTTCAAGGAAAGAAGTTTTTAAAGCTGTAAAGTTATTATCTAAACGCTGTAAAGCAGCACTTAAATTATTTCCGACAGCTTGAAATTGTTCTTCTGCAGCTCCGGCAGAATCCATTGCATAAGCAAGATTATCAACATTAGATTGATAATTACCAACTAAGGCAATAAAGTTTGAAGACTATTGGGTACCAGCTGCCATAGTCGCAATATATTTCTAAGTGTTAGTATCCAATGTATCCCACTTAGCAGACAATTCCATAATAACGTCACCGATATTACGAAAATTACCTTCGGTATCACGAAGCGCGACATCAGCCTTCTTCAACGCTTTTTCAACGTCGTTGGCATTAACGCCATCCTCAAGCAAGGAATCTGGATCTTCTTTTAACTTTTGGAAACGAGCAATAATGCTCTTCATAGAGTTACCGATTGTTTCAGCACTCAAACGAGTAGTTTCTTCCATTGTGGCAATGAAAGCAGTAGTTTGCTCGAAAGTCATACCAGCGTTCTTAGCGATAGAAGCAGTACGAGCCATAGCTGTTGCAAGTTCTTCTACGTCAGTAGCAGTTTTACCAGCCATATTTGCAAAAACGTCAACAACATTTTGGGCGTCTTCGCCAGTCATGTTGAAAGCGTTCATTGTAGAAGTTAATTGGTCAACAGCAGTTGAAAGGTCTTGCTAAGAAATTGCAGCCATCTTACCAGCAGCATTAAGACGAATTTCAGTTTCTTCAGTACTTAAACCTTGCTGATAAAATAATAACATACCGTTAGTTAAATCATCAACAGACAATGCTAACTTATTAGCATTATCTATCATTTGCGGCATGTCGCCCCAAAGTGATTCTGTTGCAATTCCGCTAACAGCAGAAATAGCACTTAAATTATCGTCAAGCTCTTGATAAGTTGAAACTATATCTTTAATTGCACTAATAGCTGTACGAACAATAGCTGTAAAAGAACCCCATTTAATAATTGAAGACTCTAATGCCGAACTAAGACTATCTGTTGCTGCTGCGCCTTGAGTAGTTACTTTTTGGTACTCAATTAAAGTAGAATTTGTATCTTGCTCTAAAACTGCAACTCTCTATTTAGAAGCTTCTAATGCTTCTCTTTCAGCTTCCGCAGCTTTTGCATCTGCTTTCGCTTTTTCTTCAGCTGCCCTAGCCGCAGCTCTCTAGGCCTCGCTTTCTTGCTTTGCAACTTCTACTTCTTCTTTTCTTGCATTAGTTGCAGTCTTAATTTCGTCGCCAGTTTTTTTAGTTATGTCAATTATCTATTCGCCAATAGATTCATAACTTTTTTGGGTCTCAAGTAACTCTTGAAGTTTCTAATTGTGTTCATTATAATCTTTATTTGCGTGACCTAAAGATGCACGTAGACTTTTTAAATTAGTATTAGTATCTTTATATTTTTCGGCTAAAGCTTTTTCTTCTTCTGTGGCTTCTCTTCCAGTTTTTGCAACATCTTCTTGCGCAGCCTTTAAAGTAACAATTTCAGAAATTTGAGTTCTTAAATTATCAGCTTTCTTTTTTGCTGCATCGGCGGCTTGAGTTTCCTATGTAATCTAGGCTTGAATGGCGTCTTTGCTATTATTTAATGCTACCTAATAGTCTGTAACTGAACTTTTTAAAGAACTATATTGATTCTAAATACTTTTTAGTAAATCCTAATATTCATTTAATGAACTACCAGAAAGTTCAAAAGTTGATGCCTAAGAAAGGCTTTTTTGAATCTCCTCTATTTGAGTCTAAAAAGTATTTGCAATGCCACTGACATTTAAAAAGTTATTATCTATTTTTATATTAGAAAGAGCTTTCTAAAAATTAGCAACTGCTGTATTAACATTTTTAAACTAAGTATCTATATTTAATTGTAGGTTAATTGTTCCCTTTGATGCCATAATTTCACCTCAAATAAAAAAGACTGGTAAATACTTACCAGTCTTTAATATCATATATCCGCATCTATATCATCGTCAAGATAAGTTACCTAAATGGACTTTCTCTTGTAACGAGAGCCATCAGGAATAACCGCGAATTGTAGAACCGATATTAATGGGCTGGTATTCCTTCCAAAATTCAAATTAAAATTACTTTGAATTAGTAATTTAGGAATTTCAATAATCCCTGTTTTACGATTGCTCGTATTTTCATCGGTATAATAAAACTTACCGACAAACTTGAGATACCCATTAAAGTCCTTGGCACCTACATTCACTGTCTAATAATCAATATCTACATCATACCAATAGGTAACAAGTACGTCTATATCTGTATCTTCTAAAATTAGAGTATCATCCTACATTATATAGTCCACAATTTCTCTTGTCTTTTTGCCTTTTGAAAGCGCCCATACCTTGAGTGGATAAGATGTATTGGGTGAATGATCGAAAGCAAAAATTCCATCAGAATCAATATATACTTCTTGAGAATAAGGGAGAGATTTAGTGCCTTCCTCTACCGAATTAATATTTGAACGTGCGATCATTGCAAAACCATTTGGAGAAACACGCCCCATATTAATTGCGCCATACATATTACGCGCGGTTTCCCAGTTAATTAAGACTGGATTCTAATAACCACCGCGCGCAGAAATAGACTAAATATCTTCTCCAAAAGCTATCTGTTGAATATCATCAAATTCAAGGATAATTTCATTTTCCTCATATGCTTGACCATTAACAGTAGTTTTGGTTCCCGCTAACAAATAACCCTTGTACAAATCTTTTATTCCATAATTATTATCCATAATTATTACTCCTTACTCCTAAAAGAAAAGCCTATCCCGGCTCGGAATAGGCTTGAATGATTAAATATTAATCAAACTTCATCAGCAAGCTCACCTGCTGCGCTAACATCAACCTCAGGATAAGCGGTCAAACGCATCATAACGCCGTCAGAAGGACGAAGAACTTTCATAGTCATAGAGAAAGTAGAAGGATCGCCTTCGGCTTGCATGGTAATTGTCTGAGCAGGGTCCATCTTAGCCATTGGAACTTCAAACTCAAAGAACTTATCGGTACCAGTTGAATAATCACGAGCGTAAGTAGTACCAACAATACGATAAGTACCAGGGAAGTTAGAAGCACTAATCTCGATGGTCTTTACGTTATCTCCAGCTTTTACCTTCCATTGAGCGATATACCACTCGCCTTCTTTAAAAGCACCAGTGGTAATTTTCTCGCCTTGAGGACCGTAATAGGTAACGTTAGCTTTTTCGTCAATGCCAGTAGGCAAAGCTACACGAGATGCAAGATCAGTACCATCAGTACCAGTACCCAAGCAACGAGCGGTACGAAGCATAAACTTCTCGCCGTCCTTTAAGCCAGTAACTTCACCTTTCTTATCGACGCCAGGCAAAGAAGCAGCACCATGCATAAGAGCCATAGACTCCATAGAGAACAAAGCGTCTTCAAGAGTAATGGTGATTTCCTTACCATAGTCCCAGGTAATCAATTTAGCGTTACCTTTACCACCAGTAGCATCAGTACTAGAAGCAGTCTCTTCAATAGTAGATACTTTCAAAGTATCAAGATAAAGGACTGGGGTGTACTTGTTGTTTCCATCAATACGGTAAAATGTTACGTCAGCAACTTCCTTAATACCGTACATATCAAGAATACTAGCCATTTAATTTCCTCCTTTAAGGATTAGTCATCCAATTCTTTAACTTTATCTTTTTAGCGTCAGCACCTGCCAAGATTGCGGCATAATCTTTATCATACCTGTCTTTACCAGTTACTTTTTCAAACTAATCGTAAAGCTAATAAATTGTTAAATCCCAGACATTAAGCATCGTATAACCAATGCCATAAGCACAAAGGGATGAAATAATGTCTGGCAAAGTAATTCCGTCCCCTTTTTGAGAATTTTTTTCTCGCTCTCTTTTCTTCGCTTCGCGTAATTTCAATCTTGCTTTAATAAACTTCTGCTTGAGTTTTTCATTGGGCGAAATAATTTCTCGCTCTTCCTCAACATCATACATTTTATTAATCATTAAAATTACTTCTTGAAACTCATTGAAATTTGATTCGTCAAGAACAAAATTCTTATCGGGCTATTCGTCAATTATAACAATAGTGTCTCCCGATATTTCTATCGGCTTCCTTAAATAAGTAAAAAAAGCAATTTGTAACTCCAAAAAAGCAATTGGATTCCCGTTACAAGTGTCAATAGTAAAATGAAGTGGAGAGGGAACATCTCCACCTATTCTCTATTCTTCTAGGAATTTAGCTATATCTAAAATCGAAAGTGTTATGCGCGCGGTGTAACGATTGTAATTATCGAATCCTATCTATTGAATTTCATCAAGAGTAGGTTTATAAATGGCTAATCCATGAAAATCAAGAGGAGCTTTAGAGAGCAAATCTGATTTAGAATAATTAGCCATTAGCTGTCACCATAAACACCATTTGGTTATCTGTAACATCTTCATAAACTACGCTTTGCTACTCTCCGATAAACTATAAAGTACCAATACCAGTAACTCTTGAACCTTGAAGCTCCTCATAAATTTGACTCATTATTTTATATGGGCGCGGGCAAATGTCATCTATTAACCATTTATCTATTGGACAAATAACATCAATAGCAACTGTTGCATCATTAAAATCAACATTGTCGCCTGGCTCAAAATTTGGAATTGACACTACAACGAAAGCCTCGGTACATTCATTAGGATTAACTTTAGGTTTAATTCTAATGTTTTTTTCAAGTAAGGAATTGGTAATGTCATAGTCCTTGCTCTTGTCGAGAGGTGTTTCGCTCATATCAGTCAATAGACGACACAAATCTTCGTTTTTGCTTAACTTTTGCGCAATCTTATTGAGTGCACGCCCAAGGTCTTCAAATAAATATGCAGACATAATTATTTCCTCCAGGCGGTTTTAATCTTCAAATCAAGAGTACCGATTTCCTTGTCTCCTGACTTGAATTTAATTTGAGTGTCTCCGAGGTTACTCCGCGCGACCACTTTGATTTTACCATCTTTAGTTTTTACAACTGCAACTTTATCTTTATCAAATTCAAAAGTTATATTAGTATAATCACTATTAATGGTATAATAATTAGTCCCAAAAACATCAATAACATTATTACCAATAATATAGAAATATTCTCTAATCTAGTCAATAACAAAATCAAATTTCTAAGAATAACCAGTAATATTGTCTGTTACAGTAATACTGCCATCATTGCCTAGTAATTCAAATTTGTTTGTATCTTCGTTATAATTGGCGAAGCCATCACTAATCTCATAAGAGAAGCTAGATTTTACAATCTAACCATCTTTGATAAGATAGAAAGCCAAATCCTCGAACTCGTCATTAATAGAGATTTCTTCTCCATCTAGCCCCGCGCCATAATTAGTAATGATAGAAATTGAATCCAAACGAGCGGTCCCCGCAACTTGCTCTTTAACAGAATCTTGACTTTCATCAATGCCAACTTGATTTAAAGTAGCATAAGAAATACCAGGAATACTAATTCTATCATCATCTACATATCGCCAAGTTTCTTTGCCAATAATAAAACGACAATTGGTATCAATATCATCTGTTGTTGCCCAAATTGTATTAAGTGCGCGATTTGGCTTTTGAACTAAATTCTTATTAGAGAATTTAAAATATTCTTTTATGTCAAATGTGCCAGTGCCATTGATATAGCAAGGAATTGAATGTTCCTTACCATCCGTACCTATATATTTTAATATATAGTCTAATTCAAGTATCTTATACTTGAAATATCCATAATAAGGATGAACTTCTTGGTTCATCACAATCCAATAACGGGTCTTATCGAATCCTCTATCATGGGTTGTAACAACGGCACCTTCTGGCAAAGGAATATCTTTAGCCGCTCTCAAATAGAAAATAATTTTACTCTCCGTCTGCGCAGCGCTTCGCGCTCCAGAGGAAAGGACTCCTATATAGGTTTTACCTTTATAAGTAAATTCACACCTATCTGGACTCTTTTTCTTTAGCGCTTCAAAATCTCTTGCAGACTTATTCTCAATTACTTCCTAATCAGTTTGACCAAAAGCTAAAACCCTTGCCTTATACTGGTCAAGATAAGGCATTATACAAAAATCTTATCCACTAGCTTCATACAGAGCATTACATTTTCACGAAAATACTTATATCTCAAAAATCTTAATGAACAAGTTTTAGAATAAAGACTGTTTAAAAGCTCTCCATCAAATTCATCAAAAGTACCGAGAATTTCGGTTTCAAGTTGATTGAGTAGCTTCTCATAATCCCAGCCTTTTTCGTAATCACGGAGCATTCCGTAATACTTGCCTTTTAAATACTCTCTATACTCAGCAGTCCTTTTACTCTATCTATTCATTTTATTTCCCCGCAAGTCGTGAATAATCAAAAACTTTATGATTAGGAGTGCGGCTGTAATCACTAATCATCTTTTTGATTTCTTTATCTAAAAGTTCAGTCATTCCACTGACTTGTGCTTTTAGGTGATTGGCTTGAGAGTGAAATTCAAAATCATTTTCTGCATACTTTTGTTCAATAACATCCGTATCATAGATAAAGCGCTAATACCATTCGCGCTTCATTAAGTTAGCAAGAATTTGAATTTCATCTTGTCCCAAGTCAGCATCAAAAGTCTCTGTGTCATCATCTTTAGATAGACTAACATGAGGAAGTCTGAACTTGGGAATAGCCGCATTTAATAAATCAATCATATCCTGCTCATTTACATCATCATCCATAACCGCACGATCGCGGTCAGTAATTTTGGCTGTAAATGCTTGAAAAACATCCTCGTAGTCTGTCATAGATTATCTCTCCAAAGCTCTTGCCTTTTCAATATCAATGCCGCTTGCATTGGAAACTAACTTGGTCTTGTTATAAGAAATATCTTTGCAGTCCATTGCAATTTGAGCAATCATTTCTTTGCGCTCTTTTGAAGAAGCATTGAGCAATTCTTTGACTTCAAGATCGGTTCCCTTTTCAAGCAACTTACGGATTGCAATATAATCTTCGGTATGCTCTTGAACAAGGTTGCCATCTTTGTCCTGCTTAACTTCCTCTTGATCAATTAGACCAGTTTCAAGTCCAGCTTCGACATCTTCAACCTGTAATTTTTTCGCGCGGACGAGGTGAATAAAACCATCGTCATTAGCAAGAATATCAAAATCCTCTGCTTTAACGGGAAAATGAGCCATAGGGCGAAGCTGAGCGCGCAATCTGATAGAAGGCTCAACAACAATAATAGTGTGATTGCTGATATTCTTAATATAAACTTTTTTGTTATCCATAATAAAATTACTCCTTACTCAATAAAATAATAAGGGGTGAGAATCTTATCTCACCCCTCTATTAGTTATCAAACCACAGAATCGGTGTCCAATTCAGAGTCGTGATACAAGCCCCAGTTATTATAATGGAGAATAGCAATGCCAACTTTCTGATACATTGAGAACTCCATAGAACGATCTTTCTGCTCGTAAGTATTAGCAACAGGGCCACCCTCGAAGACGATACGAGCCAACTTATTACCATCACCAGGAATAATGTAGCAATAAGCAGGATTCATAACGACGCGTTGGTTGGTCTCATCCTCAAAGCTCTGAGGAAGAACAACAATTGGGCATCCCTTATACATCTTCAATACGCCATAAGTGCGCATATCAGCAACATCTTGCTCGCTGATACGAAGTCCCTTTGCACCAGTAGCAGTATCACTTACTGCAAGATAGTTGCAAGGAATCTTGTCAGCAAACTCATGGGTGCAAACGATAATAGGATTGCCATAATAACGAACGGTATTGATCAATTGATCAAAACTAACCTGGTCGAACTTAGAAGTCTCGACAAAAGTCTTATTACCGTTAGTCATGTCACGATTAGGAACCAACTCACCTTTAGCGTCATACTTAGCAAAAGTAGAGCCGTCAGTAGACTGAACGCCAACAGACTTAGCAGAGTTGTTGATGGCCTTAGCAAGCATGACGTAGATTTCCTCGTCCATGCCTTCCATCAAAATATCAACTTGCTCGGCAAGATCCTCTTGGCCAGCCAAGAAGCGCTCAAAGTCAATGGCAGTAGCTCCGCCGATAGCCTCAGTCTCAATAGTGAACTCAGTGCTATCCAAACGGAAGGTCTCAAATACGCCGCCCAAGCCAACGCGAGTTACGAAAGACTTACCACGAGCGCGACCCAATTTCTTCTTAAAGGTAATCTTCTGACCATGTCCAACAGTCTGAACCTCAGCAAGAACGCCGTAGTTCTGAAGAACCTTTTGAGGAAGAACCTCTGCGTAAATTTCCTCAATCAACTCATAAAAATCGAGCTTATTGCGGCGGAATAAAGAATAATCGCCAACCAATTCTTTAACTTGGTCGCGGAAGGCATCATTAACATTCTCGCAAGAGAAGTTAGAAGTGCCATCGGTATAACCTTGACGTAAAGCAGCCTTAATACCAAGGGTCAAAGCATTTTTCTTATTAAAAGCCATTGTTTAATACCTCCCCTTGAAATCACATTGCTACGGCGTTTTTCATAACCTTAACGCCATAGTTAAACATATCAGGCATAACCTTATACTCGACAGCGGTAAAAGGTGCGCCTTCAGTTTTCTTAGTCAACTGAAGAATACCCTCAGAACCGGCAACAGTAGAAGGAATGCAAGCAAGAGGAGTTGTAGCCAAATCCTTAAATGCTTTCTTTACTGCTTCGTCATTTGCAAACTCTTCAGTATCATAGCAAATAGTGTTAGTGGTGAAAGTATTGCCCTGCTCAACCAAAAGAACAGCAGCCATCTTGCCACCCTTAACCTTGTATTGATTCAATCCCTGATGGAACTGGTCATAAATCTTCTCAGAGTTGTTAAGAACGCCCTTAACAGCGAGAGGGTCGGTAGCAAGAACAACCTTGCCCAAATCCTTACGGACGCCGACAATACGGCCAACCTCTGCACCATCGGGGAACTTAGTAGCATCCAACTCGCAAGCAGATTCCATATTCTCGGCATTAACACGGTTACGCTCGATAACGCCGTATCCAATATGGGCTAGTCTTTGAATAGCCATAGCTTTTACCTCCGGTAAAATTAATGTTTCATACTCTTTTTAATGAGTGCAGTGATTTCATCTTCATCAGCTTCATAGGTTGAAGTAGGAGCGAAATCATCGTGCTTAGCAAATAAAGAAGGCTTAGCCGCAAAAAGAAGGTCTTTCTCTAAATCATCAACAGTAGAGTAAGAATCCAAGCGAGACTCAAAATCTTGCTTTACAGCATCACTAATGTAACTAGTGTACTCTTGGAGTTTCGCGTCTTTCTGCGCGGCTAACTCTTTGTTCTTCTCTGCAACTAAAACATCGTAATCTGCTTTGAGAGCAGTATACAAATCTTTAAATTTATTTGCTTCTGCTTCATAAGTAGCTAATTGCTGATTTAGCTCTAAAATTTTGTTATTGAGATTTTCAAAATTTGAAGGAGTTAATTCAGAATCGGCAGGTTTGTCCTCTTCTTTTTTCTCTTCCTCTTGAGCTTCAGCATCTGCTTTCTTATCTTCGCAAGCAGAATCAGTGGGCTTGTCCTCTTCTTTCTTATCCTTGTCAGGATTAGATTCAGAGTCAGCAGGCTTTTCTTCCTCTTTCTTATCTTCTGGCTTTTCGTCAGAAGTAGAGTCAGCCGGCTTTTCTTCATCCTTTTTGTCATCGGTAGGCTCTTCATCTTTCTTATCGTCAGTAGTAGAGTCTCCATCAGGAGTTTCATCAGCTGTCTCGGCCGCAGATTCATTAGAAGGAGTAGAATCTGTTGTGTCTTCGGTTTGCTCAGTAGATGGATCAGATGATTCCGCAGAAGTTGCAGAAGCAGCTGCATCAATCTCTGATTCTACTTGATCAGAACCAGCGACAGGCTTAGTAATTTCTAATGCCATATCATTTCCTCCATTTGAAGTTTTAGCGGCCATAAAATCATTAAATTGACTAACAAGTTCATAGAATGCGGAGCCTTCAAAGCAAGGAGTTTTATCATCTCCAAGCACGCTTAAACCAATGAATTGCGCATCAGTATAAACAAAACCCTCTTGACCGTATTCATTTATAACTTGCCAATCGCCACGAATTGTCTTTGTATCTAACTCCATTGATTGCTGTTTACCAGGAATCAATTTTGCAGCATCATAACGCCCCGTAAACAAATACACATCCGTGCAAGCATAAGTTCTCATTACTCCATCCGAATCTAAATGGTCTTCCCAAGCAAGGTGTGGTTCTTGCGGCACCACACCATATATTTTAGCAACATTTCGGTCTTGATTGTGGCCGCCAAAATCTTTGACCAAATCATTGAATATGCCAACTACGGGAGTGTAAGGTAGAGAACTCAATAACTTTTCAGCAAATTCGTCAGTAATATATCCCTAGTTACGATTAAATCCTTTATAGAAAATTCTTAATCGTGTTTTGGATATTTCGGAAGAAACTTGTGTAAGTTCCTCAGCAATCTCACCAACGAATGTAGTAGGGATTTTCTTTTCCATAAGGACTTCCTCGCCTATTACTATTGAGCATTTATGTTTGCTATTGTCTTATCGCTCTTTTCTTCCATTGGTTTTTCGGGGCGCCCTGGTGTACCAGCAGGCTTCTTCTGAGTAGAAGTCTTATTGCCATTACCGTTTCCTTCATCTGTCTAAGTGAAAGAAGAACTCAATGGGCGCATAACCTCAGAAAGATTCAAAACTTCTTGTTCAATATAAGCATTGTCAAGGAGTGTCGATTGCTTTTTACCACTAGCAACATATGGAAGAATCCAAGAGAAGCCATACTAAGAATTCTTAATATACATATCAGCCATTTTTGATTGATTGTACCAAGTAATTGGTAGAATGGTTACTATTGGAATAATCTTACCATAGTTGAATTGACTATAACATAACATTGAGAGCCAAGTTGAATATTTGTCTATCAATTGACTCATAAAGGAAGTAGCATTATTTACGGAATACTCTAAAGTTGTGCCACCAGTAGCATAGAAAATTTCAGAGCTAAGTCCAGCATTTTCATACTTTGGAAGTAACATTTTTTGAAGATTAGTTTCACCAGAACGATTAGTGTTAGATTGAGTATCTTTTAAATCGACATTATCTGCAATGGTCGTTAAAACATCAATATTATCATGACTATTCATCATTTGAGAAACGGCTTCATGCATACCAGCCATTTCTTCCATCAAGACATCCAAATCGCCATCTTCATCAAGTTTAAATTGCTAGACAAGTAATTTTTCCAATTCTGATGAATCACGTTTCTTCTCAATGTTCTTGTAATCACCAAAATTCATAATATCAATAATGCTACTGTAAATTGGCGGAGTACACTTGTTATCCATAAAGAAAGCGCAAGAAGATTCTGTTGCCAAACGCACCCAAGGAGAGATTACCTTGCCTGCATGATAAGCATTCCAATAAGAACGTACACCAGCTGGGAAATTCTTTAAAGTCTTCTCCAAATCGGCTTTATCTTGATAGCGCGCGAAATATTGAACATTAAACTCCACACAAGCTGTTCCATAAGCACTTGTATCTCTTGAGCGACAGTAATTAGGATTCAACTAAGTAATTGTAATTTTATTATCATCAAACTCATTTACATACCCAAAAAATGCACCATCAACTAATACTTTCTAAGTGATATAACCAAATATATCGCGGATATTAATTGAATCAAGAAAATCAAGAGTCTCATTATAAATCTTGAGTAAAGTATTTTTCTTTTTTGTCTACGCCGCGCGCTTAAAATCAACAACGTAATAATACTTATATAATTGCGCAAAATGATCAATCTAACGCCTATAAGAAGTACTAGTATTATAAAAATAACGACTAATTCTTCTCATTTCAACGAGACTCAAGTTATCAAGAGCATTAGTTACATCTTCTATTGTATATTTATAACCATGGGCTTGGATTCTTGGAAATCCGCCAATATCCCCCCATCTGGGATAAGGGCGTTCTTGAGTTTTAGAGACTTGTTTTACAATTTTATTAAAATGAGCGAGGTCGTAATTCTTAGCTTTAAATTTTTCGGCTATATCAAATTTAGTGCTAATATCCTACATTTATATAGACCTCCTTTTATTTCTTCGTAAAGAGCATAAATTTACTTAAACTTCTATTCTTGTAGCGTTTCTTGCGGAAGTATTCATCTTCGTCAGCTTTAATACGCCAAAGCGCATATTCAAAAGCAGAAAAACGGTCCTTGTTAATTTTAGAGCTAATTTGTTCAACTACAGTATTAGTTCCAGTATTCTTAACTTTTAAATTACAAATTTCTTCAAACAAACGAGTTGTCTCAATATGCGGCGCAAGACGGACCAAACGTTCAGCTGGTTTCATTTTTTGCCCTTTCTTTGTACCTAAAAGTTTAACTTTAGCTTCCTATTCTGAAATTAAGAATCTAACTGAACCATTTGCAATTTGAGTATAACAGTTTGAGTGAATTAAACTGTTTTCAGTTGCGTTGGCTTTTAACAAATAGATCACTTTAGGTCCAGAATATTTTTTATAATCTTCGTCATTAATGCAACTTAGCGCAGGATACATGACACCATCCTCGCCAAGCTAATCAATAACCATGAAATCCATCAAGCCAACTCCAAGTCCTGTTCCATCAATACACATTTCTTTTGGATGATAGCGTTGATATAATTTTTTAAGCTCTATTGCTTGAAGCTGGAAGTGCATATCATGGAACGTTAAAGAGTTTACAAGTTTCTTGAGGAAACGAGTCTCTTGGGGAAGCACTTTAAATATCTAAACAGAAGTATTTACGCCTTTACGAGCTACGTCTACAGATATATAGTAGTAACTCTTGTCTCCAGCTTGAAGTTTAGAGGTTTTTTCTGGATTAACTATGGTACGGTATTTATCCATTTTGTCATAATTAATCCAAGAATCTGAAGAGCCTCCAGTCCAAATAGATAAATATTCACGAGCAAAAGAATCTGCTTGGTATGTTCCGCTTAGTTTTAATTCTTGAATAAATTTTCTATTTAAAAGTCCATGCATCATAGGGACACGATAATCACATCCCCAAACAAAAGCTGATTCAGGCGCAATAATAGACTGAATAAATGTCTCAATTAGTTTTTCATAAGCATATGTGCCTTTAGTACCAGCGGATGTAATCATCACTTGTTGCTAATTGGGTTCAGTAGGATCTACATCCCCCTAAGCGTCACGTCTATCAACGTTCATCAGAGGAAGAACAATTTCGGTTAATGTAGTACCATCATGATCGCGTATCTCGTCGATGATTCCACCGTTTCTTCTTCCGCCACGAGTAGAATCAAGCGCACCAACAACATCAAATACACTACCATTTTTAAAAACAATAGTCACATAATCTTTACTAGCATTATATTTAATGTATTCATTTTTAAGCATTGGGAACTTCTAAAATAATTCATCAAATTTTTCTTTAGCAATTTTTGCACCTTGTTCCTTGCCTGGCGCGCAAATAAAATATTTACTATTTGGTAAAAACATACAACGTAAATATCCTGCTAAAATTGAAATAAATGATTTTGAAAAAGCACGCGGAGCAACACAATAATGATAACGATACCTCATGCACGCGCGCAGAAAAATTCTCTAGTAGAAATACAACTAAAAATTAGAATATGATGGAGTAATCATATCAATATAAATATCCGGATAGTTTAAAAACCATTCCATCATATCTATAATATTTTCTCGATGAGACTCCACATATTCTTCAGTTAATTTCACATTCTTAGGAATTTCTACTGACGGTTTAAATTTACCCATTTAAGCCTCCTTAATCGAAATCTGGATTAAATGCTTCTTTTGGTTCGTCGTCAATAGTAACAGCATCCACATCGTATTGATCCATTTCGCTTTCAATTATTTTATCTTCCATTGCGTCCATGCGAGCTTTTGCTTGAAGAGTGTCCTCAATCTAATCACCAATAGTAGATTCACTTTGATATAATCTTCTATTATAAGATTGAATGTTTTTCATTGTGTTATCTACAACATCATGAGTTTCATCATTGTGGAATTTTTTCTTCCATCCAGTTTTTTCAAGATAAAGCGCAAGCTCGGAAATTGAACTAAAGTTATTAAAATCTTTCGCGTTTTCTGATGAAAATTCGCCAATATCTTGCAGCTTAGAATAAGATGAAACCAATTTATCCAATCCCACACTACCATTGGCAATACATCTATCAATCTCTTTAGAAATTTTACACATCTTTTTAGCATTATCTTCTCTAGTCGGATCAGAAATACCAAAGCTATTTTTCATGCCGGTATATAAATCTTCTAATTGATATAATTCTTCATCAGAATAGGTACTACCCCAAGATTTTCGCAAGCGATCAAGTTCTTCTTGATTAAATAAAGGATGAAGTAATTTATCTTGTCCATCTTCAATTGCTTTCTTCCATCTCTCTTGATAAGTTGCCCAATGGAGTCTTGCATATTCAGCTTGTCCAAATAGCTTTAAATACTAGGACACAGTATGTTCTGGACAAGAATCCCATACTTTTGTGAATTGCTCTGGAATAAATGGGACATCTGCCCATTCACAAATATAATCCATTGTGGCCCATTCGCCATTTACATCAACTAATTGTTCATCTAAACAATTGCCGCAAATGGTTAAATGTCCGTCGGGGAAAAATGGGGATTTAGTTTCTGGATAGGAACTCGCGCCAAGCATATTCCCGCAGCAAGGGCAAGCTCGCATTTTGAATTTAATTTTTTTCAAAATAAAATCCCTCCTTATTGATTAAGTCTCAGTCGCAAAGAGAACTCTAATCTTTCAAAAGTTGGAGTAAAGATTTATTCATTGCTTCGGGCGCAATCAAATCTTTAAAATCTCCATCTACAAAAGCCCGATTAAAAGCTGTCATAAAATCGGGGCGAACTTTTTTCTCTTGAATTTTCTTTTTAAAATTACATTTCATCTTAAATCCTTCCTATACAAAAAGTCGTCGCGCGATCAAAAGCAAAACTAAGCTCAAATTGGCAGAAATTTGATGTTCTGGTTGAAATGGACTAATTCCAACCATTCATATAGCTGTTTTGCTTTTGATTGCGCGACGATGTTCAATTTATTTTATTGGTTTATTTTCTTCTATCTTTTTAGCTAATTTCTTCTTTCTATCACACATTTTACAACGAGAAGTAAATCCATCTTCTGAATTTTTTCGTCTTACAAATTCGCGGGCATCTTTTAATTTCCATTCGCCGCAGCAAGAACATTTTTTCCAAACTCCCGGTTCAAAACGTCTTTCCCATTTCTCTTTATGCAAACTAACTTGCGCCGCAATCTTTTTACAAATTTCTTTAGTATAAATTGTACTAATATAGTTTTCGCTATAATTAAATCCATATTTCTCATTGAGATATTTGCGAATTTGGCTATTGGGACAATGACGTTTTTTGAGCGCAATAATATCTAGACGATTCTGGTCAAATGGAACCTAATCTATATACCAGTCTAATGTCTCAATTAGGTACTTAGCATTAATATACGGATTATCTAGCCCCCTCTCATAAAGAGACTCATAAGCTTCGATAAGAAAATAAATATGAGTAGGGTCTTCGAGATTAATTCCTTTGCGTGTGGGATCATAAAAATCTGAAAGCTAAGATTGATTATGATCTTCTTTTGGATTGGTAAATCGAGTTAGATTACCAATTTTTAAGCCGAGAGGGCCAATGTTCTCGCAGAGATTATCTACAAAAGGTTCTGGCGCAGGACGATTATAGCTCATTAATTGAAGCGGCGGGCGCACAATTTCCTAGAGTGAATATTGTTCTTTTTTAAGCGAAATAACTAAATGTTTCAAATTATAGATACGGTCTTTGACGTCTTTTGTTTGCGGGAGCTTTTCTAAATCTTCTAACTACGATTCATATTGTGCGATGGTAGTAAGGAGAGGTTGGAGTTCAGGAAGCGAACGATCAAGTTCTGGTTTAGGGTTTTTATAAACTGAGCGATGAATGGGTTTAAGTTCAGCTTCATTGAAAGTAGGAGATTCGGTAAGTTCGTCGAGAGACTCTTCTTTCTTTTTACGATAAGACGAATATTTAGTTTGAATTTGGACTTCGCCACGGTCAACTGCATTTTGCCCATTAGAATCTTTACCAAAAAGAATATAATTGGCCATTGTTTCAAGTTGAGATTGAGTGGGTGGCTTAGTAAGTTTGGATAATTCATCTTTGACTGCGGTGGCGCGGTCTGTATCTGAGTAAATATCAAAATCTAGCATTGATTGTTAAGCAATCTAAGTTAGCGGAGCTATAAGATTGCTGTTTCTCCTTAAATAATAATGAGAAGATGATTGTTAAAAAATTAACAAGTAAAATGAATATCTTCTCATCTAACTTTTCTAATTAAATTATATCAGAGTTGGAGGGAGAAGTCAAATAGATGGGTAGGAGTGGAACTCAAGGATTTGAGTTTAAATTTGGTAAAAATTGGAATTTTAATTTGAGTAATTTCTGTACAGTGATAACTAGGCCCCGCCGGTTCAAAAAGGGCGAAAAAGTTAAAAACCTATATACCTACCCCGGTATAGGGTTTTTGGCGGCGTGGGTGTAGTATCCCTATAATATAGGTAAAGACCGCAAAAAGAAAATAAAGCGTAACGCGCATATACACTTTACAAAATAAAGTCGTACAATAATACGCTTAAAATAATAAAGAAAATAAAAAAAATGCTTTATTTTCTTTTTACTTGAAAAAAATGCAAAAAGGGCTTGTAATTTTGTGTGAGTGTGGTATAATGATAATGTCAACAGGGACAGGAAAACAAAAGCCCTTTGACCTAGTTCTTTGATAATTGAATAAGTCAAGCAAATTCAAAAAACTAATTTTTAGAAAAGAGGTTATACAAAATGTATAAAGAATCAATCCCTTCTGTCTATCGTTTTGACCCGACCCATAAAGGCGCAAACAAGTATCAAAACCCTGAGACCGGCGTATGGTATAATGCCGGCCATGCTGTCGAGGCCGCCTTCAAGTGCGCGTTTTGCGGCTATAATGTCAATGATTGTACAGGTGACCGTGCAAAATTTGAGACCCGCGCCGATTGTTATGGTAAAAGTGGCGTGGGCTATAGCGTCAAGTCATACCGCGCAAATTTGGGCTATTATCGACCCGAAGGCGGCGAATCGAAGGAAGGCCAGGTCGAATACTTCCTCCGCACCGATGCGGCAAATATGTATGTTTGGGGCGTACAAGTTGATGAGGAAGTTGTCTGCTACATTATGACCCGCGATGAATTTTCCGAGTTTTTGCATAGCAAGTGCTGGGTCTGGGTGCAGGCCGATATGATGGTAAAGCAACGCTCTTTGCCGACCGTGACCATTGCTTGGCTTGAAGGCCATTTGGATTAAAACAAAAGCTGTGCTAACAGGCTATACGGGCTTATTTGAAAAGGGGTATTATTATGACTAAAATGACCATTCTCCACCAGCTTTTGACGCTGAAAAACAATGACGGTTTAACGCTGAAGGCATATAAGCCTGTACAGTACAAAACAGGCTGGCAGGTTGCTGACCGCGGTATCGAAACACGCATACTAAGCGAGGCCGTCAACGCTATCATAGCAATGAATGGCAATGCAGGCGTGTGGTATTCTGAAGGTGTGTGGTATATCGACCATAGTTTCAGAGTGGCAACTAAAAAGGTCGCTGTTGAGATTGGCAAAAAGTTCAATCAACAGTCAATTCTCAAATGGGCAAATATGAGTTTGACCTGGTTGTAAGTAAAACAAAAGCTGTGCTAACAGGCTATACGGGCTTATTTTAGGAGGTTATAATTATGAAAACTGTCAATGTTTCTAATTCCTTAGTTGCGAGAGAAATTGCTTGCGCCATTGAAGTATACCGCCATTTTTCGATAGTGGATGGTTATCCAGACAATCTAACCGCTCTTGCCTATACTTACGAAACAGCTAAAAAAATAGATAAAGAGAATTACTGGGAGGATTGCAAGCAAGATTTTTCAATTCCTTTGCCACTAGATAAAGAAAATGCAGAAATTCTCTGCCGGGCATTGCAAATGTATCGAGTAAGTGAACAGGTTTTTTGGCATCATCGCAAAGAAATTGCAGACGGTTTGCAAATATGCACTAATCAACTTTGCGAGGATATTCTTGCACAATATGAATAAAAACAGGGGCTTGAAAAAAGCCCCATTTTTATTTTTTACTATTTGTTAAAAATTTAACAAAATCCCGATTTGTCCTAGTAGTTAATTATAACTAACTCTTTTTATCCCGATTTGTCCTAGCAGTTAGTTATAACTAACTCTTTTTATCCCGATTTGTCTTAGTTAATCGGTTAGTCATAACTAACCTATCCCGATTTGTCCTAGTTAAACACTTTAAAGTGTCAAATTGTTAGGTACCTAACAAACTTTGTGAATTTTTTAACTGTTAGATAACTAACAGTTGACAACCTTCCTATAATATGATATAATAAGTATTATAGGAGAAGGAGGTGAGTTAGATGCCCCTAACTAGAAAAAATCAGGATTTAATGAGGGCAAATTATGGTTATTTTAAGAACTATCCCATTTTCGAGATAGAGTTTTATCCTAAAATCAAAGAGTAAAACAAAGGTTTTTCAAAGTTTTGAAATAAAATAATTTTCTAATTTTAACTAATTGCCCTAGTAAATATATATTAGTTATCCTAAATATATAAATATATAAATATATAAATATATAAGTATATAAGTATATGAATATATAAATATATAAATATATATATTTATTTGAATTATTTATTATTTGCCCTAATCAATAGAAAAGTTTATCCCATAATATGTATATATAATATTAAATAAATATATATACTTATATATTTTTTAGATTTATCCTAATCAATAGCAAAAAGTATAATAATATATCCTATTATTTATATGTCCCGCCGGGTTGTCCTAGTAAAAAATATTGATTTTAAAATAAAAAACTTTTAAAAATCTATTGACAAATCCTTTAATTTATACTATAATATAATCAATGAAAGGGGATAAGTTAAATGAAAATTTTAAATCAGCTCTCTCGCGCAGACAAAGAAAACATTTATGAAAATCAGCTTTTAATCGTTTCCGGGAACAAGATTTTTGAGTTGGATTATTCCTACGGCGTTCAAGATTTTGTTTTACGGCAGGTTATGGTAAACCCTTATGGCTATCGTTATGCACAGCAAGGCGTATTGACGCCCGTGCAAGTAAATGCAATGTTAAATAAAAAAGTCTTTAATGAGGGCTGAAAAGTCCTCTTTTCTTTTATCCTAATGTTTTATCCTAGCGAAATAAAATTAAAAGAATTTGAAAATAGCTATTGACATTTAATTTTATGTGTGTTATAATATAGTCAATGAAAGGGAACAAACCCGAACAAAGAAAGGAATCAAAATTATGAAAAACTATGTCAAAGAATTTGCTCAGGACATTATTAATGACAGTCACCGTCTGATGACTGAAATGAGTAAAAGCTGCCCGGTAAAAAGGGACTTTTATGAACGCCGTTTTGCAAAACAAAGTGCAAAAGTGGAAAGAATTATTGCGAATTATTCTAAAGGACTAATTACATACTACGAGGCTATGACTTGTTTAGTCAATGTGGTTTTGTAAAATGAGAAGGCGGCTTGCGCCGCTTTCTTTTTATTCTTGTTTGTTAAAATTTTAACGATAAATTCTGTTCATTTGTCCTAATAAAACTTGTCCTAGTAAAATATTATCCTATAATTATACTTGTCCTAGTGACTATAATTTTATATTAATTTGTCATTTTGTCCTAGTTTTTGATATATGATAAAATCCCATAATGATAAATAATCCCATAATTAAGCTACTTGTCCTAGTGAGATCGTTAAATAAATAACTTTAAAATACCTATTGACAAATTGAATTGTATATGTTATAATATATACATAATCAAGAGAAAGAGGTAAACAAAATGGCTAAAAAACAACTTGTATTTATTGCTTTTGGTTGTCTGTCTGCGGGAACAAAATTCACTGTTAATGGCAAGGCATTTATCAAAATCAAAAAAGACATTATATATAACCCTGATGAAAATTCTGCCCTGCAAGTTTCCACTGGTGAAATTTATTCTTTCAATTATACCACGCCAGTTTTTTGCAGAATGTGAGGACTGAAAAGCCCTCTTTTCTTTATGCGCCACTTGTCCTAGTGAATTGTTGCATTACAACATTTGTCCTAGTTAAATTTTGTCAATAGGAAAAATGTACAATAATTTGTCCGCTAATTTGTGCAATTTATCTATTGACTATCCATGACATTTGCTGTATAATGATTATAGTAAATGAGATAGGCCACAAGGCCAGAAAGAGGTACACTATGAATAAGGCTTACAAGTATTACTACACCAACGATTTGTTTGACGATGCAGCATTTTGCAATTTGCTAAAAAAGTACGGCGTGCCTGCGTTTCCCTTGGCAAAAGAAAAAGGGTTAGTGTTTTGGGTAGAGCCTTTGAAGGAGCTTGCGAAACATCCTGCCGATTTGCCGCAATGGATTTACACAAATCTTAAATGGATGCTTTAATCCATTAGGCCGCCTAAAAGCGGCTTTTTCTTTTAGACAATTTTGTCCTAGTGGTAAATTGTCCTAATGGGTTTGTTGAATATTTAACAAATGAAAATAAAAAGAGCCGCCCATTTCTGGGCGGTTGAATTTTTATACAAAATCGTGAACACTCAGACCGTTATCCCAATAGGGATTATAATTTGCATATTCAGCAATATTTTCTGCCGTCTCAGCGGTATCTTGAGCGCGCCATAGAGCCGACTGTAAAGCGTCCCATTCTTCATACTGTTCAGGCGTCAGACATTCAGGGTCTTGCCCATTGCAAAGGGCGTCCATTTCCGCTTGAATACTTTCTGCGGCTTCATCGGGGTCGTAACTATAATCGCGCCAGTTGACTTCATACTTCATTTTTAGGTCTCCCTTCTCATTTCGTTATATTTATTATAGCACTATTTATAATAGTTGTCAAGCTTTATTTTAAAATTTCTTCAAATTAAATTTTTAACAGAATCAACCACTATAATTTGTCCTACCCCTATTGAATTATCTTAGTCAATAATTGTCCTAGTCTGTCAATAGGCAACTTGTACAAAATTTTGTTTTGTTTTTCATCATAATGGCTATTGACTTTGACCGATTGATATTGTATAATGTATATAGTAAATGAGATAGGCCACAAGGCCAGAAAGAGGTATAACCATGAATGTTAATATCAATTTTGTCAATGCCATCCTCGATGCTATCGACCATGTCTCCAACGAATACCGTGAAGGCTGGGAAGATTTGACCAATGGGATTTTAAATCATCTTTTCCACGACAAAGATGAAATCACAGCCTGGGAAATGAATGATTATTTAACCACAGAGTTTGATTCTGAAACTCTGCAAGAAGCTATGAACTACCTCGGTTTAGGTTTCGGCTATTGAATTACAGGCCGCTCTGGAAAGGAGCGGTTTTCTTTTAAGCGTCTTTTGCCCTAGTGAATAAAATTATTATCTTAATGAATGAAATTGTTGTCCTAGTCATTAAATTTATTTGAGTTTTGTCCTAATGGTCATTTGTCCTAGTTATAACTATCCTATTACATTGTACCATATATAAAATTATTTGTCAATAGCAAAATGAAAAATTTTATTGTTGACTTTTCCTTTGCGATATGATACAATATAAATACTAAATGAAAGGAAGTGTCTAAAATGACCGTGTACCACGCCCGTCAGTTTGAGGATAATATTGACCTGTACTGCAATGCTTTACGCTTGATTGCGCAATTAGACTATGACAATACTTTGCGTACTAGTCACTTTTGCGCTCGTACCGAGGAACGAGGGATTAACCTGAACAAAATCAGCGCCAATAAAATTGCGCACTCCGAGGTTTTTGAGGTAAAAGCAGAACAAGAAAGAATCATTTCCGTAGGTATCAGGGTTTCGTATAATAAAAAGAAAGTTGCTTGCATTATTGTTGGTTTCAATTCAAAAGAGCCACAAATTGTTACTGCTTGGTTTGATGATAGGCGATAAGTAAAGGGTGGGAGTAATCCCACCCCTCTTTTGTCTTAATCCTTTTGACCTAGTCAATATCAAAATAAAAACGCCCTTGCGGGCGCAAAAGATTATTCAATGTTAATTGTGGCCGAAGGATAAATCGCGTCAATGACCACGCCAGCTTGAAAATATGCTACTCTGCCTTCAATCAGGCTAATAGCGTTCGGAAGCGTGGTTTCATCAACAACACATTCCCCTTTATACGTTACAAATGCGATTCCATCAAAAATAACTTTGTTGTTAATTTTAATAAAATAATCTCCATCAGACTTAAAAATCGTCCCAACAGGAAAATCCTTAAAATGAATTTCAGCATTGCAGTTAATTTTGTTCATATTTATTCTCCTTTTCTTTTGGTGTGATTATATTATACTATATGTTTATTTATTTGTCAATAGCAATTTTAAAAATTATTTTAGATTTCATTAGAATTATTTGCATGAAAGGTATTGACAATCCCATTATTGTGTGATATAATACAGTTAAGATAAAGAAAGGAAATAAGTATTATGGAAGCTTTTATCATTGGTTATATGATTGCGAATGAAATCGCGGGTGTAATTATGGCCGCGGGCTATATAAATCATTTGAAAAAGAGCGGCTACTTCATGCAACGCAAAATTGAAAAGTGGCGTTCTAAAAAACCTGATAGCGATGTGGAATTTTGGACTGCTTTTAACTTGCTTGAAGAAGCTTTAAAAGAAGCCAAAAGCGAAGGTAAAAAAGAATTGTGTATCATTAGTTGGACTTCTCTTGACGATGCTTGGCAAGTCCTTCAAGATAACCTTATTGGTGATATTCTCACTAAAGCCCCTTTTTATGTTGTCAAAAATCTTTATCGTCCCGCTTATCAAGAAATGATTGATTGGTACGGGATTGAAATCAGACATATTTATTAAAATCCAATGCCGTCAAATAAACTTTGACGGTTTTATTTTTAACTTTAAAATTGTCCTAGTCACATAATAATAAAAAATCCTAAAATTCATTTGCAATTTTTTAGAAAAACGCTTGACAATCCTATAATTATATGTTATTATATATACACAGCAAGAGACAAGGGTTCAGTAAACTACAAGGCAAGGTGCTCTCCCTATAAAAAGAGTTTGATTATTCATAAACTCTTGCGCAGTGCTTGCCACACTGCAATTTAAAAATCTTTCAAAAAGGGTTTGACAATCTTCTTTTTGTATGATATAATAAAGATACACCAAGAGAGAAAGGAAGAAAATAAATGACACGATTAACCATCCTGCCGCGCACTTATTCAAGAACATTGGGGAGATGCTGTCTTAACTGCTATTAACGCAGAACCTACTTTGCAAATGTCTTTTGATGAATTTCTTGACCATTGTACCGCTCGTGGTGGGAATTGGGAAGGAATGCTTTTAAGTGGTTTAAAAGAGCTTCGTCCTAAAGTTTGGAATGCAATTCCTGATGAGATGGGCGCTTTTTCTTGGGCACTCATTTGTGGGACGATTGAACTTTGTGGTGTTTCCCTCTCAGATAAAGAAAATAACACTTGACAAAAGCAAAAACCTATGATATAATATATATAGAAAATAAAAGAGAGGTAAACCTATGAGTACTAAGGAACTGAACTGCTACGATGTTGTCTACTACAACAAAAACAACGAACTGCTGGTTGAAAGCGCGTGGGCTTCCGATATAGCAAGCGCGACCAAAATTGTGCAGAATCGTCACCCGTTGGAGGCACTGTCCGTCTATGATGTACATATCAGAGGTGATTATCATGCTTGAAAAGAATCGACAGAAAAAAGAGCGTGCTGCGCGGCGTCAGACTTTCGTGGGAGTACGCCCTGCCCGTTTCAAAAAGAAAACAGCATACGACCGCAAGGCGCAGAAAAATGATACTCGCGCCCAAATCAACGGAGATTAGAGCTAGCCGCCCAGAGATGGGCGGTTTAATTTTATCCAAAGGTTAGGTATAACTAACTTGTCCTAATTATACCTTGTCCTAGATTTTGTCCTAGTCGTATAAATAAAAAAGAGGGATTGCTCCCTCAAGCGGCATAACGCGCTTCGCACTCTTTTGCCATTGTATTAAGTTTTCCCACATCGCGGCTTGCATTAAAACCATCAATATCAAAATGGTCATTAGGAATAAAATGGTCGGGATACAAATTTTTATAATAACTGTGCAAATCACATTCCATCATTGCCGCGGCTTCATAAGTGGAAAATGAAGAACTCCAAACAATTTCATAATGTCGCTTATTGTTAGAATTAAGTTGACTAAGACGGCGTTTTAAATCATTAGTTAAACCTACTTTAAAACCGCCATCAAAAATCATGACATAGGCATAACCACCGCCAATTTTTAATTCCCGGCGGATTTTCGCGGCATCACTGTTTCCATCTGCGTGAAAAGAAGTATTTCTTTTCTTAATGTGCATCGTCCTTTGTCCATATTTTCTTGTCCCAAAAGAGCTAAGCGCGATATAATGGACATAATAGCGTTTCTTTTTTTGAACTAACCATTCTTCAAAAATTTTCTTTTCTACAGGACGATTTGCAAGCCATGTCCGAATCCCGCGTGGGATATAAAGAATATCATCATACACTTCGTAAATCATGTAATCTTCCATTTTTATCTGACTCCTTCTTTTCTTATCTTAATTCTATTATACCATATAAATTTATTTTGTCAATAGATAAATTCAAAATTTAATTGCTTAATGGGAGTATAAATTTCAAATTTTCTATTGACATTTCATTGCTGTTATGCTATAATATAATTAAATTGAAGAAAGAAGGTTTAATTATGGCTCTTAAAAAACTTGTAGGTGACCATGTGGAAGAACGCATTAAAGAATTTGACAGTTTGGATACTGGTGATTTCTTTATTGAAGATGGTTGTCTTTATGTAAAAACAGATGGTCTTGAAGCCCTTAATCTTAACGAAGGGCGTTATGAAGATTTTGATTCTTTTTGCAAAGTGCGTCAAGTTAGAGTTTCTGCTATTATCTCATGATATTTTGCCGTGTTTAATGCACGGCTTTTATTTTAGTTGTCCTAGTCACACGATAAAAAAATGCGCCCGCAAAGGGCGCGAGGTTCAACTGATTGACAGCGTAGTATTAAAATAAATCATGTCAATTCTGTCTCGATCATTGAAATACGCAGCTTTACCGTCACTCAAACGAACAGCATTTGGCACAGTGCTTTTGTCAACTTCATCATCGAAATTGCAATCCTCTGCGGGGCCGAGGTCGTCCCAAATTTCATCTTGATTGATTTTGATATAAAAATCGCCACTATGTGAGAAAATAGTGCCAACGGGAAAATCTTCAAAAATGTTGCTCGGGATTTCGCACTTAATTTTATTCATATTCGTTTCTCCTTTTACTGGATAGTAATTACGGATGGCGTGAAAAATGTTTTTATCTCGTCTTTATCGTGAAAATCACGGAATATCAAGCCATCTTCAAGTCCGAGGGCAAAAACGGTTTGCTCATTCATGCGCCCTTTACGAGCACACACCAATTTACTCAATAGTCAATGTAGCATTGTTAAAAGCCATATCAACTATTTTATGTTGGTCAAAATACACCGCTAAACCGTCAGAAAGACAGATAGCCGACGGTACTGAACTACGGTCAATTATTGCCGCACAACCGCCATTTTCAGCTTCATCGCAAAGGTATTTCATATCCAAATTTGAATAAATGGTATTCGCATCAATTTTAATAAAAAGTTCTCCACCGTCTGCGAAAATTGCACCGACAGGCAAATCATACAGAGTTACGCCATTACGCAAACGACATTCAATCTTATTCATATTTATTCTCCTTTTCTCTTGGTGTATCTATATTATACTATATTTTGCCTCGTTTGTCAATACTAAATCGAAAGTTATTTATTTAACGATTATGTAATTGTCCTAATGATAATATTGTCCTAGCTGTATATCATTTAACCTTTTATTATAGCATATCGCATATTTAAAGTCAATAGTGAAATTAAAAATAATTATATTGACAAAATAAAAAAAGTATGCTATACTATATATACATTCAAAAGAGAAAGGAAAGTGACAAAATGAAAAAAATGGCTTATTTTGATATGGATGGCACGATTGCTAATTTCTACGGCGTGGACGGTTGGCTTGACTGTTTAATGGCTCATGACCCTCGTCCCTATACCGTGGCAGAGCCGTTGTTTACTGCCGAACAGTTTGCGAAAATCGTACAGATTTTGCAGGCTCAGGGTTTTAGCATCGGCATTATCAGCTGGTGTTCTAAAGAAAATAATAAGGGTTTCAACGCTGAAATCCGCAAGGCAAAAAAGGAATGGCTTGCAAAGTTTTTCCCCTATGCAGAAGAAATTCATGTGGTTGCTTACGGTGTTCCCAAATGGTCGATTGTCCGCCCCGAAAATCGCGTTAATACGATTCTTTTTGATGATGAAGAACAGAATTTGTCTGCGTGGGAAAAACACGGCGGTAAGGCTGTAACGGCTGAAAAACTTTTTGAATTGATTAAGAAGGGCGGCTTTTAATTATGGGTTTTGCGAGAGTTACTAGAGATGAAGAAAAAGAAAATAATTTTTGTGATTTTCAAAAAGGAGAATTTTTTGAATTTGGCAATGAATTATTTATCAAAATAGATAACCATTCCGCAATCAATTTAGATGATATTGCAATTGGTAATGACGGTACTGCATTTTTCTCCGCTAATGAGAAAATCAAAAGTGTTCAAGTTGAATTGAAAGTTCTTTGATTCTTTCCGCCTTCGGGCGGTTTTCTTTTTGCTTGCAGTTAGTTATGTCTAACCCTCCCGGGCGAGCGCATCAAAAGTGCAAATCAATAGTACAAATCTCCATAAAATAATCCTTGACATTTCGCGTTCAATGCTGTATAATATAATTACACCAAGAGAGAAAGGAACAAACAAATATGAATATCTACATTGCAAGCCCGCTTTTCCACAAATGGGAACAGAGAAATGTTAAGTACATTGAAAAGTGGTTGAAAACCATTTTCCGCGGTGCAACTATCTACTGCCCGCAGGATTTTCAAGTACCCAACGCATGGGAACTGCCCAATCATGTTTGGGCAAAGAAAATCTTTGAGGAAGACCACAAACAACTTGACGCGGCTGACCTTGTTGTGTGTATCTCCTATGGTTACAAATCCGATGACGGCGCGGCGTGGGAGATGGGCTATGCAAAAGCAAAAGGTAAAGAGGTTTGGCTTGTCGCCGCAGACCATGACATCGGGCCTTATAGTTTGATGTTCATGACCGCAGACAAAATGTTTGCGCTCGATGAAAATTACGATGTGCCAGAGATTGAGCTGCAAGATATTGAATGGAAATAACCCTTGACAATGGCACAAATGTGTGCTATAATAATTATAGAAACTGAAAGAGAGGTAAGATAAAATGCAGGTTTTCGGTTATGAAGTCGATGAAAACTATGGCTTTGTCCTAAATTGCGGCAAGCTCGACCCTATCGAGTTTAAGGGCAATCCCGAAATTGCCTATCAACAGGCAAAAGAGCGTCAGCGTTATGAAAAACGCAAGAATCGCCGCAATTACACTATGACATATAAGGTAAAGGGGTGCATCTGATGTTTTGGTTTTTGCTGATTATTTACTTTGTCGGGCTGTTGGTTTTCGTTGGACTGCTTCAGGCTTTTAACGAGAGCAAGGACAGCGCGGCAGCCGCTTTGGCCGTCATTGGACTTGGCATTGCGCTACTTCTGTTTGGTGCGCATCTGTGGTATGCTTTTTATACGCTGATGCTTCTGCCGTGGTTTACATTTCTGCCAGCAATTCCAGAGCTTAATTTCTGGGGCATTTATATTGCTTTCGCTTTACTTCGCGGTGGTATCTCGACTAAGTCAAAATAATTTTGAGGGCTGAAAAGCCCTCTTTTTATTTACGCTGACTAGGACAAGCCTAGGACAAGCGTCCGGCGGATTAGTTGTAATTAACTACCCAATAAAAAAGAGGGATTACTCCCTCTCTGCTTTTCGGCGCTCGAATAACTCTCTTGCGTTTTTTAAATCTTCTTTCAATTTTTCAATTTCCGCAAGTTTGTCTGTAATGGCTTGTTCTGCGCACTGTTCACAATAGTCATATCCAGAATCATCAAAAGTGATAGCATCTTCATTTTTCAAGTAACAGCCGCAACCTTCGCACACTATCACTTTATCATTAAGGCAATCCTCGCAAAACAATGCCTCAAATTCCTTTCCATTGCTGTCTTTGAAAGGATAACTCTCAAGGTATCCGGGTTCTGCATACAGCGGCTTGCCGCAGACATCACAGCAATCCATCTCGACCATTTTCTTCATATTCATTACCTCCTTTTGATGTATCTATTATAACATATATAAGGCAGATTGTCAAGCATTATTTTAAATAAATGATGCTTAAATTTTGTTATAAAGCTCTTGACAATCATGATTAAGTATGGTATAATAAATACATCAAAAGGAAATGAACTAACGGGTAGGCAAGGCAATAGCCAAGTCAGAAAACTCCCGTCAAGCATTTTAATTTATCAATAGGAGCTGGTGTCTATGCAGATTAGTCTTACTGAAAAAACTTTGTCTCTGTTTGGTAATGCAGAGGTGGGTGATTATGTTCGTTATCCTCGCGGCAGGCTGTGTTTGGTTGTTCCGCGTTTTATTGCGCAGAATCGACTGTATAATGCCGTGATGCTCTCGAATGGCTTGCCTGTATTTTTCGCGGCTGACGAAAAAGTCGAAGTCTTTATGAATGTAAAGTTTAAGGAGTGAACTGCATGAGCGATACAACTGTTATTTTGTTCAAAGATAAAGAGAGTGGCTGTTGTGATTTAGGCTTACTGATTCCAGATTATGGAATTGTAGTTTGCTTTGACTGCGGCGCTATCCTCGCGCCCGAAGATGTTGAAATTTTGTATGATTTTAAAGGCGTTGCTTATCTTGAACAGGCTGTCGCATCAGGCGGTTTTTATGACGAACTACCTGATGAACTTCAAATGCTCTACACTGGCGCGAAATAATTCTGACCCGCTTCGGCGGGTTTTTATTTTATATATAATTAGTCATGCCTAACTATTGTCCTAATCATTTTGTCTTAGACTTTGTCCTAGTGGATTATTTGAATTAAATTTGTTCTAGTCTTAAATATAAAAAATGGGTCACATTAAATGTGACCCACTTAATTAGTACACACCTGCGTAATCAAAAATTACAGGACGATTGTGCGCTACAAAGCCAATATTCCCGCCGTGCAAATCCGTGATGTGATAATCTTGCATCCAATTCATTAGGCGGTGCATAAATTTCCAACCGTAATATTGCACACAACGCCCGACCCATTCTTCTTCTGTTTCATGGTAAGGCATTTCATTGATGTAGCGTCTAATTTTGCGTTTGCAATAACCTTGATGCTCTAAGGCTCTTGCCACCACATTAAAAGTGTTTGTATATTCATCGGTGTCATAATCGTACACCAATTCGCCACATTTAGGCTGAATGTAAAAAGTAACGCCGCGCGGTGAGGTGTACCATTTTTCGATGGTCAAAAGAATCCGCTCAACTTCATATTCACGCGCGATTTGGAAACGCTGGTATTCTTCTTCACAACCATTAGTGGTAGAGTTAATATCAAGTTTGATTGCAAAGTCATCGAACACAAAAGCAACGCGCGTCATGCCGCTGTAAACTTCAAGCTCCCATTCTTTGGCAAAATTGATTGCCCACCTATAGCGTTTGTCTTTGTCCCGAGGGCAAGTGTTAAGAGCCAAGAAAAAGTCGATAGGAAAATCGGTTTCAAATTTAAGTTTTGTGATTTTCATTGCGTACCTCGCTTTCTTTATTATTAGTATACCACAGCCGCAATCAAAAGTCAAGAGTTATTTTAATCTGGCAAAGAATTTAATTCTATAACAATTTGGTCTTTGTCACAACTATAAAAATAGCTGGTATGGTTTTCGTATTTGGTTGCACCCTTAAATTCCCACAATTCGCCGCATTGAGGGCAAACCCCATTATTCCACTGTTCCATGTCTATATTTCTATCAGCGATAAGCGCGGCAGTTATTGCACCACTAACTAAAATAGAAGTTATAATACCAACTACCCATTTTTTAACTTTTGATTTTGTATTCTCCATAAGAGAAACAACCATTAAACCGAAAAATGCGCCAACAGACAAAAACAAAATTACAAAAGCAATAATATAAACAATCATAAGAACCTTCCTTTCTTTTTTCTTATTATATCAAATATATAATACTTTGTCTATTGGTATTTTGCACAAAGATTCCCAATAGAAACTGTGCAAAATGATAGTTAGTCATTCCTAACTTGTCCTAATCTTCCTTTGTCCTAGACTTGCCCTAGTCAAATAATTTACTCGTATTTGTCCTAGTCAAAGATAAAAAAGAAAGAGGGCATTTCTGCCCTCTCCTTATCACTCGGCCTTTTCGGCGTCACGAGCCGCCTTTTCTGCGGCACGCTTGGCACGGCGGTCAGCGTCAGCCCTGACCTTGGCATCGTGCTTTGCTTTGCGCTCTGCGGCCTTTGCGGCAGATTCCGCCAGTTCTGCCTGATACTTCTCGACAGCATCGTCAAGGTCGAACGCGGCAACCTTTTCGGTGGCGATGGGGTTCGCGGCAGTCACCGCAATCTTGGTGTAAGTCTGGTTGCCCTCATAGTCAATAGAGGGGATAGCCCACAGACCAGAGCCAATCTGAACTGCGCCGAGGGCTTCCAGATTCAGCTTTGCAAGGGTGTCAGCCTTGATAGCGGAGAGCAGGTCGGACTTCTTCATAGTAGTAGCCATAAGATACCTCTTTCTCTTGCAGTCAGTCGCAAGTCACTTTGTTTTCTGTTCCTCTTGGAACATCTTTATTATAGCAGATTTGGTTTTGTTTGTCAAGTCCTTTTTTGAATTTCTTTTGAAATTTTTTATGAGGTCTTAACTCTCTCTGTGTCCCTCACTGCTCTTATAGTATAGCATACCTTTATATAAATGTCAATAGAAAAACGGAAAAATCTTTTTTAAAAAATTTGAAAATAGGGGTTGACTTTTTGCGTGAAATGCAGTATAATAATAGTGTTCTCAGGAGCAAGAGAACCCATACAAAAACAGAAATGAAAGGTTGTATGCACACATGGGTAAAAAGAAATTGTATATGGTATTGGACACGGAAACGGCAACTCTGCCGTTCGTCAAAGATTTTGATGAGAGTACGCGGAAAGATATTGCGATTGCAAAGCCGCTGGTCTATGACCTTGGGTGGACTATCGTTGACCGCAAGGGCAATGTCTATGACAAGCGCAACTATCTGATTCAAGAAACATTTTTCGTGCCTAATATCTTTAACACCGCCTATTATAAGGATAAGCGGCCTAAATATATGGAACTGTTGGCACAGGGCAAGATTGAGACAAAGTGCTGGAATGACGCAATGGCAGAAATGATTAAAGCAATGCGTAATTGTTATGCCGTTTGTGCATATAACGCCGCTTTTGATTTTAAGAAAGCAATTCCTTTTACTGAAAAGTATATCAAGGCACTGTATTCTTCCGACTATAACAAGTGGGAACAGGGGCAGAAATGGCATGTTCAAAAAATTGCCAACGGCGAACGCAAGAGCGGCACGAATCCGCGCTACTTGAAGCCTATTTTTGAAATCCGTGGTGAACAATTCCCGATTGTTGACCTGTGGGCGTTGGCTTGTGATTTTAACCGTAAGCTGATTAACATTGACAAGTATCGAAAATTCTGCCTTGAGCGCGAATACTGGACGGCGTCCTGCGTCTATTTTAAGACTAGCGCGGAAACTGCTTTTCAGTATTTGATGAATAAATACGACTTCATCGAAGCGCACACCGCGCTGGATGATGCCGAAATTGAAAGTCAAATTTTGGTTAAGGCGTTGAGCAAGGGCAAAGTTGACCCTGTGATGGGCGCTTTTCCTTTCCGTGATTTAGGCACAACAGTAGATTTTATTGTCGCACATGACGATGGGAAAAGTGCTGAATCTCTTTATAACGCGCTCGAAGCGTATTATGAAGGAATTAAACAGGGTACACCGTATGCAGGAAAAATTTACTCGATGCTTGAAAAATTGAACAATTATCTTTACTGATGAATTAAGGGGCAGTTTAACTGCTCCTTTCTTTTTTGATTCATAGTTAGTTATGCCTAACCACCCGACTAGGACAAGTCTAGGACAAAAGGAAGAATTAGGACAAATAGTTAGTCATGACTAACCGATTTTAAAAAGAAATTTTAAAAAATGCTTGACAAACTCTACCACCTATGATATAATAAAGATACTCCAAAGGGGTACAGAACAAGGCGCTCACAGCCAAGAGTGAGAGAAAGAGGTATATTTATGATGAAGCAGTTTGAGATTATGGAAGCCGCCCGCCAGCAGATTATCGCCCAGCTGAAACTGGCAGACCTGCCGTATCAGGTCGATGGTGCAGAGTTTGGTGTGTATGTCACCGTTAAGGATGGCGATACTGAAATTGATGTGCCGATGACCATTAAGGCCGCCGCACATCGCTATGCGGACACCGAAAAGGCGAAGGCTTATGACCTTGCCGCCGCCGCGGAGGAGTATGACTTCACCGTTAAAGCGCGTGAGGATGCAAAGCAGGCACGCCTTGCTGAAAAGGCGCGTAAGGACGCCGAAAAGGCACGCGCAAAAGCCCAGCGTGACGCGGTAAAGGCCGCAAAGAAAGCCAAGCGTGAAGCTGCAAAGACTGACACCGAGGGCGATTCTGTCGAGCAGTAATGAATTGGGGCAAGATTTTCTTGCCCCTTTTCTTGTGCCGATTTTGTTAAAAATTTAACAAAGTTGACTAGGGCAATTCTATACCAAAAGCAAAATAAATATTAAATTTGTTTAATTTTACTATTGACTTTTAAAAGTAAGCGTGATATAATTATATTAAAGAAAGGAGAGATAGAAATGAAAATTAGAGTTGAAAATGCGGATACGCCACTGATGAAAAATTGCTACATCGACACAGAAATTTTTTCAATCTCTGGGTTCTATGGCTTGTCTGATATTAAAATTCAGCACACCGTAAATGGCGATTCTAGCAGGCTTTGGTTGAGTCGAGAAGAATTTAATGAACTTTACGATATGATGACCGAAATGAAAAAGCAGATGGAGGATTGATTCTGTGTATTTTGAAGTGACCGGCAATCCTTATGAAGGTACTTTGCAAATTGGAGACCCTATCAGAAATCATATCATAGATTATTGCGATTATGACACCACGCGGCGCGACGATGATGCCATTAAAGAATTTATTCTTTCAGCTGTGCGCGATTATTTGGACGATATATGTCAAGGCCCTAACTGCTCATAGTAAAAAAAATTTTAAAAACCCCTTGACAAATTCCGCAACTTATGGTATAATGAATATGTTCTCAAAGAGAGAACAAAACTTAACACAGAGCGCCTACTGCCGAAAGTGTAGGAGAAAGAGGTTTGCTATGGCTACCACTATGAAGAAGTCCGAGATTCTGTCCACTGCTAAGTCCAACATCATTGGCATGATTCTGCCTGAGGATGCGCGTCAGATTGGCGCATCGACTTTCGCACTGCCTACTGAAGTTGATGGCGTGACTTGTTGGGTGAAGGTTGCGTTCACTTGTGCCAACCCCATCGCCACTGACAAAGTGCCTGCGTTCGACATTGAACAGGCTTGCGGTGATTGGGAGTTTGAGCGCGAGGAGAAAGAGCGCGTAGCCGCGGAAAAGGCCGCTGAAAAGGAGCGCAAGGCTCAGGAGCGTGCCGCGAAGAAGAAGGCTTGATAGAATCGAGGGTGAAGTAATTCACCCTCTTTTCTTTTGATTCGAAGTTAGTTATGACTAACTGCCCGGGCGAGACATTGTTAAATAAATAATTATCATTGACAAAATCAATAAAAAGTGATATAATAATTATAGTAAAAGAAAGAGAGGTAATAGAAATGTGGATTGATAAATATGGTAACAAGTTTGAAACTGAAGAAGAAGTTCGAGAGGCCTGTTTTGATGACATTAAGTCAGAGGATATATTAAAATTTATCCTTGAACATAACTCCGCAGATTCTATTCTTGATGCGCTTTGCGGTAGTTTTCAAGGGCATATAATGTTTTATCGCGCGCTTGGCGATTGTGCTGAACTTGCTTTTAAGCAATGTCATGAAATTGTAGAAAAAGAAGGAAAGGAGTAATTTTCTTTTTTTTTACGAATGAGCTTGACAATCAATAGAAGTAATGATATAATGATTATAGAAAATGAAAGGGGAAATAAATATGACTAAATGGACAAATGATGACGATGAAATTTTTGAAACCGAAGATGAAGCGCGTGAC